TCAAACCTCCTCAATAGAAGAGGGTTTGAACAGTTTCTCATGAGTTTTTGCAAACTCATAAAGAGCCTTTGAAGAATTTTTATTCTTTGGATTATAAATTTCCTCCCTAACAATATTAATCTCCTTTGGAGCATCAATATCTAAGCGCAATAATCCATTTTCTTCAAAAACCTCAATTCTAATTAAATCTCCAATAATTATAGCTTCGCCTTCCTTGCGACCAATGACTAATCCCATTAGACATCCTCCATGATGTTTATATTTTAACTTACAGTAATTATATCGGACGAAGGTAGTAGATGTTTAATAGGAATTTAAAAATTTTTTATGCAACTATTCATGTTCACATAATATACACATATGCTCGACTTCTCCTACCGGATGAAACTCTAATGATTCCTTTCAACATGCTTATGTTTACAGGCATCACAGAGAGGCTTCCATCAAAACTTGCACTTTGTTGGAATAAAGGTATATCAATCATACCGTCAAATAACGAATTCCACATTTCTTGAACATCCAAAGTTCCATCAAATTGACTTTGATTTTCAAATAATGGAACATCTAACAACCCATTTATTTTTATAGTAGAAACTTGCCCAACTGTTAAGTTGCCATTAAAAGAATCTAACTCATCGAATAAAGGTATTATCACTTGACCTTGTAGATAATTTACGCTTTGCTTTTCAACTATAATTGTCCCTTGTAATATGCTTACATTTTCAAATAATGGAACATCTAATAATCCACTTATTTTTATTGTAGATACTTGCTCAACAGTTATATAGCCACTAAAGGATTGCAACTCATCAAATATGGGTATTATTACTTGACCTTGTAGATAATTTATTTCTTCTTTTTCTATTGTAATTGAGCCTTGTAGAGTGCTTACATCTTCAAATAATGGAATAGATAAATCACCATTTAAAAGTGATATTTCTTCTTTTTGTACAGTTAATGTTCCATTAAATAATCTTTCATTACTAAACAAAGGAATGCTTAAACTACCGTACAAATAATCCTCGTTAGTTTTTGAAACTCTAATTGTTCCATTAAAAAGACTTGTTTGCTCAAGCAGTGGAATATTTAGTACACCTTCGAGCTTTGATTCGATTGGTCTTTGAATAACGAACATGCTACCTGAAAAGCTTCTCAATCCATTATATTTAGGAACACTAATTATCCCATCTAATTTTTCTTCATTGTAAGAGCTATCGACTTCTAAATAGCCATTAAATTTATCTGTACTATCTTTTCGTACAACAATTTCACCATATATTTTTCTTACACGTAGAGTAGGGGGGATGTAATTATACTTATAATATAATTTTGGTGAGAGTTCATAACTTCCTTCCCTGCTTGGAGAGCGGGTGAAGCTACTAGTATTTATTTTAACGGCTAGAGCAAAGTTAAATGAGGATAACTTGTTGTAATCTTTTAACAAATTCCCAATTGGAATGTCAATCCATCCGATATAGTTCAAAGGGACATCAAATGATAACACATGCTCTACGTCAGGCTTATTGGAATCTGTAATAGCATCTTCAAACCAATGAGTAGAGGTCAAGTAGACTTCGCCTTGTGCCGGTTGTTGTAATGCTCTATTTAAATAAATTGATAAATGAGCATCTAACTCATTTTCAGGATAAAAAAGCTCAAACTGATTAGCACTAAAAGAATACTCAAGGAATACGGTACTGTCATTTGAAAAATACAGAATGCTATCTTGACCATAGTTAATATTAGGATGAGTTGAGAGTGTATAACTATCTTTTACTAAAATCCCATATTGTCTGTTCTCAGGAGTATCATATATATCAACTTCGCCAAACATAAAGTTGGTAACATCAATCATTATAGAACCATTAAATGAAGCAATTGATTCTCTTTTGACTGTAATTTCTCCATGTAATAGGTTATCTTTTGAAAATAATGGGATGTCCAACAATCCATCAATTTTATTGCTGCTATCTATTCTTACAGTCAGCGATCCTTGAATCAGATTAGTCCGAGTGCCAATTATATCAACTTCGCCAAACATCTCATTGTTTAGATTTAATTCATTTCCATCCACTTTTAACCTCCAATCAACCTAATTAACCTGACTGGCTTGTGCATTAATTTTAAATCTTGACCCCATTTTCCCTCTACCGATTTCAGTTTGGATAACAACATAAAAGTCTTTTGTGTCTCCATTATTTAATATCTCACTAATCAATAAAGAATCTTTGGGTATAAAAGGATCATTATTAAAATCTAATTTAATAAATGCATTGTCTGGCATTTCGTATCTGTCAGTAGTAATCACTGTATCCTCAATTGCATAATTGGAGAAATTTTTAAGTGTTATTCTTTTGACATCCGAAGTTTGACCAGCAATCAAGGTGTCTATATTTAGCATCTTCAATAAATCACCTTTGTCTGTAGTGTAATATTCTCCATTTTCATCCATAAATAATAATCCTTTATATCTTCCCATAATCATAAATTCTATAGATACTTCATCGTCTAAAGAATCTTTTGCTTCCACTTTAATAGTGTTCCAATCATCAATTTTTACATCAGATGATTCCCATTCATAGAAGAAAGTTCGTGGAGAAGGATGGAATGGCAAATAATCAAACTTCATTTCTTCATTAATATATACACGATAAGTAACATCATCACCATCATCATCATAAATTGTCCCTGAAACAGAAAAATCATTGTATGTATAGACAATATTAGGTGAAGAGTTAATGAAGGTAATATTCCCAATCCACTCAGAGATAGCTCCTCTTTGGTCTTTTACTTCAATTTTTATTAAATTCTCACCAACATTAAAATAAGGGTAGTTATATGATCGTGAAATTGATGTTTCACTAGATCTACTTTCCCAATCATTAGCGACATAATAATCTTCTTCTCCACTTTTCTTTATAAGCACTCTGTACTCGATTGCGTCTCCTTCATAATCCACAATATCCGCTGTAAGAGTGGCAAATTCATCATGAATAGGATCTGGAGTTATGGAAGCATTGAAGATGCACGGAGCTTGATTGCTATTATAATCAAATTCAGCAGATCTCATCATAATAATATAAGGATTTTCACTATATAATAATGCTTTGACGAATACTGTCTCAGTATGTATTTTATTACCAAACAACTCTCTGAACTCAACAGAAGTTAATGATTCAACTTCATCTTTAGTCATCTGATAATCAGTAACCCATTCTCCATTTAAATAACCTTTCCATTCCAATTCATCTTTAGAAAAAAGGTAGCTTATTTTGCTCTCAGCTAAAACATTTAGGTTTAATCCTACTTCTTCCTGACTTTCTATGATATCTAAAGAGCTGATATGTTTAAATTTATTTAAATCAATGTCAAATTTATAGATATCACCATTGTCTACTTCTTCTTTTATAGTAAAATCTTTATGGATAGAAATACGATTATCTTGATCGTCAATTGCATTAAACATTACGCTCTTTAATTTTGCTTTTCCTTCTGTTGGTATTTCCAGTTGAACTTCGCCTGACCCATCTAAAACAATTCCTTCACCAATACGCCATTCTACATCTCCAGAAATAGATAATGATTCATCATACTGAAAGCGTCTAAGATATGTAAACGTATCTCTATTTTCTCCGATAATATTATAAGTAAATTCAAAAACATCATTCTCTTTTTCGATTCTAGTAGTGACTTGATTATCACCAAAATCAAACTCGGAAATAGGAATGTAGAATGAAGTAGGGGAGGAGGCTATAATTGAGCCAGAGTCATCATAATTATTTACAATTACAGAATAATTAACATTATTCCATCCCTCGTCACTTTCATTTACTCCCGTTACTATAATGTCTGCAAGAATAGTCAAGTGGTCATCATTTTGCAGGTTCAAATTTGTTTTAGAGAATCTAATATTCTCAACACGAAGCGCCATTCTTATTCACCTCCCGATGAATTAAATATTAAAACTAAACTCTTTTCTTTCATGTAGATTTTCAAATAGCAGTTTTTTCTCATTCATTTTCCCATTAATAACTACATTAAAATCACACTCTAGTTTATTTACGGGCGTTAATCTCAATCTTACCTTTAATTGTTTATTAGCAAAGTCAGCCCAAAACAACACTTCTATATCTTTAAAGTCATTATTTTCAGTTTTAAAGCCAGTATAATAACCTATAATATTTGATTTGGTTTTTCCGTTATTGCTTAAGATATCAGTAATTTGAATCTTTTCTTTGTAGTTAATTATGTCATTTGTTTTCCCAATTAAACTGTCATCTAATAAAAAATGGACGTAATTTTGATTTATCTTGAAATATCCGTCCTTTATGTAGTGTGTAAAGGTAGTTCCGTTTCCAGTCATTCCAAATTTAATTAATTTATTTTTATTTATATCATTAAAATTATTTTTTTCTTCAGTTAGGCGTTCATTGTCATATTCTGCAAACCAATTCATCAATCTCAAAATAAATCCCCTCTCAATTATAAAAGGGTTGCAAAATATACAACCCTCATCAATTATGTATAAAAATATTTTACGGCTACGCTAAAGCCTTTCTGACCATGAGTTGCTCCAAAAGGAACAGCAAATTTTAAATCGACATCAGCAAAATTTCGAATGTTTGTATCTTCACCGTCATTAATGTCTCCAAAAATATCATAATTAGAAGTATCAGATTCGCTAGATCCAATATTCAACACTGTTTGATCGTCAATAGTAATAAATTCCGTATCCCCTAAACTTGCACATAAACCTTTGAGCCATCCTTCGGTTACAATTGGTTGAAGTTTAACTTCATTTTCATCTAAAATATACAATTCACAATCTTGCATTGTAGAAGCTAATTCTTCTCCGCCTTTATTGTTCCAAACTCTTAAAGGTAAAACTTCTGACTCTGTATCTGCCTTAACTGTTCCAACTGTCCAACCCTCGACACTTAGATCGATATTCGTTTCCCTGTTGTAAAATCCAACTACTGGTTCGATAGCCATTTACATCATACTCCTTATTTAATTTATTTTTATATGAGCGATTAAAGTCATATTTGTAACGTTTGCGTAATCACCACTGATTAGATTAATACGAAGTCTTTGATTATTGATGGGTTCATTAACATCAAATACCTTTGAAAACTCATCTAATTGAAGTTCCATTACATCAACATTTACCCAAGAAGTTCCCACTCGCTTTTGTAGAGAAAAGATTAGATTTGAAGTATTTGCTGACTCCAAACCCGTCGTTACATAAATTTTTTCGATTGTTCCCGCATAAAAAAATAGGTGCTCTGTATAAGGTTGAACTCCAGTCTCAAGTTCATCACCTAACATAAACACCATGTCTTTATATTGGGTTCCAGTTGAAATAAGCATATTATCTATTTCTTCTTTTGTATAATAATCACTTAAATCTATTTGATTGATAACTTGAGTCCATTTATTAATTACATGATCATAATAGCTAATTGTGTTATCTGATACATTTAAATACAATTTATCTTTTAATCCCGTTTCAGGTAACGACTCAGTAAAAATTAAATTTGTTATTTCTAGTTGATTATCTTCTTCAGAGGATGTAGCTATATATAATCTACCTTCATCTGTAAATGAAATAGTACCTGACTCTTCTGAAGCAGATAGGTTAGACTGCAATAAGGCTTTAAACTTTATATCCATTCATTTCCCTCCTTTCCTTATAAATGAAATTCCTCCCATGATGTTCTATTGCTTACTTCAGTTCTTAATTCATTTAATAACTCATCTGTCTCTTCACGGCTATATTTATCGAGGTCAGTAATGTCCGATTCCAAATGAGTATGTAATAGGGGAGCAGCGTTTCTAGATAATTCTAATGCGTGGTTAATTGCATCAACTAAATTATGAAAGTCATCATACTCCATTTGAGTAATGTCATTGAAGTCACCAATTAAGTCATAGACTTGCTGAAGTAAGTCGTCCACTTCTTTTACTGTGTATTTATCAAGATCTAAAATATCTGCTTCAACATGTGTGTGAACAAGATTTGCCTTATCATGAAGGAAATCATCAACTTCCTGACGACTATACTTATCTAGATCAGTAATGTCCTCTTCTTTATGTACATGAATTAAATTTGCCTTTTCATTAAGTAGGCTATCAGTTTCTAAACGAGTGTATTTATCTAAATCAACAATGTCGGATTCAGTGTGGGTGTGAACACCTTCAGCTTTACTATCCCAGTAATCCTGTTTTTCTTGCGTTACATGAATCTCATTGTTATTAGCATGTTCTATGAATTGAACTGAATCTAGCTTGTTATCAGTTGTGGTCTTTAATTCGTTGATTGCTAATACAATTGAAGCTTTTTGAGAAGTAGTTAATTGATTAAGTAGACCAACCTTATCTACAGACCAATCATCTGTGTTAGTTCCTGTGCTAATATATAATGACCTTGTACTCAAGTCATAATAAATCTCACCATCAATATCAGGTTTAACAAACCCAACAGGGGACACCGTACCTACCAAGATTCGTGAAAAATGAAGATCTTCACCCCTTAAATCTTTGTGAAAAGCCATTTAGTTACCTCCTTTCTATATTTTTAGCTCATTACCATTTCTATCTGTTACAACTTGCATATTTACGGTGTATATATTTTCATCTAATAGAAAACTTCGATTATCTTTTTTTCTCATGTAAGCTACTTTATCAAGAGGATTTCCGTTCTTAAACATAATGTGGCACTCATCGCCAATTTTCCAGTTAACATCAGGATTAGCTCTGATTACTTGGCTTTGACGTTGCCCATCAATATAAACTCTAAGCTTATTCGTTCCTAGTACTCGTTCTACTCTACCAAAGTGCTCAGTAGAATGAAGTTTCTGTTTTTTAATTTCATCTTTTACTAGCTCTTGAATTAAATCCACTATTTCTGATTGGAACATTAATTTATTTGTTTGATTGTTATCCATAATCCATCACCTAAATGAAGTCCCAGTCAGATATAACTAAATTTTCCTTTTTTGCCTCAATAGTCATCATCTGTGGAGTCAGAGGCATACTAATAGATTCAATTAAATATCTTCCCGTCACCCCAGAATTAACATCTTCAATTTCAATAATATCTCCAGTATCCAATAAAAAATGAGGGGAGAGCGTTAACTGTACTCTCTCTGTATAACCAAGTCGATTCATTAATTCATATTTTGCACGATTAATACAATCTTCTAGTGTTAACAATACTGGATCGGGACTCCCATTATTATGAAAATAACTATATCTGCCTATTCTCTGAACAGAGTAGGGGTTTCCTTCCCATAATGGCTCAGTTTCATTTACTTCTAAATCATAAAAATAACTAGCTGTTTCTGAGCTTCCGGCTAGAACACGTATATGATTTGCGATACTCTCTTCTGACAGGGTTCTAACCGTACCTGCATAATACCTTTCATTATCATCTCCATAATAAAATGTCCAAACTGAAGAAGAGTTCATCATATCATTAATATCAATTTTTCTTAGTCTTAAATATCCGTATTCATCATAAAAAATAGTGCAATTAGCGAGTTTAGCTAATTCTTCTAATGCATTGTAACGATTATCAGTTCCCTCAAAAGTCAGCTCATATGGGACTCTTGCATAATTTCGCTTATGAATTAATCCATCGGCATCAGTGTAAGTAAAATCTTCATCCTTATCTTCTAATTCATCAAAGTTAAATAGCGTTTCAGCTACTCCAAATTGACCTTGTGAGGCAATTGCTTTAATGGCATCTGTAATTAAAACACCTTCTTCTATGGTGTAATTATTTACAAATTTACCACGTTTATCAGTGAACAAAGCCATTTTATCGATTGCATTAATAGTGACTATTTTACCTTGAGGTGTATGTTGCTGCATTGGCTCAGAAATTAAATAGACACCTTGCGGAATGTAAATGACTTCTTTATTGCGATTCTCAAGACCAATATATAATTTCATTCTTTTATCCAGCCAAACTAACTTATCATCACCAAAATCAAAAATGTTATCACTGTTATCAAATGTTAATGAAAAAGATCTGCGAATAGGGCGGTTCTTATCTATTGATAAGAACCCTAAGTCATCAGTAGTAAGGTATTTTGTGAATTCGTCAATATAATTCATTTGTGAATCATAGAATTCTAATTTAATATGCATAAACACCTTAGAAGCGCTCATCGAAGAAAGAAAATCAGAAGGAGCAGAAATCACTAAGATTCACTCCTTTCAAGTCCACTATTATCTTCTAAAAATTGCTTGTAATCATAACTCTCCATTCCAGAAACGGTTAAAGTGTAGTAATCATAACCAGTATAAGCGTTTTGTGGAACTTCTCTTTGCGGGGAATGAATATCAGCAACGAACAATAAACCATCAGATCCCTTTATGATTAATGGTTTATGTTTATAAATCATATTATTTAAAAACCTTTCATACATTTGACCGCTTCTTTCCCATTCTTCAGGAATGAAGGCTCCCTGTAGCTGAAAAGTGTGGTAGCTTTCAGAGGTATAGAAAACACGTCTATATTTAGTCATTGTTTCCAGTTCAGTCCGACCTTGATTTAGCTGTAATGCAAATTGTAAAGAACTTTCTAATGATTGATTAAAGGCTACTACATGATTTTCATTTGGATTTCCTATTCCATCATGATCAATAAGATAATAACCAACAAAATCGCTAGTAATTTCAACTGAATTAGGTTTAGCTTCCAAACCATTCTCAGCTCTAGGTACGATAGAATAAATATAAGTTCTATTGCCTTGTGTATGATCTGTCCACACCATGCGCTCATCATTTTTAAATGGAATTACATCTAATACAGTATCAACTGTTTCTGTTATTTCCCTACGCTTAATGATGATGTCAACTATTTCTAAGCCGCTTGCAAAAATATTACCCATTTCTAGAGTATCTTTAAAAGTTCCAAGTAGCCGTGTGTCTAATTGCCATGTGTTTTTTTGAGAAGTGAATGGTACATCTACACGCTCTCTAATGTGAATCTCATCAAAAATAGCATGGTTCATTTCTCCATAATAAAAATCCCTTACTGGTGAAGTAGGGGATTCATATTCTGTGTTATATCCGTATGCAGAAAAACCTAATACTGGAATATGAATCACCTCCTTATTAACATCTTTAGATTTATTGAATTTTTTTAATTCAAACTAGATAAACTCCATTAATACGCATTCTCCAATAAGATCCACTACTGCTAGGTGGATCTTCATAGCCGAATTTAATATAATGACTACCATTTATATCTGAAACATCCAATATCATAAGTTGCATACTTCCAGTATATTCTTCAACGCTCCATTGCCTGATAAAGTCATTTACTCCAGTAGACTTGTTATCCGAAATAGAAATCATTCCAGCTCTACCCATTATAGTGCTATCTGTATTCATGTAGATAAAGATTGAATTTATTCCATTTAAATCTATTCTTTCTTTACTAACAACAGTACTAACTGGAACGTAATCATTGTGAATAGCTATGGAAAAACTTGTATCACTCATTGATATCGAGCCTACTCTGTGATATAGTCCCATTTCCCAGTATTCATTAACTATAGGAAGTTGATTTACATTATCTAATAGGACTCTACTCTTGGCATATTCTGTGGCTATTTGTTCAATTTTATTTGCTAGTTGAGTAAATGTATCGCTACCACTCGCTGGTACACCTTTTCCAGTAATGGCGGTAGCAATTTGATTTTTCCCATTACTGGCTGACGTAAAAGCTGCATCGGCACGATCCATAGCGGATTTTACTGCTTTAGATGTTGCACCTGTTTCAGATGAATCACTAGTAGTCGAGTCACTTAGTAAAACATGACCTCGCTGAGTAGTTGAAGCAAATGTATTAATATGATCTTCTAAATCTTGGTTCAAACTAGAGACATTATCATTAGTTTCATCTAGATTTACTTTTACTTCATTAATTGCGCCGACTATGTCATCTTTATATTCGGTTTCTAATTCTTGTAATGAACCAATTTTTATATCGCTATTCAACTGTTCATTACCAATCGAGCCATGTTCAATTAAAGTTCCATCGGAGTAGATAACTGTTTCATAAGCATTTTTAAATACCCAAAATGTAAATCTTGTACCTTCATCCCATGTACCATTTGTTTTTTGAATATATACGTTGCCATTTAGAGTGTAATGTACGCCTCTGGTTAATACGGTTGTATTTTGAGAAACAAGTAAAGTATCTGTTGAAGCGTTAAATTCAGGAATTTGTATGTAGACGACTGATTCCGTCTGATCAAGAGTGACCGAATTAGTACGCACAATTAGACGATGACTTGCTCCTTTAGATACGAATAATTCCCAAAAGTTCTCATCTGTAGGAACATTGCCAATTGATTGTGAGGTACATTTATAAACAGAACCCAAATACTCAACGGCATGATTAGTTTCATAAATATAGGAAGGGTCATAAGCCCCTTTAAATACCAAATCAATACCATCATCGCCTTTTTCACCCGAATCACCTTGTAACCCCTTTTTAGCAATCAATTGCCAATAAGTAGAGTTTGTTGGTAAATTTCCAAGTGTATCTTGTTTAGCCATATATGTTTGATCCATATATTGAACAGTATTCCATTTGTAATATTGAGTAGAATTTACATAAGCTCCACGATCCCTAAATTCATTAAGTGTTGCATTCCATTCATCTTGTTTTTCCTTCAAATAACCCACAATTTCACTCAATAAAAACATCTGCAAGTTTTGAACAGCTTCTTGAATTTTATTGATATCCTGTGGTAAAAGTAGCTTATTTCTAATTTCTCCTGTTAACTGATCTAGTTCATCATCTAGTTCAGGAGTCCTACTTGTCATAGCAGATAATTCAAAATACCTCTGAACTTTTGGTTTATCACTATTCGTTATTGTTGACTGTAAATTAAATGTATCTACACTATTAGGGAATTGAGAGCCATCGTTGAGTATTGCCCAATAGTCTGTATCTGCATTGATATTTGGAGTTTGAGGATCACTTGAGCTGTTCTGATTCAAACAAAAAAAGATTCTCCGTGAAGAATCTTCGTCTGGTCTATATAAAACTACATCATATCTTTCATAGTCATAAGAGGAATTATAGTTACCTCTAAAATTATAAGGAACCATTTTTCATCTCCTTTCAATCTAAGGCTAATGCCTTAAAATCAACATCATTATTTATTTGTCTAAACTCAACGTAATATCGCTTATTTCTTTCTACTTTATTACTTGCCCAGAAGGTGCGAAGTCCAGATAAAAACTTGATTTTATATAGGAAAAAGCACTCATAAATATCATTATATTGCAATCTGAATTCTCCAGTTTGCCCACGTAAAATTAATAAATTTTGCTTATGTGTAGGCTTCTCTAGCCATAAGCTAACTGTTCCATTTTTGTCTAATCGAAATCCCTCATCAAAATAAATTCCACAGCTATCACGCAAATCTAACATTTTATTATTTATATCATTAGGATCATCCAGAAATATCATTTCTTCATCTTCGCATATGGGCTTAGCTATAATCTGTAGAACATTCCAACTTAAGCGAACAGCAGCTAATTCGGGTATATTCTCTGCTACAGGTAATATGTTAATGGTCGGTTGACCATATAAAACATTAAACTGTATTTTCCCACTTGCGCCAATTAATCCGTAATTGCTGGTTGCCTGAAATTCAATATAATATGTACTATCACTTTGTAAACCAGTGAACAAGTGTTGCAAAGGTAGTCCGGTTAAGATAGGGGAGGAGTTAATCAATACCTCTGCTGAATTATAGAGAAAAGCCTGATAGGAGCGCATTGACACTCCTTCAATTTGAGAATATTCAGCTTCGAAAAGAGCAGATGCATTATTGATAATACCAGTTGTAGTAATATTAACCGTTGGCTTTGTGGATGCTCTGAATACTTCCGCATATGATGAAGCAGTAGAACCATTTTCAGCCCACACTTGAATTTGGATTTTATATTCATAACCGTTCGCTATTGATCCGGCAGCTAAAGTATAGTTCTGATTGTAACTATTTGTTTGGGGGAGTGACCATACTAAATTGTCTGTATCATTTCTATAGATGTTAATGGCAAAACTTGTTTGAATTGCTCCTGACACTTGCCAAGTAATCCGTCGAGATTCGTTAAAATCAAAATTTCCACCTTTTAAGTTAATATTAAAAGGTTTATTAATATTCATTCTTTCACCTCTTTCAAAAAGAGAAAAGGGGTGTTAACCACCCCTGAACTTAACCTTTATTTGTATTTACAAAAGTACGAATACCTTGAAGCATATCGTATGGATTATCCGCTTTTACTAAGATGTCTTTATGAATATGGTAATGAGTTTCAGTTGTTTGTGGTTGTAAACTTAAATTAGGTGTAACCTTACTCATTAGATTTCTCATGTTAGGAAGAGCGTATTTGGTAAGATTTTCTTCAGGAGAGAATAATTCATTTTTCAATGCTAAAATTGCTTGCTCATCTGCATTAGCATTCATGAGGGTATTCATCAATTGTGTGACTTTATTTGGCTTTCCACCCTCGACAATGCCGCCATCATGTTTTTTAGTGATTTTATCTCTGATTGAGCCAATAGCGCCGCCGATTGCTCCACCAACAGCGCCACCTGCTCCTCCTCCTACAAAACCACCTATAACTCTTCCGATGGTACTTCCAGTTTTAGAACTGCTACTTCCGCTACTACCACTCTTTTGTTTTGGAGGCTCCGGAACTTGAACTTCAAATAATTGATTGTATAAATCCTTTATTTTATTGACTTCTTCAGCCACTTCCAACCCAAAGTCCTTCATCTCTTCTAATGCAGATCCATACCAGCTATTCATTAATTCAGAATAGGTCATTGTTCCTTCTCTGACGGATTCAATAATGTCATCCCAATTCTTTCTTGTGTCTTCGAGATGTTGGTCTTGTAATGATTTAAGCTGAGCCATTTTATCTCTAGTGTTTGCAACTAAAGCATTGTATAAAGTGTTTAAAGCATTGCGTTGAAGATTGATGTCATTTATTTCTGCCCTGTGAATTTCTCTCGTTTTGTTTAGCTTTTCTTGGAGTTCATTAATTTCATCTTGACGGGCTTTTTTAATATCTTCACGCTCGTATTGCTCAAGCATCTCGTCACGTTGTTTGACTAATTCATTGTAGCGACCTCTGTCATAGGTAAGGATGACATTTCCTTCTGCGTCAATATACTCAAAACGTCTATCGTTATACACTTTATCCATTTCTTCTTCTAGATCACGTAATCGTTTGAGTCTATCTTCTTTTTGATATTGTTCATCTAATTGCTCTATTTCTTTTTGTCTGAGATCTATTTGATTTTGAAGAGAATCTTCAATTTTCTTCTGTTCAAGCTCTCTTTGACGAATTCTCTGATCGATAAGTTCAATTTCATCTTTAATTTGATTGGCATATTGAGATTGCGAGCGAATCATTTTCTCTAATTCAGACTGATTATTAGATGTGGAATTAGCCATTTTTTCAATGGCGTTTGCCATATCAAGAATTGATTTTCTCGTTTGATCGAGATTTTTATATACTCCAGATGCAGATTCTACAAACATGGCGTTTTTCTTAAATTGACCATCAATTCGCTCTAGTTCGTAAATAATCTCATTGATGCTGTGCTTAAATTCATTAGCATTAAATATATCCTCTGGTTTAATTAATGATTCTAGAGTTTTATTTAGTTCATCATACTTATTTTTCAAAGTATCTAAATATTGAGTTTGCTGTTTAGTTAATTGATCTGCAATTTGATTTTGAATATATTCTCTTGTGTTTAGAAGAGTGAGTTGAAATTCTTTTTGTCTAATAACTGAAGTTCTTATCATTTCATTATATTCTTCTTGCTTCTGTATAGATAAATCTTTAGTTCTTAAAAGTTCAAGAAGGGTTTGTTGTAATTCTTTTTCTTTATTGATTTGCTCCGTTGTTATACTCGCTTGCTTGCTCAGTTCAAGCATGTAATCTTTTGAGCCTTCTTTGTATAAAGCCATTGTCTTTGTTGATAAGTCATATTGGTAAGAGAGTTTATCTAATTCTCGATTATATTCACCAATGACACTCTCTGCAAAAAGTTCATCTATTTCTTTGATTAAACGAGATTGTTCTTCGATTTCTAAGTTCGTATCCGACAACGCTTGTTTAAATTGATTAATTGAAGCTTCAGTTAATTTTCCTGATTCAATCGCTTTAGTATATTCTTCTTTAATTCGATTCATAAGACGAAGAGCTTCATTTTCGTGTTTAAGTCGATCATCTAACATTTCACGATATTCAGGAGAGTAGGGATCTAATTTGTTTAATTCATTTTCAACGTGTTGAAGGGATCGGTTTTGCTGTTCAATTAATCCTTGTAGCTGAGTAACTTTTTCTTCAGTGCGTGTGGCATTACGTTCAGCTTGCTCTATGGTTATACCTTGTCTGCGTAGTCGAGTTTCATCACGAAGTACGGCAAAATCATATCTACCTTGTTCAGAAATATCTGTTCTGTTTGAGTATTGTCCAGCCTTATACTGGATTTCATTTAATTCCTTATCAATTAAGCTTTGAAGGTAGTTAATTTGATTTAATGCTTGGTTGCGGGCTGCTGAGCCTTCTGGATTTTGGTCGATAATGTTCTGCTGTTCTTGAATTGAACGCTCTAATCTTTCTATTGAACGATTGTGATTTTCAATTAAACCATTTAAATAATCTTCTTGAATTTTTTGCTGCTGCAAATATAGCTGATGTTCTTGAACTTTTAAATCTTCAATTGTTTGGGCTTGATTAGCAAGACCTTGTTGATATTGGGCAAAATCGCCTCCGCCTTGTGCTATTTGCTGAAGAACGGGTAAAGGGTTGACGGCTTTACCATTTTGCAAATATTCAAGATGAAGATGAGCACCTGAAGAGCGTCCAGTGTTTCCTAATTTACCTATTTGCTGACCACCTTGTACTTGTTGACCAACTTTTAAACTAGGCATTTCCATAAGGTGGAAATATTTAGTTACTGAACCATCCATATGCTCTAACGTAATATAATAGCCAGCTCCATCTTTTTGATAACCAACTGATTTGACAACTCCACCCATAAGAGCCTTAATTGGATCGCCTTGTTTACCTCTTTCCATTGGGGCGAGATCAATTCCATTGTGCATACGTCCATTACGCATACCAAACTGAGAAGTTTGACGGAAATTATTAAGATAATATGAGGCTACATCATTAGAGACTCCGCTTGTAGAGGATGAATTATTATTAAATTTACCGTATTCATTTAAGACTTTTGGAATGTAATTTCGAGTTTCCTTAAACGGTATATTACCCCATTGACCATTATTAACCCATTTCTGAACATTGCCGGGACCCGCATTGTAAGCAGCTAATGCTTTTTCGATATCTCCGCTAAATCTTTCAAGTTGCTGTGCGAGGTATTTAGTTCCTGCCATAATGTTTTGTTCAGGATCATTTATGTTGGTAACTCCAAGTTCTCTAGCGGTAGCAGGCATTAATTGCATTAATCCCTGTGCTCCGGCAGAGGAACGGGCATTTGAATTGAAATTAGATTCTGTTTGAATGACAGCCGCAATTAGATTTGGATCAATTCCGTATTGTGCAGCGGCTTTATTAATATAAGTAGCGTATTGACCGCTATAAGACGATGAAGACGATCCACCATTCATCGAAGAAGAATTTACTACTCCTGATTGTTGAACGATTCCTGCATTTTGTAGTTTTTCTAATTCCGCCCTCTGATTAGCTAATTCTTCTCTTAGTTTTTGAGTGAGGTTGATTTCTTCCTGCTTAGCTTTTAACCATCTTTGAGATCCCTTTAGTAAGTTATTTTGAGCGTTTTGCTGTCTGGTTAGTTCACGATTAAGAGCCTTGATTGCTTCTTCTCGCTTATTAGCTAAATAAATTGAGTCTTTTTGAGATTTATTATTTTTGTCGTTTGCTTCAGTATTCTTATGATAAGATTCAGCTAAATCATTTACTGCATAGTCGAGGTAAGTGTATGAATTAGTTGCTTCCTCATTTTCTTTTTTTAAGTCACTTAGAATAGTGTGCTGCTCTTGGAAGGCAGTATTTAAATCGTAAATGACTCCACTAATGCGAGTGATTTCATTAGAGAGTCTTTCTTGTTCGCTTCGGTCAGTCGTGTTAGACAATGCATTTCTTAGACTAGTAATTTGAGCGTTATAACTTCTGATTTGAGCTAGAGTCCGCGCTCCCATTGCGTCGATTTCTTTTTGCATCTCTGCAATTCGCTTCTCAGTTTCTTCGATGGTTGCTCTAGTCATTTCTTTTTGATCACGAATTGCTTGCATACGTTGCTGCTTAGAAGCTGTTATAAATTCAAGCATCTTATCTGTCGATAAGCCAGTTACTTTGATGAAGTCTGGGTAAGCTTCGATTAGCTTATCTAGACTTGATTGAGAAAGCTTACCGTCGGTGATTAATTCCTTGTGAGCAGAGGAGAGGATGTCGAGTTCATCTGATGTGGCTGATGCCAGTGCCATGTAATCGGATAGGGTAGGGTTAGTTTTTTCGGCTATGTATTGAGTGAGTTCTTCGAAGGATTTTTCAGTGAGATCGATGGATTCGGATTGGGAGTCTAAAGTGTCAGTTAATTCCTGCATAACCCCATCGACTTCAATATAAAGAGGAATACCTTCTTCTATAACTTCATTGTATTCTTTCGTAGTTTTTACAGGAATTGTTCCTTCTAAATCACGAAATACACCAAGATCAACCATTTCTTGTACATGAGCAGTTTCCTCAACAGCTCTATTTAACGCACTAATAGCTGATTCTGCATCATCAGATGAGAACCCTGCATTTTTTAAAGCATCTGTCCAATCACTAAAATCTTTTGTCCCATTTTGAAGATTAACTGACATGTGGGAGAGGATTTGCAACTGCTCTTGAGAAAAAGTTTTTAGTTGATCGGTTGAAAATGCTTCACCGAAAGATTTGCGAATAGAGGAGAGGGTTTTAGTGAATTTAATTAATTCATCATTATTTAAATCAATGCCATCGAATCCATTCTTTTTGATCTCAGATATCCAGTCAAAATCCAGATTACTTAAGTTAGAAGCATCTTCAACAGTATCGGCAACTGTTTGACCTATTTGCTTATTAAGATTTAGAATTTTCTGCTCTGCTTCAATGATTTTTTGTTTTGTAGCAAATAATTGCAGTTGATTCCATTCAATGTCGAAAGCAGAGGCAGTATTGTCATTTTGCAATCTAGAAATTTCTTCTTCGTAAAAAATTACATGCTTTTTCAATTTATCAATATTATTAATTTCTTTATCGATATCTAATTGCAGACTATTAATGTTTGAATCTAAATTCAGTCTATTCTGCTCTTTCTCCAGTTCAATTTTTTCTTTTAATAGGTCAATTTCCTGTTGTAGTAAATCAGAGCTTTCAATCAGCTTGTTCCCTTTTTCATCTAATCCACTAGCTACAGTAGGTAGTATTTCTGCTAATTGATTCTGTAGACTTACAAATTCCTCTTCCTGTTCATTTGTTAAACCAGTTGTTTGCTTTAATTTTTCAAGTTCTTGGAACCTATTTGCAAGTTCATCAACTGTGTCACCTTGACTTCTAATTGCCTCGGTGGACTTATTCATTTCTTGCTCTAGCTGCCTTACTTCTTCTCTATTCTTCATGTAAGCTGAGAAGAGCTTTTCTAATGCAAAGCTACCAAGCATTATCAGAGCAACAGGCGGTAAGGCTCCAATCATGAAACGTCCCATAGTTGCTAAAGCTGCACCAGTTGCTGTTGCACTTGCACCTACACCTGAAATTATACCTCTAAGTGTAGTTAGCGTTCCCGCTTGAGCTGCGGCGGTCGTTATATTGGTTCTCATTGAAGAATTAAGTGCTACAGTTGCCACTGTTGCCGCACCAAGAGCTGGAGGCAGAAAACCAATTACACTAATGATATCTGAACTAGAAGATAAAATTGTAGCCATAGTTTCTGAAAATGCTACAATACCATCAGACAGAAAAGCGTCTCCGACAGTAATAGCCATTTCAGTCCACGAATTTTTAAATCTGTTTATGCGGGCTTCTAATGATTGTAAGTATTGTTCATTCTCCCTCATTCCAGATCCTGCGGAATTCATGGCTGTGTTAGTAGCTTCGATGGCTCTAGAATGGTTATTCATCAAAACCAAGAAGCGCGAGAGCTGATATCTGCCGGCAATTTGAAGCGCAATAGATTGCTGTTGTTGAGAGTTCAAGGAACTCCATTTACTGCCTAATTCATCTAATATATTTGCTACTGGACGAACATCGCCCTCCATATTATGTACAGCTATACCAACTGAGTTTAATGCATCAATTGAACCATCCATTGTGGTGATTCTGGAAAATATTGTTTTAAGACTGTTCAAGCTGTTACTTTCACCTAGTTTAAAGGTTACTGACCAAATACTATATTTGGCGGTAAGGCGCTTCAACCTTACTCTCTATGTCTCCATAGAAGTTCAGACTGTCGCTTCGCTATGCTTAATAGCGTTCTCACACTCAGTCGTTCAGCGTGTATTTAAACTTCGCCCCTGTTACCCTCGTCTAAACGTTAGGGCGTCCAAGTCAATAAGTGAGAATTTTACATCAGCAACTTTTCACCGATGATATTTCCAGATTCCCTCGTAGTTTCTCCAATAGCAGTGGTATAACCAATTAGCTCATGCAGTGAAACACCAAATGTCTCTGCAGCACCTACTGACTTTTGGATAGATTGAACAATATTTTGAGAAGAACATATAATACCCTGTCTTTCGACATATTTAATAGGGGTTAGACTATATCATAATCCTTTAAAAAGGATTCTCAGCGCTTCGAAGGGCAGCTCATCTTTCCCTCCTAAGAATTAGTCGTTACACCTTCAAGAAAGTTACCTTTCAAGCTTGGCACGGTATTATCATATTATTTTATTAAGTATTAAAATAACTTAGACTTCCACCGTTAGCACAATAATGTACACCCCTGAGCAATAGGGTTCACTGAGTTATCACTATATTGTTACCAATATAGGCGACTTCTTCAAATCGCAAAATTATTATCGACTTCATTTATGGCATCAACCGCAACCATGATATCTGTATCGCTAATTTCCTTCATGCCCATAGCTATAGCAGTTAGACCACTTGCCGCTTGGTCAACATCCATTTCCGAAATATTGGAAAATAAGGTAGATGCTTCCGTCATGGCAATTAGCCCATCATCTCTAAAGCCTTGTCTGGCGAACGTTTCAAGCCCAGCGTTAATTTGGCTTATTGTATTACCCAATCGCGTTGCCAAATCAACACTTTGCTGAAGAATATGATTTCTATCGATTTCTCCATTGGATACCCTCATTAATGAGGTCATTTGACTGTCGATCTCGATAATTTGTGTTAACATATTTTGGAAACTTCTGATCGTACCAAAGAAAGCGGTACTGGCTGCCATCCAGATAGGGAACTTCCATTTTTCACAGTAAAGCTTTTTATCTTTACTCCCTCGGAGTTTCCTCCTTTGAATCATGTTGATTCATGATGAGATAGCATACATTTTTACCCTCGAATAATCGATAGGGTACAGGAGACTCGTGGGTCTATTATATTCTGTGGATAAAAACACAGGTTCAAGACCTATGCGTTACGGTGATATTAAACTTTTACATTTAATATTTACCTCGGTATTAGCATATCTTACGACTTAGCCTTCACCGATTTTCCCCTGTCATAATCTAGCCTATTACTAAGCTAGACGGCGATATTCCACCATTGCATTCTGGAATGCCCCAGCCATTGTATTAGTATTAGCAGTCACACGTTTAGTCTGACTGACAGTTTCCGTTAGAGACATGTTATAATCTCTTATTTTATTTCTTACGTTATCTGTTCCTACTTCTAGTGATTTAAACTGATTTTGCAGGTCAGCTATTGCCCGTTTATCAATAGATGGGTATTGTCTAATTGCCTCACTTGCTTTATTATCAAATTGCCTTCTTGCTAAATCTAGATCAAATTGAGTTAGTGGAGTAGAAGACACACTGGAAGCCTTCACTCTTAGCTTATCTATTTCTTGCGATAGCCTTTTAACTTGTCCGACTGACTTTGTAGTATTAACCGCATTACTGAATTGTCTTAATTGATCTTCAGTAATTTTTCCTTGATTATGTAATTGATTTAAATTAATTCTAAATTTACCTTGCTCTTGATTTAATTTAGCTTGATTAGCTGTTGCTTGGCTTGTAACTGTAGTTAATGACTTCATCTGTTCTTTATATTTATTCAAAGCAACTTGGCTAGTGCTTGTATTTAATCTACTAGATAAATCATTAAACTGAGATTGAGAAATACGACCATCTGATTGCATTGCAACCAATTCACGTCTCAACTTAGCTCGTTCCTGAGAAAGTTTTCTTAAATTATTATAATTTTCAGTGTAAACTTTATTGGTTTGTTCACCATGTTCATTATATTTAACAACTTCCTGCCGTGCCTTTGAAGCGCTTTGATATGTCTCATCCCAAACCTTTTTACCTTCAGAATTCAAACGTGATGTACGCTTTACTAAATTCTCTGTTTTTTGAATTTCAGAGTTAAATTTTTGAGCTGATTTCTCATTTTTTTGAGTAGATGTTGCTATTGAATCAAATTCTTTTTTAGTCTCTTTTGCTACTTCCGATGTTTGAGCCATTGATTTCTGAGTCTGCTTGGCTTTTGATTCGATCTCAGAAAATGCCCCACCTACACCTTCCCAGTGAGTTCTTGTTACTTTTGCGCCAGTGGGGGAGGTGACTTCTTCTATAACTTTCCGTGTATTTAAAGCTTGATCTCCCAGCGCCTTCATCCGTGTATTAAACATTTCAATTTGCTTTAAAGTATCTTGATTAACTTTAATATTTAAATTTAATTTCTTTTGATTAACAACTTTCTGCAGTTGTTTAATTGAATTATTGATTTCCCTTACAGATGTACCAGTATTAATCCCTGCTGTAATCAGCAACTTCAAATCTTCATTCATTTCATCAACTCCTTTCAAAGCAATTAAAACACAAAAATCCCCTGACTCCAGTAGAGTAGGGGAGACATGGGGCATATGTATAAACAAATATCGAAACCACGAAAAAGACCTCGCTCACAATGGAGGGAGGTCTTAAGCCTCTTGCAATATTGCAAGGGTTAATAGGTTAATTGCACAGCCTCATTCCTTACGGAAAGGGTTAATATAACTTTTGATACTTACATCATACACGTTTTGTTGTGTTTAGTCAACTATTTCTTTATGAGAAGCGATTAACTTTTCACTAGTAGTTACTTCAGTTATTCCCTTAGTTAATTCACTCATAATACGAATTTCTTCTTCTAATTGCAAAACTTTTTCTGATAATGAGTTTATTTCATCATTTTGTTTTTTGGAATAGTAAGGAGCATAAGTGAAGGATAGTCTTTCTTCAATCTGAACCATTAATTCTGTCTTAGCTATTGTTTTGTGTAAGTCTTTGATAATTCTATTCTTAGAGATTGATTGAATTTGATGTGTTAACAAAATTGAATTATTATCAAACTGATTATAATCGGCTTTCTTTACTCGAATAATCGCTTTTTCAATATCGCTGGAAAATTTCTTACCTTTGTCCGATGTTATAGGCAATACTTCTATAACTGAACCAAAGTCTTTTAGTACGACTCCTGCATGATTATGCGAAAACTCTCTACCTATGTTGTGATGACCGAAGTCAATGAATAAAATTCTACCTCTACTATAGGTTTTGGAAGCTACTTCTTTCAAGACTTCTCTTTTACTTCCGTAAATTCCATATTCATTCCAATCATCATTCCACCTAACGAATTTTGATGCATTAATTAAATCTTGATTTTCAATTACATTTAGAGTTTTTTTCAATGATTCATTAATTTTCAAGTGGAGTTCAACAAACGACTTCACCTTAAATTCTTTTAAAAGTCGCTCTTTTTCTTTATTAGTTAAGTTCTCAAAAGTATGTAAGATACTTAATATATTCATTTCTTCACCTCCCATCCGTCATTCTACCATTATACGACAAAATGGGAGGTTTTTACTAGTATATTATACGCTCTATTTCATCCTCAATACTTCACGAGTATGAGCCTTCATAGCAGCACCAACAACATTCTTGACTTCTCCCACCCCTAAAGGGGCAAGCTCTACACCTTGCGGTGAAACGAGTGGGATTCTTTAAAAGAAGTTTGGTCAAATGACTCTTATTCTTAATGGGCGAGCCAAACGCCCTCTAGCTTGTAGGATTTCACAATCCACCAAGTTACTTTTGCGTAAAATATTTAAAGCTCCATTAATATCAGCATTTAGCTCATATCCGGTTTTCGTGCGGTAAAGACCACGTTTTATACGTTTTCCGCTAAAAATGTGCTTTTCTTTTTCTTCTGGATTCCAATTCGGAATGAGGTCATTGTCAAAAAAAGACGCTTTGCTTGTATAGGCTTCTTCTTGCTCTTTGTATTCAATGCCATATCGCTCACAAAGATTAAAAAGTTGCTCTCTCAAATTTCCAAATGGAATTTGTACAAACTGCTGATTATTCTTTTTGCCAATATTGATATTTCTCTTAAAATCTTTATTGTAGCCCACAACTAGATTGCCGATTTTGTTTTCTATGCAATAGTTAATGATGTGTCTGGCGCTTTTTTTTATGGAATCACTGATTTGACGATTGCGCTTCAATGTTATAGCGTCAATCTGCTTCGTGTATTTCATACCCTGTTTCATGGCAATGGATTGTAAACGTGCTTTCTCTTTGTTGTATAGACGGTTAATTGATTTGATTTTCTTTCCATCCATTAAAAAGGATGCCCCATCTGTATCAACGCAAGAAGCCAGATTGTCTAATCCGATGTCAATAGCTAGTGCTTTGCTACGATCTAGCTCTGTCACTTCATACGGTTGCTCATAGACGTATTGAATAGAAAAGAATTGTCCGTTGTTTCTTGGGACGATTCGTACTTCTTTTATCTTTTTACCCTCTAGTCTTGAAGGGAAAGGTATCAGGATTTGTTGGAAATTTGGATTCAACTTTTTGTACGCATTTGAAACAGCTACACGGAAAAAACCATCTTTAATACTAATTGCATTTGTAGAAAAAATGAGTGGAAACAGACCATCTTTCTTTAAATATCTCGGTAATTTCACATCTTGAAAGCGGTATTCATCTTTTTTCGCTTTCTTAATTAGATTAAAAAAGCTTTTAAAAGAGCGATCTACTACTTTTAAAATTTGCTGTGAAACACCCGCTTGAAGCATGCCATAATTTTCATTGGTTTTTGAAACGTGATAGTTGGATTCATAGCTTAAAAAGCTTTTTTCTGTAAAGTAATGTTGTCGCACATTATACAAGCCTACATTGTAAAGGTTTTTTGCATAGTGACACATTTCTTTCAGTTGTTTAAATTGCTCCTTAGAAAGACCTCTGATTTGATTGCTTTGAGTTAAATACATGACCATTGTTCGTCACTTCCTTTTTTGCTATATGTCTATTATATAACAATTTTTTGCATGAAAAACAATTTGTGTAGTGATTTTTCGGTCAATTAAGATGGCAAAAGCCATCCCTGACCGACCTCACTATCATCCCATGCCTAAAGGCGATGGGTTTTTCCGTTCGGATAAGCTATAACGGTTGTGTGTTCTGATTTTAGCTTCTTGTACATTCTTTTTAATTTCTCATTATCAGACTTTAGTATTTCATTTTCTTTCTTTAGTTCACAATTCTCACGATATACTGAGTCTATCTGATAGCCAATTTCTAAGCGAAGTTCATTTGCTTCATTTTCATCAGATCTATCTTTCTTCATGTGTCTATCCACGTTGCTCTTGATCTTATCTAATACTTCTTTGTCAGCAACATGTCTTATACTATATTGCCAACGACTATTTACAGTAGAGAATTTTCTGTTCAATTTTTGACTTGCTTCTTTTAAACCCTCGGTTAACGTCCCATCGTTATTAACGCTCATTAAGACAGAGTTCAAAACAATTAGGTCTTCTTCGGTTGTCCATGCTGGCTTTCTAGCCGTTTCTTTTTGAGTAGGGGAGGCAATCTCTTCTACATTTAGCAAGTATGTTCTCACTTGCTTAGCTACTTCTGAATCACGAAGCAACATACCGACACGAAGGATTGCTCTACGGGGGAAGAGGGCGATCTGTCTGGCATATTTTAGCTTATTGTTAAGGTTGCACCCTTGTAGGGTGTTACCTTTAAAAATCTTTAGCTCAGCGCCTTTTAAGACATTGTATCCATCTTCAATTACTTCGTTTCGATTGTCTTCTACGACACTTTCTATTGTTGATTTTGAAACCCCGTAAAACTCTGCAACCATTTCAGTGTTTGCATTTTCTCCATCTGGTAATAAGCTTAATTCTTTCATACGCTCTAAAATCTCAACTTTGCCAATGAACTTATCTCTGACATCTTTTCCACCCTCAATTAATTGCAACTCATTCACTTTAGCACCCATTTCTAACATCTCCTTTTAATCTCATTATTTTAGAACCTAGCTTACAGAACTTCATCCTTCACTGTTACCAACTCAACAACCATCTCGCTGCTATGTACATATGCACCTTCGTCTGTTAATTTCTTCTCAATATGATTTTTGATAGCGGAGAGAATTTCGTTAGCTTTCTCCAGTGCCGATTCTTCGCTTTCACAATCAATATCAAGAGAAATTACTTGTTCTGCACTCACATACAATGTGTACGACATTTGATCAACTCCTAGTATATTGGAATGTTTTTCTTGCTTGAGTACAATATACCACAACGTTAATTAACGTTCAAGATTATTTTGTTTTTATTGGTTATTTTATTGAAAGTATGGCTTTTTGATGTTAAAGTAATATAAAGAAAGTTATAGAACGTTATAGAATTAAGTTGTTGAAAGGGAGTCATATATTGGGAATTAGAGACCTTAAGCATAGGAGACCTTTAAGTAGCACATTGCGAAATGATTTGTTTGAATATCTAGATCAAGTACATCGAGAGACAGGGATGCCAAAAACGAGACTTTTAGATCGTGCTGTTGAGAGATATTTAAATGATGAATATTCTGAGATAGTGGAAGCGATGAAAAATATAAAACAAAATAAAAACGACTAGAAAATTTTCTAGTCGTTAAACAAATTTTTCTAGTCTACTCATCTCTGAATTAATATAGCTAACATTCTATACAACCTTATTCAATAATACCTATAATATCTCTTACTATTCCTATCTGTTCGTCTAGATCATCAAGTTTATCTATCTGCCTCTTTAAGTAAATATCTGAAAGGGTTTGCTGTGCATTCCAAACATCATTAAATAATTTTTCTTCGTCGGGACTCATTTCAAGAACTGTGGATGAAAAATCTACATATGACTTCATTTCCGAAAGTACATTTTCATATTCACATTTGTCAAATGAAGAGTAACATTCCTCTATTTCTTTCATAGTCAAATTGGCATGGTGAATAAATACATCTCTGATCTCATGACTTGTAGACGCCTTCGTACCACACCCACCTAATATTAATAAAATAATTCCACTAAATAAAATCAGCCTTTTAATCAAAATAAAACCACCCTTTCTATAGTTAGTAAGCTAATACCTTATTATTGGTATGTATTACCTACATTATATGTAAAAGGGTGGAATGGGGCAAACAATTAATGAAATTATAAAAAACCAAGCTCTTCAAAATCAAAATCCATGACTTCTTCTCCATTATAGTTTAATTTTAGATAGGTGAGAACATCTGTTTCTTCATTACTCCAATAAAACTTCAAACATCCAGCAGAATAACCTTTCCAATCAAAAGATTTCTTTTCATACTCATTAAATTTATCATTATAAATATCAACAGCGTCTTGAAAACTATTTGCTTCTGTAGCTTCCACTCCCAGAATATCAAATTCAGTATTGCTAATCCTGTTATTCAGGTCTAAGTGAGCTTCTGTAATTACGAATCCTTCTACTTTCTCATCCTTATCTAACTCAATCTCAGTAGAAGTACCGTTACGGTAAAATTTAATCTTTGTTTGATTCTTTTTCACCTCTTCACAACTCCTCATCTTCATTTTATCTACAAAACCTCATTATCCGCAATCGCCAATTTCCACTCGACATCTCCACTATGTATATCCATTGCACCAATTTTCCTGCCACTTATGTCATATAATACTAGTTTGTCTCCAAAATTCAAGTCACTTATCCTCCTATAAGCCTCCATCAAAGCCTTATCCTTATCGCATTCAAGCTCCAATGACACATCATAACTAATCGTCCCAAATACACAGCTTTTCATTTTGAACAGCTCCTTCAATATGACTTTCTTGCCATTATTATATAATATTCGATAACGAATAGTCAATATGAATTTAAGTTTTTTCCTTGTTGATTTTTTAAAACAAATTAGTCATAATAAAGGAGTATAGGAGGTTGAATATGCGATATATAGTGACTCCAAAACTTAATGAACTACTTAAGGAAAGAGGAATGACACAAGTAGATTTATCAAAAATTACAGGAATAGGACAAGGAACAATTTCTCGATTTGATAAAAATAAACAACATAAAGATGTGCATCTTGTGACTATTGCTAGTGCATTAGATGTAAAGATAGAAGATTTATTCTATATTTTTGAAGTAGATGAAGCGAATGAGAAATTAATTACCGAATAACGCATTTTTCCCATAATAAAAAGACATGAATTAATTTTTACTGTTCATGTCTTTTTATTATGGAAATGGAGTGGGGGAGGGGAGTAAAAACATTCAACACATTAATTTTTTTCTTTGGTAATTTTTTTGGCATTTTTTAAAGCCTTGTCTAATCTATTCTGTCTAATTTTCTTGTTTTTCTTTTCCGTTTCTATGAGGTGAAGAGACTTTCTAATTTTCATAAGCATCATCTCCTTATTGATACCTATGAATATCATTCCCTCTATATGTCACCTTCTAAACCGCGAAAGTCATACACAAGTGGTATCAAATCTTCAGGTGGATCAATGACATATTTCCACTTAACAAACTCATTCGAACGATAAAATTCCAATAATTTTTCATCATTGTAGGATTCAAGAACTAAAAAACTAATCCCTACATTATTTCTCATTTCATTCACAGTATACAAAATCCAATCCATGATAGACGAGCCAATTCCCGAAGATTGATATTCTTTTTTTACACCTATACAATATAATTGTATAGCAGGGAAGAAAGTTGGATAAGAGCCTCCAAGAAAAACTTTGGTTGCTGATTTGGATATTCTATCTGTTAATAAAATACAAAATCCCACACATTCAGAATTTAAATAAAACATATTAGAAATTGCTCTTTGTTGCTGTTCTAATATTGATATGTAATGTTTATAAATATGGTCTACCTGCTCTCTTCCGGTATTTAGAGCAGGTAGACTGTCTCCGTACCTATATCTTTTAACTGTTATATCTTCAACATTGACTTTACTCATCTTGGAACTATTTAACCTCTCTGAATTAATAATGCATTCTTTTTTGCTCGCTTGAGTCTTTTTTCTCTGTTTTGCTTACCTGTAATAATTGGGAATTCTTTCAAGTGTTCGAATTCAGGTTTAAATTCAAGAGAACGAAGTGGTTTTACCTCTTTAAGTTTTTCAAGTTTTTTTGTCATTTTCATCGCTCCTCAATTTAGATGAAAAAATAAAAATGTTTTAACTAGCAATTGTTACTAGTTTTTATTATGTGGATAAATTAAATAACAAATATCATCAGGATTTAATTTTTATTAATCAACTTAAAAGGTTTCTTAATATTGATTGTTAACATTCAGATGCCTTTTTAATTATTATTTTTCTAATCCTCATAAATTCTTCATTTTTCTTGGGTTTAAAAATAAACTGGTATTTTACAGATGCTTGAAGTCACTATCTCCTCCTCTTAACTATTACTAAACTCTTATTTTTAAGGAAATTATACCATTTTTATTTAAATTACACAATTGTAATAATGTCATTTGTCAAGAACTATTTTTACTCACATGTAAACCCCTCTCAGAAGAGGGGGAGTAGATCTAAATAAAATTTATTTCTTCTTTTCATCTCTATTTTTCTTAATTAATTCTCTCATCTCACGTCTAAGCTGAGCCTTAGATTTTGGTTTTATGTAATGTTTCTTACTAGTTTCAATAGATTCATGGTTTGCCCATTCAGCAACCATGTCGATATTCCCAGTCTGTTCATATAGCAAGTTCAACTTTGTTTTGCGAATAGTATGAACATAAAAATCTTCAATTCCAATAATAGTACCTATCTTTTTAACTCGATTTTGAATAGTTCCATAATCCATTGGTTTATAATTGCCCTTATATTTAGTTAAAAAGAATGAATCAATTTCTAAATTATCCATCTCTTTTCTCATTTCAAGCCATTCTTCAATTAATAGCTTAGTTTCCTCTTCAAATGCAACTTCTACGATTTTGCCTCGTTTTTCTCTTATATTTTCAAATACCATATTCTCTAGATCTAAGGAAGAGATAGTTAAGCGAGATAGAGCGCCAACCCGATTAGCGGAGTCTAGAGCTATATTCCAAATAAGCCTATCCTGAAAATCATATCGTTTATCATTCAATAAGCCATCTTGGATTTGTAGAACTTGCTCTTCTGTTAGATAATATGAATCTCTGATTTTTTCGTCGTTTGCACCCTTCATTCTTTCAAGCTTCTTATCAAATGGGTGTCTATCAATCAATCCTCTTTTAAGACTCCATAAATAAAAACTTGAAACAGTACTAAGTTTAGTGTTTATTACTTTCTTATTATTAAATAGAGTTTCTTGGCAAAAACCAATAAATCCTTCCATAATATCTACTGCTTCTTCCATGAATTCTTCGCTATATAAGCCGATATTATCCCATTCTTCAGCTAAATAAACTAGAAAGTGATCCATGTAATTTTGATAAACCTTATAGGTAGTTTCTTTCACATCTTTATTTTTGATAATCGAGCTTTTTAAATATTTCTCATATAACTTCCTATTTTCTTCTGAAATGAGGGATTTCTTTTCAGGAGTAAAATATTTTATTCGTTTGATCTTTCCCAATAAATTCACCTACCTTAACAAAAAAGTAGGAACCACGTTATAAACGCAATTCCCACTCAACATCAATCAAAACTATGCATAATTTTAATAATTTCAATTATCGTATTAGATAACTTTAAACCTAAGCTTTCTTAAATCTTTTTTTAGAGCTTCATTTAATTTTCCTGACTTTATTAGCTCTTCTCTTGTATTAGCCGTAAATGGGCGAGGGACACCATCATAGGGGAAACTGTATGAATAGCCTTGACCAGTCTCAACAACTTCAGCAACATAAGTATTTCCATCTCGACGACTATTAAAAATAGCTACGCCATTTGCAGTGTTAATGACTTCCCATTCTTCACGCAATTGACCAGTACGTTGATAAATTCGAGGATCATAAACGGCATATACATCTTCATCAACTCTGTTTTTAGCTGTATCAATTGTTTCTTTAATAACTTCACCATCACGATTTTGAACAGTGTTCTTTAACTGATTATTTAAATAAGCGAATAACTCATTTAAATTTGTAACATTTTTCTTTGCCATCTTCACACATCCGATAAAAGCGTTCTTTTAATTAGTTTTTATTTTTCTTTTGAATAGGGAGTAGGAACATAAGAAAAATGTGAAACTTTACATACTGCAGCAATATCCAATTATTGACCTTATTGAATAGGTTTATTATTTACAACCTCATCTGCACTTTGATCTATCCCAATTTTTCCAAATGCCTTTTCAATAGCTTCTCTGTTCTCTAGGGGAAGTTTTGCCAGTTCCTCATTTATTTGATTGAATTGCTTTTCCATTTTTCCTACAGTCTCAATCAATTCAAAACGGCGATTATGTACAGATTTGATTGATTCTTCTGGGAAATAACTAATCAATTCTTTGTAAAAATGTGAATTAATGAGAATTTTAAACTCATCATATACTGTTTTTGCTTTCTTACCCTTCGTAAGCTTAGCATTAGTAAAATGCTTGATGATAAAATACCCTAGTATATCGTCTACTTCGACTTCCTGAATAACAATCTGCTCCTTTTTGCATTGTGCAATAAAGCTAAAATAGTCAGCAACACAATCACGCACCTTTTCAGGCTTGAAAAGAGGGTACATTCTAATTACAATCTCTTTTTCGTGACCAATGGGAACAAAAGGGATGTCTATAAATTCATCATACATCTGTACTTCTTCTTTAAGTACAGAAGAGAGAAGAGGCTCTTTTTTTGAAACAGTCTTTTGAATCTTTTTAGATTGCTTTCCCAATCAAATCACTCCTTTTAATCCTTTTAAATTTACTTGAGCGACCTCGAACGAAGCCACTCAAGTTTATGTATATTATTCACTTTATTTATTCAATAATTTCTACATCAACAACGTCAGTTACAGTTCCATCAGTAACACGAATGGTTGTTTTGTCACCTTCAGTAGCTTCACTTGCAATTCCAACCAAACCAGAAGAAGTAACTGAGGCAACAGAAGTGTTATCAGAACTAAAAGTCAATTCAGAAGCAGGAACAATAATATTCGAGTACAATCCACCTCTAATACCATATACAGTTAACTGCTCAGAATCTCCTCCAGCACCAATGGAAAGTTGAACTTCAGAAGGGGAGGCAGCCAAAGCAGCGAGTGTTGGTGATTCATTATTCAAACGTTTAATGTCAATGTGGGCATAATTATTGTTACCATCAGCTAAAGCTTTTCCTTCAAGTGTAGATGTACTCACTCCGTCATGTGTCATTTCTAAACTGAATGAGCCGTTAAGTTTGAACTGTGGAATAGTAATTTGCATTTCAGCAGACTTACCATCTTTCGTATAAAAGTCTGAATTCATTACTAATTTATATGCTTTCGGGAATTTAGAAGCATCAATAGTAATGTGATCCATAATTGTTTCATAACGGTAAACTAATTTAACTTCTGAGCCTTCTGATCCTGAAACGGTGATATCTTTACCATTAGGAATAATTGTTAAAGTAGTACCATTAGCTGCCTCAACATAAACATTCCCGATCGGTGTTTCTTGTAAAGTTGCAGAACCACTACCGTCCAAAACCACAGTCTCTTCAATGTAGTATTCACGAAGTTCATTTGCAATTTGAGCATTGTTGTTTAAAGCAATGTAGTCTTCAAGAACTTGACTATCCTCAATAGTTGCAGTAATCATCTTTTGATAATTAAAGTCATATTGAAGCTGACTTCCCTTACCACCGAAGATTTCTGTATTCTGGATTTCTTGAGCAAGGGCAGTACTAATTAAAGTTTTACCTTTCATGACAAGCTGATCTGTAGTAGTGTCAAACATATAGACATCTGCCACAGACACTAAAAATTGTTTATCCTTAGACATTGGAAAACCTCCATATTATATTTAATTTATTTTATTTCAAGCCTTTTTCGGCTGAAAACTTATTGAATTCACTTTCAGACATTAGGATGTCTTTATTAGGATTTGTCTCTTCTTCTATGTGTGAGAGCCAAGTAGGTAACTTATCTGGATCTTTAAAACTAGCAAATCCTGAAAATTGTGCTTGCTTTATGGCTTTAGCAGTCATCAAATGATCCATTCTTTCGATGCCTTTTCTAAACTGATAAATAGTAAGTTCTTGTATGTAGTCATAAGGCATTTGAAAAGCGCAATGATACGCTACAATTTGCTGTTCTAAATCAGCTATTTTCCCTTTCTTCTTCTCCATAAATTCACGAGCTTCTTGCATTTTTTTCTCTAACTCTGGATCTCGAAGTTCTGTATCATTATAAATACAGTTTTGTGCAAGGATGATTTCTTTTATCGCTTGAAAATCCTTTTCAGTAATTACTTGATTGTTACTTAAAGCAATTTGAATTCGTTCATTTTCATTTTGGAATAGAGTAATCTCGTCTTTGAGAGTAAGAAGCAATAGTTCTTTTAATTGAGGAAGAAAATTAACTGTGTTAGTTACAGCCAACTCTATTAGATATTGAAGGTAGGACATCTTTATGAATTTGACATCTTTTTCTTGGAGTTTATATTTATCAAGTAATAGACAGTTAATCGAGTTTAATAACTTATCATAGTCACCAATTTTTACGGGATATATTTTTATCCCTTTATACTCATGAGGCTTTGCCCACACATCAGTTAAGCTTTTCATGATACCACCTAACCATTCGAGGAAATAACTTCAAATCTCAGTTGATATCCTATGTAGTCTTTAGGTGCTCCAATTTCATAGCCGCCAGCAAAATTTAAATTTCCAAATTTCATTGGTTTCTGAAATAAATTGTTACTTGTGTAATCAACTAATTTTGAAAGTCTAAAATCTACATTGTCAATTTTAGCGTGAACAAGCAAATCAATGACTACTTGCTGATCTGAAAACATGTAATTATTTCTTTTAGGTGGTCTACGTCCCATATAGTATAGGAGGCGGCACTTTTGACTGGCATCTAAATCGCTAACTATTTTACTAGCCTTTATGACATCATAAATAATACCCCATTTTCTATCCTCTTCCATCTGCAATATAGGAGGACGATTTTCATCTATAACACGTACATCATCATCTCTAGTTTTGGAGGGGTAGAAAAGTAACCGGAGGATTGTTTCATCCTGAGCAAACTCAGAAAATAACTCCCTCATTATATATTCTTGCTCCATCTAACCACACTCCATATAGTCAGGAAGCTTAATGATCATTTTGTCCAATAAGCTCATGCACTTGAATATTTCACGCCTCACAACTTCTTGATTATTATCCATAGTAAGAAATTCATTATAGAGAAATTCTAATGTATCAAGAATGATGTCAAATTCGATCATATCTTTAAGAAAGGGGAGGCGTTCACCTTTACCTTCTAACTCTAACGAGAGACTATGAATATTTTTAAAGGCGGTGTCATTATTTTCTTCATACATGCACAAGCAGTTAAACAATTTATTCTTACGATTTTCAAAGTAAGCTTTTGTTTGTTTGATATTTAAATAATATCTCTCCTTTTTATCCATAATAAAATCCCCATTTTAATTAAATTTTATTTGTTACTTAGTTGAATTCTTTCCACAAACAATTCAAGAAAACCTTGGTTATTTTTTACACGAGTTTTATCTACATTTGAAATTTTATATTGGGAATCATACATCTGAAATTCCATACCTTCAGTAATTAAATTTGCATTCGTTCTGTATGGAGTTAAAATTGATATGCGTCCCAAAGGAACGTTAATTTGCTCGTAAAATGTAGTATTATAAGTAGTACCATTTTCATTAGAAAAATGACAAGGTTGTTCGTAATAGATGGGTGTTGTATTATAAATAGGCTCGCCCAATGATGTTTTACCAGTGATCTCTCGAATTTCGTCTACTTTGACCTTTAGAATATTATTGCAATATTTAATAAGTGTTTTTTCATATATTTTATTACTGAATGGGTAACTAACTGCAAGATAATACTGGTCTTTATACAAAATTAGATCGCCCATTTTCACGTCACCAGTATTAGATAATAAATTAAATTCATCATCTTTGTTCCTTGATTGAATAATTACATGTTTTAACATTCCATCTACATTTACTAAATAAGCTTCAGGCGATTGCTCTAAAATTTCATTAAAGACGGAATAGTAGCTTTCAAACTCACTTTTTTCAAATCCGCTCAATGGGGTGGGGTTAGACATCAAATACCAATCATTTGACATTTTCAATCCCCCTAATCATAAAAAGAATTATCTTTTAGTTTATTAATAGCTATTTTTATGTCATCATTCAATTTATCCATTGCATCACTCATTGTTCTTTTACTATCTGACATTGAAGTCAATTTAATATCTTTCCCCACTATATTATTAAGCTTTAATATTCGATCTCTTTCTCTTCCTAAATAAGACCTGTACATGAGTAAACCCAGTAGATTTATTTCAGGTTGAGACAGATTTTCTTCAAATTCTTCGAGGTTTTTATTATATTGAATTTTATATAAGTCTAATTCAAAATCACCTATTGCGTTAAGAAGAAATTGATCTTCTAGTCCGTGTGGGAGAGGGGTGATTGATTGGAATTTAGTATGGAAAACATTCAATATTTCAACTTTAGGGGTTGCCATCTTATCACCCCTCTGTTATTTAGTTTTGATTTTTGGTTCTTCGAATTTATAACCAGTGTGTTCTTCTAAGATTCTAATTTTTTCGTAATCTTTAAACTTACTTTTTCTCGCATGTTCCATAATTGCAAATTTTTCATTTTGAAGTGTCACATGCTTATTCAAATTATCCTTAAAAGATTTATCTGTTTTCAATTCTAGAATACGACTCATTTCCTTCTCATCTAAAACTTCCTGCTTTTTTGTGCTATTTTCCTCTTCAAATCCAACTAATACACGAGTATCTTTATCTTCTATGTACACTTTTGCTTTTGATCCTTGTCCATCTACTCCAACAAAAAAGACATTACCATCATAAATCTGAGATTGAATCTCCGATCTTTCAATTGGAATTCGTCCTTTACTTGGAATTTTAATATCTCCAGCTCGTTCGATTCGTCTAAAATAGATGTCCCATGCACACAGGTTTTTAACATAAACTTTATCGTTCATATTTAAGTTTGACATAATAAACACTCTCCTTTTACTCTAAAGTTTAGGAGGGATTATTAATCCCTCCTAATTATTTATTTTATTTTTAATATGATGGTGCTGCAAAATTCTCATCAGAGATCAAGCCGATTTCATATTCACGACCACGTACAACTTCAGCCCCAATTTCCATATCGTAGCGAGTTACTTCTGTGCCAGTTTCTACACTTGTACCAGTCATTGAAGTTAATCCACCACGTCTAAATACTTGAAGTGGGGAAACTGGATTTCCTTGAGGAATTAAGAATAGTAAACCTTCAGGAAGATAAGTTTTAAAATTATCTCCTGCACTGTTTAATTGTGTGGTTTGATATTGATTAGGCAGTTCAAGAACAGGGGAGCCGTTGTATGTTTGTAGCATTCCAGTGAGGCGAATTTCTTCCATTACTGCTTCAGATAGTCCAGTAATTGAAGGAGAAGTTGACTGATGACCAGCGAAATCACTTAATTGTGAAACGACTGAGTAATCACCTGCAATAGAAGGACGACCAAAACGTCTTATTTTCTTTAGAGCGTCATCTAAAGCAGATTTTGTGATACCAGCATTCTCACTAAAATACTTGATTCCAGTGGCATTTTTAATTCCAGTATATAGTTGATAAACTACATAATTCATTGCTTTATTCATCATTACTGTTTGTACTTGTTGTTTTCCTTCAGCAATTTTATCCAAGTTACCACTTGCAACTTCACGATAATCTACAGCAAAACCTGCTGAAATAGTTTTAGTGTTAATTGGATACTCTTCCCAACTAGTTGTACTGAAACCAACATCACCGGAGCTAGCTTGGAAATCAGCATTTAGAGATTCGTGCTTATAAGTTTGAACCATTGGTTGTTCGTTATAAGGAATATCTCTGAATCTACCCATAAAGCTAAAAAGTTGAATTTGCTTTTCTAAATGTGGCTCAATCGTGTATCGAACGATTGAATTCAATTCAGCTTTTGCAGTAAAATCTCCTGCATGAGCTTTGTTTGCCAACTCTTTCACATGATTAACTACTGTATCAACCTTTTTCCCATATTGAGAATAATCTTTGCCTTCTGTAATAGCAGAAAAAATCTCAACAATTTGAGATTTTGCATTGAATTTAGGCTGAGTGAATTGTGAATCTAAACGTTTATTATTAATTTCAAAAGTTAGTTCCATTATTAATAAATCCCCTTCCAATTTTTAATATTATTTATTTTAATTTTTTACTACTTTGCAAAGTAGACCTTTATCTCCATAAGTGGTCTTTTTTAAAACTTCAAGATATGTATTATATGAGCTGGAGTCTGCAATTACTGTTCCATCTGGCTTAATCCACTTTCCTGCATCTTCACCATGATCGGCAGCGTTAGCTACTACTAAATGATCACCAATACTAACTGTGTCTAAATCAGTGGCAACTACACGATAATCAACTTCAACTTGTAGTTCTTTAGCGTCTTCAGCAAGGAATCCACGAACATGTTCTCCATTTTCAATAGTAAACTCTTTATTATTACGAACCTCTGGTTTGTCGATAATATTACCCACAATCCAAGTCAGTCCTTGCGCTTCAGTAGCTGTTGCTGGGACAGAAGCGGTTCCTGCTTGATCATTCATAATTACACTCATTCCATTTTGCAAAGTAGATGTAGCAATGTTTCTAGGGTTATTGCGAACGTGTTTCTCAATCGCACCAATAGAATTAAATTTAAACATTTAAATCCTCCTCAAATTTGTAAATATTTTTCACTTATTTTTTAATATAAATCTTCAATATCTGGTGTTTCATTATTATTTACTTCGATTACATCTGAATAGATATCATCAACACTATTTGTTTCATGAGTAGTAGACTTTGATCTCTGCTCAATAATCTTCTTGGCAATATTAGAATTAATTTCATTAACAATTTGAGTGATTAATTCATTAGTAGGTTCTTTTTCACATTTATCAATTAACTCTTTAGCAATTTCTTTTTCAGAATCAGTATAAGTAGATAATTTTGAATTTAATTCAGATTGAAGTTCTTTTTTAGTTGATTCTTCTTTAAAAGAACGAAGTTCACTGACTTCTTTCTCCATAACCTCAATTGTCTTTTCTTTTTCTTCTAACTTAGAATTAACTTCTTTCAGTTCTTCAATTGTAGAATTCAATTCAGTGGTTTTTTCTTGGATCTTTTCATTGAATTCAGAAGTAGCTTTTTCTAGTTTCTGATTAATTTCATTAATTTCACTGTCTTTTGATGAAGTTAAATCCTTTAACTGTGATTTAAGCTCAGAAATCTCATTAACTTTTGTTTCTAATTTTTCATTCAACTCGGAAACTAGTTGAGTGTTTTGATTTTCAGGCATATTTTTAATATCCTCCTTATTAATTTTATTATTTAATTCAAGTAGTATAGCGGTATCATCTGAAGGTTCGATTCCAAGTATCGCAACTCCACTAAAGTCAAAATCCATTGGAATTCTTCCTTCTTCCTTCCATCCACTTTCATAAATAATGTTTTCATTTTCTTCTTTTTTACATATTTCAACACTTGTTTCGGGCATTTCCCCATCAAACATTTTAGATTTTAACCACTGAACAAATTTAGGATAGCGTTGATCATATAAATAACCTTCAGCGACCATAACTCTTTTTTGTTCTGCGTTAATTTCAACAGTGTCTATATAGGCATTTGTCGTTGTTCCTACTGCCACTGAATCTTCAAATAGGGGAGTACCATCTTTGATTTCTGACATTCCATGACCAAAAGGTTCATCTTTTTTATAGTAGTCCAAAAACTCAACAGCTAGAGGCATAGAAAAAGCTGATTCAAGGTTTTTTTCGATATATTCTTCTTTCCATGAAATGCCATTTTTATTATATTTAGTTGGATCATTATGTATTTCTAAAACAACCCATTTTACATAGGTTCTACCTGCGAATTTCTTGGATTGGTTTAGCTCCAAAATTCTTCCTTTCAATAATTCATCACCTCCTTTAATTAATCCGTGGATTATTATTAGATCCATTAGTTTTAGATTTTATCGTACTTTCATTTAATGGATTAGTCTCTTCACTTCTCCCTCTGTCTTTATTACTTAAAGTGTGGCTAGTTTGATGAGGAGGGAATCTTTCCGCATAGTTTTCTTTTTTCTCTTCTTCCATTAGACTGATATACGCATCTGGGTTGACTCCAGCAGAAGCAATGAAATATTGTAAGCTACCACCTGCAGATAAATAAAGATCTTTAGCGTAATCAAATTGCTTATCTCTATTTGCATGTGTAATAGGAAGATAGTAAACTTCTAAATAGTTACTTTTATCTTTAATTATGTTTGCATTTATAACTTTATTAAATTCATCTTGAATTTGATGAATCCAATTAAATATCTCTGCACTTACCATCTCAACGTTGGCTTGATTACTGGAATAATCTCCTCCTTGACCATTTAATAAGGAGCCAGAAAATCCTAAATTTGAAGATATTCTCGTTATCAGTTCTTCCTCACCTTTAATTTCAAGGAAATCTACATCAGTAGTTAATTTATCTAATTTTGTTCCAGAAGCAATCGAAAAGAAGTTAATGCCTTTACGAACACCTTTTGAAAAAAGGGCGTTCCTAATGTTCTCGTGCTGCTCTTTCTGTTGTTTTTGAGAAAGGGAAGAAGTCCCTTTTTTGTCGCCTTCAGGGAAAGTTTGATAAATTATAGTGCTATTTATATCATCTAATATAGTTCTTTTTGTTTCTGTAAAGTATTCATCATATAACATATCTGTAAAAGCTGCTAATCCTATTGGTCTTCCCCAAGGTTCATCAATTTTTGACCTTATTTTATTGGTAATTGTCTTATTATTATCTAGAACTGCCCATTTCTTATTAAAATCCTTTTTATAAGCTCTGTATGCTTGTCTAATTTCTTTTGGGAATTTTTTTAACTTTAAAGAACGACCATTTCCAGTAAATTGATCAAAGTAAGAACAATCAAACGCTATTACATATGATGAATTTTTTCTTCCTACAATTCTACAATAGTCGGTAGGCAGGGGGATAACACTACAATTGAAGTCATTGGAGTTTATTTCAGTTATTTGATCAATGTCATAATCACTGAAATGTCGAGGTAGGGAAGGGGAGAGATTCACTTCAAAATAATAAAAACAAGTTCCCTCAAGAGCAGATTTAAATATAATATCTCTTGCTATAATTTTATCTTTCATTTTTTTTAAAGATAAAAGAAATTTATCTTTATTTCTTTTATAGTTCTCATGAACTTTATTATTCCCATGAACAACACGATCCAAAGTTGGCAGAGCAGTCATATAATCAATTACGTTAGTGTATATACCATTTGCATTATACAAAATATTTGACGCATCTCTAATTTGTTTATTATTAGAAATATGATCCTTAAGTAATCTTTTTAAAGTATCTATATTTAAAACATTGTAAGATGTGACATAGGAAAAGGCAGAGGTAAGATTTGAGTTAAATTCAAAAGTTTTATTTTCGTCCATATTTCACCTCCGTTAAATTTAATTTATTTTAATTGTAGAAAAACGAAAAATCATACTCGTCGTTATTTTTACTCATTTTATTTTCTTGCTCTAATTCATTAATATAAACTAAACCATAACCTAAACTTGTAACACGGTCACGCTTGGTTGATTTACTAATGCGACCATAAAGAATATTCCCGTGTTCAGAAGACTCTTGTTTTGTATTGCCTAACTCATTAATAAGAATATCAGTATTTACAAAAGAGGCATACTGTTCTTCTGTCATTGCTTCAGATTTAAACTCAGAATCAACTACTGCCGAATTAGCTAATAACTTTAGACTTCCGTCTTCGAAACTTTTCTTCATATATGTATGCATAGTATTGTTAAGTTGATTTGTGGCAGCGATACGCCTAATAATTGGAACAGCATTTTGTAGACTCATTCGTTCTTCATCATCATCGGGGGCAAGAGGTGGACATTCGATCACTTCGCCTTTTTCATTTGTATATTCCCAAGTTTCGTCCAAAAGAGAAGGGAGGGCTTCGCCATTACCACGAACATCTAGAACTAACTTAATTGTGTTAGGGAATCTTAACAGCATTTCCCTAAGATATTTTGCTTGATTTGGTAACGACATTCCTTTATGTACTTTGATATAAACTACTTCCTTGCTGTATGCACCACTTGGCTTTTCTTTTATTTTAATTACAGTGGTACAGGCATTGTCGCTATCTTTTGCATTTGATAAGGCGACATCATGTGAAATTACATATTGAACTGTAGATTTTTTTGGTTGTTTAACTTCACTTTTTTCTAAGACTCTGCATTCCTCAGTTAAGTCATATGGGTAAAAGCTTTCATTTGAATTTCCAACAAAAACAGCTTCATACTCATAAGCAAATTTATCAGAAGTCATCGAAGGTTTATTTTTTTCTTTCATTATGTCATCTTCATAATAAATTCCGGCATTAACCCCAACAGTGTAAGGAAGAGTGCAAACGAAATAATCATTATTTCCTTCAGACATTTTAGTGTAATGATTCATAAAACGATCATACAGGTCGCAATTTTTTAGGTAAGCTGAACTAATATAAATTAATTTACCTTTCTCAACAGGAAGCTCATCTTTATCAAATTTCATTGATAAATCAATCATTGTCTGTCTTTTTGTTTTTGTCATTGGAACTAATATTTCTTCCATGATAGAATCTTTTATCAGCCTAGCTTCATCAGCCAACAACTGATGGAATCTCCATGATCTAGCAGACTCTCCATCATGACCAAGTACAATAGCTCTTATTTCAGAACCATTTTTAAAATGAACAACACAGTCATTCGCACCTGTTTTTATATCAGATATCTCTCTAGCTACATTGGGGTTCGAATGTAATTCACCTTTAATTTTCTGTATGATTACATTTCTCGCTTGCTGCCCCTTTCCAGAAGCAATCCCAAGTTTAATACCTTTATATAAAATTGCTTGACAAATAAAAAAGACTGCACTTAAATATGATTTCACATTGTTATCGTAAAGGCTTTTTATCCTCTACTTCTTACACTTTTCCATCGTGCAAGGTCGGCATACATTTTCATCCTTAAACCTAAGTTTAGTGGGATGATGCGGACTCTTGGGAGAATTATATTCTATAAATACAGTTTCATCTCCTATGCTCTGCCCCTGACTAAACTTTTACATCTAGCCTTCGGTTCGTGTTACCCTAATTACTGGAGGACTCCACGCTTAATTCCGCATTATTTTCCCTAAGTATTACTACTTAAGTGGGCAAATAAATAATATAGTTATCAAATTTATAATGATTCGGCTTCTTTTCTAGCTTTAATTGCATCTTCTTTATTTATGAAACTCCCTAATTGTTTTCTTTTACCGTCAAAACAAAAAGAAGCAACCCAACGATTACTTCTTTTGTCGAAATATACACCTGTTTTACCAGATGTACTTTTCCTATTTTGATTTATATAATTTAATGACTCGGTAAATTTCTCATGTTTTCTATTTAAATAAACAGTTGAGTTTTCATAAAAATATGTATGTATTTCATTAATATTATCGAATCCAGAGATAACCATTTGATATGCCTTGCCTTTTTGTTTGATCATAGGATTAATGTTTATTTGATTTTCTTTAAAGTGATATTCTATAGCTTTTACCATATTAAAAGTACCAACAATTATAATTTTTAAAGATTTCAAACTATCATATTCTCCAAAAAATATACAGCCATCTCCATCAAAATACCCTCTAATGAAATCTCTAATGTATTGTTTAGGAAGGATATTTTCATTCGGAAATGTTAAAGTTAAACTTTTTTGAGGAGTGCATCCCAGTTTAATTAAGTCTCTGCACATTTTAGTGTTGCAAACTACAACTTTACTAGAATTATATTTTTCTCCGTTAAGTTTTACAACTTTGCTTTTTATAGGTACATTTGATTCTATATCACTTAAGAATTTCTGTAAATGATCTCTATCTTTATCACTTAATCCTATTTCTAAAGACATCGCATTTAGTTTTTCATTTCGATAATATCTATTAATACATCCATCTGCGTACAGGAAGCCTAGCCAATAAGCTTTTTTCTCACAATCAATTTTTTCAAAGAAGTTTTTATTGTAGGTATACCTACTCATTAAACCTCATCTCCTTTATTTAAATTGTGAGACTATGATAATTATAATACTTACATAATCTACCCAGCCCTCGGCTTGCAATAAACATGGATTCTTTATACCGTGCCATAGACCTTAATATTAACCTTTGAAAAGGATAAAGGTTGATACCTAAAATATCAATCGCAAACTCATCAATATGATGTCTATAATAAGAAATGAACTTCCTCCAAGACTCAATATTAATTTGTTCTTTTTTTATTGGATCATGACTATCAGGATGATCAAAATTTGCATAAGTAAAATCTTTTTTTTGTCTACTTTTTTGACTGAAATTATTGTATGAACTCATAATGACACCTACAATGACTTATAGATGTGCTTAAAATCATCTATAAGTTTATCGTAACTATCTTTATCTAAATCATTTTTATGTTCATAAACATAAGTGTTACTTTCAACCATATCAACAATTTGAGAAAAAGATCCTAAACCAACTTCATTTATACCTCTTTGACTTTCCGAAAATTTTGCTGATTTAGATAATGTATCAAATATATCTTTAGCTTCCTTATACTTCTTATCTGCATTAGTAACGCCTTCTTGCATCTCTTGAAAACATTTATCCATGTGTAAGCTTGCTTTAGCAATTTTCTTTGCGTAATCTTTATGACTTAAAGTAACAACTTTAAAATCTCGATCTAATCCATTAAGATACTCTTCCAAATATTCAATTTCAGATGGGTAATAGTAACCAAGCCATTTTTTACTGTAAATCTTTCTCTCTTCTAATCTATTTTCACTTTCATAATTGTTTTCATTATCAAATATACTATCGTCATAAGTTTCTTCTTTATAATTCAAACCTAAATTTTTTAAATAAGTACCCAATGTATCTGTTTTCCCTTTGCAAGCCTTCTCCCACTCAAGCGGTCTATAAGGCTTATCAATTGCTCTTAAAACATTCCTAACGGATGATGGATCATTTTCATTCAACTTCTCTTTAAGACATTTTTTGCAAATTGGAGTTCTTGCATCTCCGTGCCACTCACTGTAACTCAAATAAAAATCCTCTATTTTCCGCTTATTGTCCAGACATTTCAGACACATTTTTAATTCCTTTGTCTCTTTAGGTCTTCTGCTCAATTATTTCACCTTCTTTACCTCAAAAGAATCATTTACAAAAAGCCTGTTCAGTAGAACAGACTCTTTAAAATATTTCTTTTAATTTATTTTTAAATAGAATCAGTAGCAATTTCTAATTCAATTGCAGTGTCATGATCAATGTACCAATCATTAACGTTCTTTTGATGCTTGATAAGTGTGTCTTGATCCAGCTTACTGCGTTCAATTAAAAACTCATCATATACTTTTTGTAATCTATCAAACTCTTCTGATTGTCGCTTAATTTCTTCACGGCTACCTTCAAGTCTCGAACTTAACTCGTGATACATGAGCGTAGCATATTTACTCATGAATCGACGATGACCAGCAGCAAAAATAGATAAACCCATACTCATACAGTAACCATAGCAATATGTCCAAACTGGTGTTTTACTTGAAACAATATGAGAAATTAACGACCACCCATCGTAAACTGATCCGCCATAGGAATTCACATAAATTTTGATTGGTTTTCTATCCTCAGGGTTAATTCCATTATTATCGTCTTCTAAGTTAATCCGTTGAATTAATGGAATATAATCATCGAGAATATAGCTAGATACATCATCATTAATGTTAATGATACGCTCATTAAATAAATCTTTTTCAATTATATCGTGAATGTTATTTTCATTATTCGTCTTAATTTCAATCATATATAAATCCTCCTTAAGTATTGTATAAAGGAGGCATCGGATTCCTGAGAATCATACCAGCATTATGCTATTTTATCTAATTTAATTAAATATGTATTTTCTGCGCCCTCATCTTCATCAAACACAATGAATTTTTGAGATGGCTTCGAAAACAAACGCTTTTGAACAGCGTGATCATCTACACCAATTAAAGATCCATTTACTGTTACTGTCATAAGACCATGCTCTTTTTCTACATTGTGATGGATATGACCCATGAATAGATGTGATGGTGTATAACCCAACATTTGTGGAATTGCCTTTGCACTATTAGCCACAGTATCATAGTTTCCATGTACAAACAAAACTTTTTCACCCATAATGTCTGCTTCAATTAATCCATCGCTATCTTTGATAATCTCAATATTTGAGATGCTCGAAAGGCGAGCTTCTAAAAACCAAGGGATAAGATATTCAAAATTCTCTTTTATTCCCACATCATTTTTATTAGCAATTACCCGACCATGATTACCAATAACGTTATAAAGCTTTACGTTGGGGAACTCGGAGCAAAATCTAGTTAATACTTGCGCTAATACTTCGGCAACATATGTTAATTGATTAACAATATCCTCATTGGATTGAACTCTTGTGCTTACGTGCAACAAACCAGCAAATAAATCTCCAAGTTGAGCAACATGCATAGTTTTAATATTATGTAATTTTCCATATTCAATCGCTTTAGTAGTGACTTTTTCAATGCGTCTTAGGAAAATATCTTTATTGAATTTGTTAAATCTGTTTTCTACATCCATGCCAAAATGCCAATCACTGAGAAGAAGAAGCCCTTCTTTTTGGGAGAAAGAAGGGGCAGGGGAGTGAAATTCTAAAGGTTTATGTAAAGTGAGGGAGGAGACAGCTTTAGTAATATCTTCTTTAATCTTTTCAAAACGTGCCTCATGTCGTATCATTTTACGAAATTCACGTTTTTGATCTTGATTACGAATTTTTTCTTTTTCAGACTCAATGCGAATCGATTCATATTTAGCAAGAATGTCTTCGTCATAGTTCTGAGATATAATAAAATCCCGCCATTTATGATATGAGGCGTGATCTTTTCTCCATTTAGATTCACTATAAGAACTACCTAACTCTTTGTTTAATAGTTCGGCAGCCTTATGAGAATTAATGCCATATTCATCTAAGTTGTCATATAGGCGAATGTGATATTCGTTAAACGACTCTTGTGGCTGCTTATTTAAGATATTTTCCATAGGCAATATCCTTATTCGCCATCTGGCAAGTGCTCAGATGTCTCAACAATGGTAATATCAATTCGTTTATCATCACCAGCAAATTTAGCAAGCTCAGTCATCAAGTCAAATTCTCTTTTTTCATCATCTTTCTTTTTAGGCATTTCAGTTAATGTTCCATTTTCTAGATCCAACACTACGTTTGTATATTTACGATTTAAAGTATCTTTAGCCATTAAATCCATCTCCTTTTAATCATATAATTTATTTTATTATAATAATTCTGCGCAGAGCTGCGCCAAATCAGAGCGCTCACCTTTTTGCAAAGTTACATGTCCAGACTCTTTTAAGTGCTTCATTCTCTCTGTTACATAAGTAAGACCATTAGAAAATTGATCTAGATAAGGGTGGTCAATTTGATACGGATCACCAACTAAAACAATTTTACTTCCTTCTCCAACCCGTGTCAGTATCGTCTTCACTTCATGCTTTGTTAGGTTTTGTGCCTCGTCAATGATAATAAATTGTTCAGGAATGCTTCTGCCACGAATATAAGTAAGTGCTTCTACTTGTACTATTTTTTCATATCCCTGCAACATATCTCTTAATTCTTTATCACTTTTACAATCGAACAAAAATTCAAGATTATCATAAATAGGTTGCATCCAAGGGCGAAGTTTTTCTTCCATTTCTCCAGGCAAATAGCCAATATCTTTCCCCATAGGAACAACCGGTCTAGCCACAATAACCTTTTTATACTTTTGCTCATCTTGAACTTTATGGAGCGCTGCAGCTAAAGCAAGCAAGGTCTTTCCGGTTCCAGCTACTCCTGACAATGTAACTAGGGGTATGGAATCGTCCAAAAGTAGCTCTAAAGCCATTTTTTGTTCGGTGTTTTTGGCTTTTAAACCGTATACAAAATCATTTTTTTCGTAATTATATAATCGATTCAAAGCGCCGTTTTTATTTATTGCTATTTCTTCTTGAGTCCCATTTCTTAATAAAACAAACTCATTTTCAATTAAATTATCGGTATCTAGATCTGCAAAACCATTTTTTTTCGAAATGTTTAATGAATGTGCATCGGTTTCAACAATTTTATATCCTTTATATTGTTCGTCAGTTGAGGAAATAACCTTATCATTCTCATAATCCTCAGCTCCGACGTCCTCAGCGTCAGCTTTTAATCGGACATTGACATCTTTTGATACAACAACTACTTTATTCTTCATTTGTTCAGATAACATTTTAGCAGTTGCAATTATTCGATTGTCAGCTTCACTATCTAAGAAATTGTCATACACTCGTGATTCAACTGGTGGAGGAGTAACTTTTAAAGTACCACCATTTTCTAATTTCACGCCCTCATGCAATTTTCCTTGCTTACGGAGTTTATCAGCCATTTTTGAAAAGTGTCGTGCATTTCGCCCAACCTCATCCATTAATACCTTTTTACGATCTAACTCTTGAAGGACAATAGTAGGGATAATTACTATATTATTATCAAATGAAAAAATTGCATTAGGATCTGAAAGTAAAACATTCGTATCGAGAACGAATACTTTTTTCATGCATTTACTCCTTATATATCTGACATTATTAGAGGTTAAAATAAAAAGCTTTATTAATTAATCAAGCTTTAAAAGGGGAGGGGAGTGATCTTATAAATTAATTAATAGGGCGGCGTATCCTATATCTCTTTTAACTTCCTGCCACTAAAAGGAGCTTTTGGCTCAATGTGACAGGAAGCGTATGGGGAACCTTTCCCACCTTAATTAACTAAATAAAACCACTATTTTATATGTAATATTTAATTTAATTCATTTTATTTTATAAATTAAGAACCTTGAACTGCTTCTTTAAGTTGCTTACCAGCTTTAAAAGCAGGATTTTTAGATGCTGCAATATCAATTTCTTCTCCAGTCTGAGGATTACGACCTTTACGTGCAGCCCGATCTCGAACTTCAAAGCTACCAAAACCTACAATTTGAACTTTTTCACCTGCAACAAGGGTGTCTTGAATAGCACGAAAAGTCGCATTTACAGCTAATTCAGCATCTTTCTTACTCATTTTTGTTGTCTCTGCTACCACATTTACCAATTCAGTTTTATTCATTTAAATCTTCTCCTTTTAATCAATTAATTTTATTTTAATAGCGGGAAGGTCACTCTTCCCTTGTAGGTTATTATCTTATTTTTAATAAATCTCTTAGAACCCTTGATATACAAGGACTTCAGCGATTGTTTAAAATCAATATTTTACACTATCCTGTCAATCCCTTGTGTATCAAGGGTTTCAGCGGTTTCTAAAACTTCACATGTTTTTTGTCTTTCTAGATTTCTTCATGCTAGTTCGCTGCCATTCTTTTTGTTTTTCATTGGAGCATTTTCTACAATACTTGACTCTATTATTAGCAACTTTAATTATTGTTCCGCAGGAGACACAGGATTTTTTCCCTTTGAGATTCTTAGTTAAATTTTCATAAAGAATATCTCCAAAACATTGCCATAAAGTTTCTTTTCGAGAGCTTTCCTTTTCATATAAATATCTTGTGAGTACATCAGTAATATAATATGGATCTTCATTAATCTCTAATAATTCATTTCGTATTTTATTATATACATACAATACTGACTTCGACTTTGTTTTCTCATCTGATTTTTTTAATCTCCACTTTTTAGATCTGTCTAACTCTATATATTTTTCAATAATCTTATTATCGACTTGTATTTTTTTGTTTTTTAATAGGAACTTATAATCGAATTCTCCTCCTATTTTTTTGAATTGAATTCTTTTATTAGGAATCATCCTTTCAAGCTTATTTACTACACTACTATTTAAAGGTTCAACTTCACTTTTCTTTTTCTTTTTTGCATAAGTAAAGAAGTGGGGCACTTTGTTTCTTGTGTAACTGTTAATTATCTTTCTTTTTTCAGAAGGTATTATTGGCAAGTAAAGTGTTTTCGCATAATCAATAACATAATTGTTATAAGCAGTGAGCCATTTAATTGCCTGAATATTAATTGCTTTGCTATTCCAAATCTTAGAAATTTGATTAGAAATGATCCCAATATTTCCTTTATAAGCAGCTTGCAGTCCCTTATAAATTTCTTCGCTGGTTATTTTACCTTTTTGTGCAGTTGCCATTTGGTAGTAAAGAGGAACTGCATTTTCCATATTTCTTTTAGCGACCTTAATTATAGTTTCGTCAGCGCACACCAAACTTTTATCTCCATCGCAGTCAAATTGAAGCTCACGGGAAATTAAGTCATGTACACTCGTATATAAACCCTTTGTAATGAACCATTTCTTCTTAATTGAATCAATAACATTTTTCCTAACTGCATGTTCTCTATACAGATGAGGACTTCTTAAACAATCTAATTCCTCATGCTCAGGGTATAAACTACAATATACCTCGCCATTATTTAATAAACCTTGAGGATTTTCAATGTTTAAAAAAATTCTTTCGCAAAAAGCATATAGATCAGGAATAATAAAAGTATATTTTCCATTGATTTTTAATTTTGCCGACCTAGCATCATTTACCATCGATCTCTTTTTACTTTTTAAAATCTCTTTACTGTAATAATCGTTCAATAGTGGAGGGTAGGCTTCTATAGACTTCTGTATGTAACTTTTATTTTTATTTGATTTAGTTATTCCTAATACTTTAAACATAGTTGATTTGTCAGTAGCTATATTCTCAAGCTCTGTCAAAGTAGGCTCACATACTCGATATAGTTCTTCATTAGTCATATCAGAGAGAGTTTGTAGCATTTGATAATTTAATTTTGCATCAGGTATATCACCTTCTTCAACGTTACATTTAGCTGCCTGACACTTATATTTGATAAATTTTTCACGATAATCCTGCCAAGAAGAATAGAAAGAAGCCATTTTAAATTGCGAACGAGTAAAGATCACGTCAATTTCATCTTTTCTCAAGTCCCACTCTTTCCCATATATATCTTTGATGATGTAAGCGGAATGTTCTTTAGCAAAATCATAAAAATCAAAAGGGGAGAGAAGACCTTTAATAAAAGGTAATCTAACCATAAATGATTTACTTGACACTTTAGGCAAAATCATTCCACATCCATCTGTATGAGGAATAGGGACACTCATAGATCTTCTAGTTACATCAAATGTTTTGTCATCTATATAATCAACTTCTCCGAATACATCTGTTTCAAGATCGTCAACCACAATTGCTCGATCGATATTGAAATCAATCCATTCATCTGTAGCACTATTACATAAAGCTAGATACGCCAAATACTTATTAGTATTCATGCCGCCTTTAGCATTAATATCATCTACAGTTAGTCCACATGTCAAAGATTTTTCATGTTTCTTCCATACTGATTCTTTGATAAACATTGTCTTTTTAGTTCTAATTTGTCCTGCCGACGCAGTAAAACATATGTATTTTTCATTATCTAAAGTAAATCCGTCCTGTATCAACTGCTCTAAAACTTGAAAAAAATACGTCTGTACCACAATTATATCGGTAGTTAATTCGCTTTGTTTTACTCCTATAGTCCTTGTTAATACTGAATCAAATAACGAAATGACATTTCTATCTACAAGAGATCTTTTTTTAAGTTTACGAGTTTCACTATTTTTTTCAAACTCTTTATATAAATCGTCTTTTAATCTTTTTATTCTTTTATTATTCCATATTAAACGAGTTTGTATTTTATCCTTTTTTTCTTTATCGATATCTTTAGAATTAATTATTTTATTTAATGTTTTTTTATATATGTAGGATTTATTTAATTTATTATGTATTTTTGTTTCAAATTCATTGTAAAAATTTGCTGTATCTAGGCTGTAAATATAAACTTGTTTATCGAGCAATAATGTTTCACCCCCAATACTCATGCATCTCATCCAAAATTTTTCTTAAAACTCTATCTTTATTTATGATCCCAAACCACCGATAGTCAACATACCAACCATATTCCTCATCAGTTTCTTCATTGTGTAAAATCTTATATTCTATATATTCAATTACTTCTCTAACACTAAATTTATGTTTTTTTAGATCCTTCATTATTATCCGCCTTTTCACAGTTTAATTTTAAATTCTTCATGACATTCCTCCTTTAAATTCTTTAGAGGTGTATATATTAATAATTTATTTCAATTTGTTTTTCCTTGCTAAACGCATTTTCTTCACACGCTCTCTTTGAGCCTCTAACTGCTCAGGAGACAATTCTCGTTTGCGTTTTTCACCTTTTCTAAATGAAACTTGGTTTGCTTCCAGCGTTCCACGAAGGGAGAGAGGGGCTTCACGTCCTTCCTCATAATCTGCTGTGAATTTTTTCATTCCATATGTATTGACTAATTTTGTGATATGAGGGGAGCAGCAACTATATACATCCCACTTATCAGTAACTCTATTAAACACTAAAACTGTTTCTTGTTCTTCATTTGAATACCCCAATAATTAATCCTCCTTTAAATATTTTCATTTGTATAATTAAATTTACTTTATTTAATTAAAATACATTACTTCTTTTTAGCACCTCCCTATTCTATTACTTGTACTAATTTTACTACAAATTATTATTTTAGTCAATGTTTTAATTTATTTTGTTTTTTAAAAATAAATGGAAATATTGACAAGTATACATTGCATATAACTAAATCACAAAGCGAAATATTTGAACATTTTCAATTCGCTTTAAAATTTTTTAAAAATTTTAAGGAGGTAGGCTGATGAATTATTTTGAAGCAATCGCATCTGATTTATCAAATAATGAAATTATGATACTGGGAATTTTGATGGATCATGATTCCGATGCTCCATTTAAAGCACTTAAACGTAAAGATTTGAAGAAAAAAATTGATTGGAGTCAGGCAACTTTCAATAAAACAATTATGTCTTTAGAAACAAAAAAGCTAATTGGAATCTTAAGAAATCAAATGACTCATGATATTTATATTACAAATTTCGGAGTTAAATCTGTTCATTATTCATTAGAAGGGGTTGAATGAACATGTATGGTTTCATAGGAGTTGGGCAAGGCGGGACTTCTGTAGTGAGTTTAGCATCTAAATTAGGGTATCCTTCAGTAGCAATAAATTTCAGTCAAAAAGATTTAGATGGCTGCAAAGAAATTCAAAATGAAAATAAACTTTGTTTAATTGGTTCCGAGGGAGTGGGAAGAGATCGAAATGAGGCACTTCGACTTATGAACTTTAATTGGGAGAGAGTGGTTTCATTTATAGAAGAGAGGTTTTCACACCCTTCGATTAAGATAATTTTTATTGCTTTTTCCACTGGCGGAGGAACTGGTTCTGGCTCTAGTCCAATGATTATTGAATTACTTAAACATAAATTAGGTAAGGTTATCGTAGCTTGTCCAATTTTACCTGATCTGACAGAAGTAACAATTAATCAACTTAATACCCTAGATGTTTTTTCAGAATTATCTAATTTACAAACGTGCATTCTGCCTATAGATAATCAAAAAGCAAACAGTAATCTAAATAAACACACTAAGTATATGGAAATAAATTGTAAGTTTATAAACCAAATTCATCAACTTTTAAAATACACACGAGAAGAATCATCTATATCCAACTTAGATGAGAGAGACTTATTGACGATCTTTGACACTGACGGGTTAGCTATTATTGGAGACATTAATGTTACCGAAGAATCGAAATTTGAAGATGAACAATGGATATATGAAAAAACTAAGCAGTCATGGCTATGTTCTATTTATATTGAGCCAGAGATGAAAAAGGTGATTAAAGCAGGAGTGATCTTTGATTATGACTCCAAAACTATAAGCAATACACATTCAAATAGACTATTTAGGCATTTTGACTTTGGGGAGCCAATTAACTTATTTGAGGGATATTATTCCACAGGCGCAAGCAAAATAATTACCATTTGCAGCGGTCTTTCATGGTGTGAAACACGATTAAAGCAAATTGAACAAAAAATTCATTCCGATGAAAGTCGAATTAAAAGTACATTACAACCTGAAAAAAGATATCGACCCGATTTAGATATTTCACTATTCAATAAAAAGGAACAAAAAACACAAGAAAAGAGGTCAATAACTGAAATTTTAACAAGATACCAACGATAAAATATTATACTGACATATAAACTTATTGTTACCCTCTTTGTTACCGAAAATCAAATTTCTGTTACCCATATGTGTTACCGAATCCGTTACCACTAGTGGGTAACAGAAAAACAGCTAAATTTTTGTCTTTTTAAGTTATCCAATTAACCTCGGTAGAGACAGGAATCAAATTATTATGAAATATTAAATAGGAGAGGATTGGTATGACTTGGAGAATCACTTCACATTTCGGTGAACAAGAAGCTTTCAGAAAAAATCCTCATAATGGAATTGATTTTGCTATGAAAGAAGGAGAGGAACTTTATTCAATTACCGAAGGAGTAATTAAATATGTAGACTATGGTGATAAAAATGCCGGAAAAACCGTCATGATTGAGAATGAACAAGGATTAACTTTTATCTATGGTCATCTAAGCAAATTTAACAATCAATTGAAAAGTGGAGATTCAATTGAAAAAGATCAGCTTATTGGTTATTCGGGCAATACCGGACATTCCACCGGAAACCATCTTCACTTCGGAGTAAAGTTTAATGACCAGTATATAGATCCATCTCAATATATTGATCAAATTCAAAATATGGGTAATGAAGCAGGGATTTTTAGTAATCCACACCATTCCATCCTCGATCTTTTAAGCAATAATCAGGAGCAACTTACAGAATTTATTAATATCATCATTTCTAATATTGTTATTTGGTTTAATTTATTATTTTAGCTTTTATTATTCCTTCTTCACTTAGAACGTGTAATGCCGTATATAACCGTTCTCTTGAAAGACCTGTTTCCCTTATAATTTTATTGCTGCAGTTCAACAAGTCATCTTCCCAGTCAAACTTATCTATTTTCCATCCCATAAAAGCTTCCATATTTTCCTCCTAAGCATTTTTGCCGTTATTATTAATATCCTTAATAGTGTCTGACAGTCTTTCTTCCTTGGTTTTTGCCATGCGTTATCACCTCAAAAATCATGTTACCTTTAAAATGTCCTAAATACGGAGGGGTTATTCATGAAGGAAATAAAAATCTCACTTAGAGACGAAACTTACGAGGAACTTGTAAAAGTCGTGAATTACTACAATTATAAAAATGAATTGCTAAAGATTGGTGAGGAACCAGTCTTAATTGAAAACTTCATAAAGGGATCAGTTGTCAAACAATTGGCTGAGATCCACACTCTCTTCAATTATGATGTCGTAAACCAAAATGAAATTGAACAAGGTGTAATTAAAAACCGCTTTAAAGAGTTACTTGTAAATTCAGAAGCAAAGCAAAAAGATCTTGCTGAAATAACAAAGATTGACCCATCAACATTAAATTTGATTTTAAATAATAAATCTCAAATGTCTTTAGATAATTTTTTGAGGATATGGACAGCATTCAACAATCCACCCATAAGGAGAGTTCTTTATAGGGAGTAAATTTTTTCGATTTAATTTGTAATAGTACAAATTTTCTCATGAATACACTTTAGTAAGCAAACAAAAATGAGGTGAAAAAATTGACTACAACAATATTAGGTATCGGGTGGTTAGCAATTAAGGCAGGATTAGTTGTGAGCACGAGTATTGGTTTGATTTCAGGCTTGCAAAAACATCATGATTTCAAACTAAGTAAGAAAGAAAGTAAATCACTTGATTTTAAAAGAAGTAGAGGAGGAAAGAGAAATGTCTATACAGGTGAACATGCAAGCGAAGTCCTTGAAGAGCTACGTCAAGTACAAGAAGCCAAATAAGGTTATAACAATTAGTGACAGAAACTCAAATCAACTAAGTTTTTTAGTGGATCAACTAAGAAAGGAGGTGAAAAAGCTACCAAACAGCAAACAAAAAATATTGGAAAACACCATTCCACTGCTCCTATCAACCACAGCAATTACAAAACCAATCAAAGCCAGTGCAGAAGAGAAATCAGTGGCAGAAATAACAGGTCTACCCACCTCGACAGAATTAATGGAAGTAGTCAAAATGCTAATAGACTATTCAGTAATAATTGGAATAGGGATCGGGGCTTTGGTTCTTCTTATAACTCGACTTTATTACTATCATCCAAACGAGAAATATCACAAAAAAGCAATGGAATCAGCATCAAATTCAATCAAAGGGATGACACAAATACTAATAACGCCCACCGTAATCATCATTTTACTAACTGTGGCAAAATTATTGTTGGGAGGATTGCCGAACTTTCAACTTCCCTTATAAATAAATATAAAAAAATAATCATCCCTGTTTCTGTGTTTTCCATGTCATTTATACTACTTAATTGTGAAAAAGCTTTTGCTCACACTAAATACAAGTCACCAGCTCAAATAATTTGGGATTTGAGCAAAAATGATGAGGGATTAGAGAAGGGGCTAATGATCGGAGAGCGTATAAAAGATCAATTAGATCTATGGGATGAAATTGGAAGCAAATTGAATCAGTTTTTTGATTGGATTGCTGATTTAAATTCAAAAATTGCTGTAGCTAGTATTGATTTGCTTGGCTGGTGTTACGAAGCTATTTCAAGCATCGTACTACAAATACCTCCATTTATCTTTACTAATGATTATTTTAGGGAAAACATAATGATTTTTTCGGGAGTATCAATAGGATTGGTGACAATAGGATTTATCTTAAATTCGGTAAAGCTTATGTTTAATCGACAGCAGAAAGCAGATAATTTTTCAGATATCGTAAAACGATTTGCGATTGTAATCGTAGGAATGGGATTTTCTCCATTTATTCTTGAAAAAGTCTTTTATTATGTCAGTCAACTATCTAGGTTAATCACTAAATTAGGTTATAGTGGCATGTCTACTTCTTCTGATTTGCCAGCTTCAACTCTGTCAGGACTAGATACATTAGCTTTCATTGGTTTTGACGTTTTATTGATTGGAACTTTAATACCTGTTGCTTTACAAAACGGTCGAAGATATTTTGACTTGTTTGTTTTAAGCGCCCTTACGCCTCTTGCACTGTCATCTTGGATATTTACCGATACAAAAAAATACTTTTTTATGTGGTATGAGAACATTAAAGATATTTGTATTGTTCAACTCACTTATGCTCTATTTATAACTTTTATAGGATTATTTATTTTTCTTACTAGGGGGACTTCCAGTGGATGGGAAGCTATTTTTCGCATAATTATCGTAGCAGGTGGTTTCTGGCGTATGAGCCATCCTCCAAGATTCATCAAGAACTTGGCTTCTACTTCAGAAAAAGGGATAAATGAGATGTTAAAAGGATATAGAGCTATGTTTACATTAAAGTCTCTTAATTTATCTACACCCGCTGGTTGGGTAAAGCTAGCTGGTAAAAAACTTCTTAGGTAAAGGAGAGGACATTGTGCTAAATAAAATATTGTCAAATTTTATAAATGTGAACGACGAAGAAAAATATTCATATGGTTATTTCATGATTAAAGATCATGAAAAGCTATTTGATAATCACTACTTAGAAATGGCACATGTGTCAGTTATATGGGAAATTAATAAACACGAAAGCAAGTCTTACCTTCATGCTCCTTATTTCTGGAAAAACAGAGGATTGAGTGAAGTTGTAAACGGAGTTAATATTAATGCTGCCAACTGGATTCGATTGAAATTGAAAGAAGACTCGCTCTTTCCGATAGGTGTAGAAGATGGTCTTTCACTCATTTCTCCTTTGCTTAGTAATCTCCATGTTTTTGATCCCAATGATAAAATAATAATTAAATTAATGATTAAAAAAAGGAGTGGGGCATGGAGAGATACTGAGATAGAAAAATATGAGCACTTTATCACCGGAAATGAGTTGGCGATAGAAAGTGGTTTTTATCGGTCAATTTGGAACATATTAAACCTTAAAGCAAAATCTAAGATTAGAAGTCCTATAAAAGAAATTGAGCAGAAAATAATTGATGATCAATATAGTTTTGAATGTATGATAGGTATCGATAGCAACAACAATAGCCAAATAAAATTAATTAAAGACTTAATAAAATATTCGTGCAAAAAACTGTCAGGAATGAACTGTTTTTTCATAGAAGAAATTAAAAGTGGTTCATCAATATTTTATGAAAAACAATATTTGAGCAGAAATGAGATAAATTCGTTCTTGGCTTACGACAATACAATAGAACTCACAAAAGATATAATTGAAGAAGGGAGGCACAAAGAAAAGGAGGGTGTTAATGCCGCAAACAATATATTTGATCTATTGCCAATGAACAATAATAAAAGTATAAATAATGAATATAGAGATATTTCTCTACAAATACCAAAAACATTAAAAAGAATAGGTGTAATTAAAAGTGAAAAAGATATGAAATTAGATCATGAAATGGATGGTCTTAGTTTTATTAGGTGTCAGTACTTCATACCAAAAGACTTAGTTTATTCAAAAATTATTGCAAAAAAGGAAGATGTTCAGGTGTCACTTGGAGTATCTTCACTGTCAATTGAACAAGGTGATAAACCTGACACCATTGGGTTTTTAATTGCCAAACAAAACAAGAATGCGATTTATCTCAGTGAAGTATTATCTGATAAAAAGACACAAAATTCTCTCATAGAGTTGGAAATTCCTTTCTTTGTCGGACTCGATTCATTTGGTAAACCGATATTTCGTTGTTTGACTTCTTTAACCCATCTTCTTATAGCTGGTGAGACAGGAGGAGGAAAATCCAATTTTTTAAATCAAGCTATTTTAACAATGCTCCTTTTTGTTCCACCTAGTCGCCTTAATCTTTATCTTATTGACCCAAAACAAGTAGAACTAGTACAGTTTAAAGAATTTCCTCACGTTAATTCAGTAATTACAGATCCAAAAGAGGCATCGTTAAAGATGGAGAATGAGGTTATTCAAGAAATGGAAAAAAGATATGAATTATTTAAAAAGAGAGGTGCTAAAGACATCAAGAGTTATAATCAAAAAAATCCCCATGATCCTCTTCCATATATCGTAATCATAATTGATGAATTCGCAGATTTAAAGATGGCTAATCCCCAAATAGTTGACAGTATTCAAAAAATAAGTCAAAAAGCAAGGGCTTCTGGAATCCATTTAATAATAGCTACTCAGCAGCCAAATAAAAATATTGTTGATACCATAATTAAAGACAATATTCCATCTAAGATTAGTTTCAGATTATCAACCTCTTCTGGATACAGAACAGTTTTTGGAACAGGTGTTCCATTTGAATTATTGGGTAGTGGGCATGGAGTCATGAAGTTAAAAGGTCAAATCAAACCATTTGAGCAATTTCAAAGTGCGGTAATTTCTTTAAATGCTAATGAGGAAGAAAAAACATATAAAAAAATTATCTCATATGTAAAATCGAATCGGTATTTAAATCCGAAAGTAGTAGAAGAAAGTCCATTGGATAAAATTAAACGCATTATCGCTAGCACAGGGGAAGTAAGAGCGAGAAAATTAAGAGAAGAGATGAGAACAAGACCAGAAGTAATAAAGGAATTAATGCATCAGTTAATTGAAGATAGATGGCTGATAAAGCATGAAGGGAATAGGGGATATGAATTAATAGCAAGCAAAGAAGAGTTAAACAAATGGAGGAGTTAATTTGCTCCTCCAATACAAATAAAAAATAATTATAATTTATTGACTATTGGTAGATTAAGTGATATGATTCGAAGTAAAAGGAGGATAGTGATAAGGATAAATAAAATAAATTAAAATATATAAAGGAGTTGATTATAGTTTGGAAGAAGTGATCAAAATAAAAGCGGTGGTTGATCATAAAAGGTTTTATAATGAAGAGAGTTCATGGGGTGTTTATGGATTCACACCCATTGAGAAAAGAAATGACATTATTACTGATAAATTCAATACTTTTGTAGTCAGTGGGAATACTTTTGAATTAATTGAAGGTAAAGAGTACGATCTTGAGATTGAATCAACATTTCATCCTAAATACGGAAAAGGGTATGGATTTGTTTCTGTAAAACAGGAAAAACCCACGACAGCAAGTTCTCAGCAAGAATATATAAGAGCTTTATTGCCAGAATCTCAAGCTAATGCGATTATCCAAAAATACCCAAATGAAAAAATATTAGACATGATGAAAGAGGATACATTTGATTATACAGACATACATGGCATTGGTGAAAAAAGGTATAAAAAAATCAGGAGTTATTTATTAGCAAATTTAGATATGCAAGATGCCATTACGGAACTAAAAGACCTAAATATTAATTTTAAGGCAATGAAAAAGCTAGTGGATCATTTTGGCAGTCCGGAGCTGGTAGTGCAAAAAGTAAAAGATAATATTTATTCCTTGTGTGAAGTTAAGATGTTCGGTTTTAAAAAAGTAGATGGGTATGCCATGAATAGAGGAGATGCTAAGGATAATCCCAATCGGATTCAAGCTGCCATCATCTTTATATTGAAGAGTGAGGAGCAAGAAGGTCATACATGGATGACAAAGTTTGATCTAGTTGAAAAGATGAAGGAATTGCTAGAGATTGAGCGTTCTATTATAGAAGTACATATTCAAGCATTAGATAAGAGGTATTTTTATCAAGATGAAAATAGGGTAGCTAATAGATATACATTTGATACTGAAAAAGAAATTAAGTTGAGATTAGAGAGAATTCTTAAAGTTGAAAGCAAACTAAATATAGAAGAAATCAATAATAAAATTAAAGAAATAGAAAGCGAACAAGGTTTTTCTTTTTCTGAAGAGCAAATGGAAGCTATTAAACTGTCATTAAAATACAATGTGCTAATAATTGATGGTAAAGCAGGAACGGGAAAGAGTACCGTTTTAAAAGGGATTATAAAAATTCATAATCAATACAATCATGTTGCATGTGCATTAAGCGGGAAAGCGTCAAATATCTTGGTGAAAAACGGATTAAATGGAATGACACTACACCGTACGCTTGGAACTGATGGAGTTAAGTTTAAATACAATGAAGAGAATAAATTACCATACCACATTACCGCCTTAGATGAGAGTGGAATGGTAAATATTTATCTTTTTAATAGCCTAGTTAAAGCAATTAAAGAAGGCTATAAATTATTTATTTTAGGCGATATTGGGCAGCTTGCTTCCATTGGAGCTGGAGCAGTATTTAGAGATCTAATAGATAGTGGTAAAATCCCTCGTATAGAATTAACTCAAGTTCAAAGGCAAGCCAAAAAATCTGGCATTCTATCAAAAGCAAATGAGATACGAGAAGGCAATCAAATTCTCCAGAGTGATGAATTTGGCAAGCATGTTTTTGGTGAATTAGAGGACTTTTATGTGTATGGATTGAAAAATAAAGGAGGAATACTTCCTCTTGTTATTGATATTGCCAAAAAACTAAAAGGGAAGAGTATTGATGATTTTCAAGTTATTACCGGCAGAAAAAAAGGTGGGGATATTTCAGTCACTCAATTAAATAAAACATTACAGGGAATCTTTAACGATACTAGCCAAAAAGGTGTGAAGAAAGGTGAGTATACTTATTATATTAATGATAAAATAATTCAATGTGGAAACAATTACGAAGCTGGAGAAGATGGCGAGATAAGTGTATTCAATGGTACAATTGGTAAAATTATTGATATACAAGAGACATATATCAAAGGAAATAAAAAGCATGAAGTATACATTCAATTTGAAGGGATTGATAGGGTAATTAAGTATACTGAGGAGGAACTAGACCAAATTGAATTGGCTTATGCTATTAGCGTACATAGATCACAAGGATCAACTATAAAAAATGTTCTATTTGTATTTGATTATTCTTCGTATAAACTTCTAAGTAGACAATTTGTTTATACTGGTCCTACTCGTGCAAGCAAATGGTGTATGATGATTTGTGAATTAAGTGCTTTACGCTATGCCATAAATACTGACGTAAGTCATGAGCGCAGGACATTTTTAGGTGAAATGTTTCAAAATAAATAAAATAAAATAAATTAAAATTAATAAAAAGAAAGGAGGGGGCTGGTGTCAGATAAGGTGTTTAAACTGCAGCTCCTTACAGAAGAAGTGGTAAGGAATCCTGCTCTGAAATCTAGCGCCTTCCTGCTGTTCGCTAAATTATGTGAACTTTACGGAAGGTGTAAATCCGAATTGTTAGAAGTGAATCATACCGCCTTAAAGAACTATTTATCTGTCTCAGATAATCGCAGTTTAAAACTAATTTTCAATAATATGTATGAAAATAAGTTAATTCTAAATGAAATAAAGTCTTTTCCAAAGAAAAAGGCTTTGCAAGTTCATATCAATAAAGAAATGACAACTCTACATAGTAAGAATTATTTTACCCAAGTTGATATAAGACTTTTAGACAAAAGAATAGTCGATCAAATTGGAAGTGTAGGAGTTAGGTTGATTTATTATTATGAATCAAGAATAAACCGATTAGAATTATATAAAGATCGCTGCTATGCTTCCATATCAACTATTTCACAAGAAACTGGGATTTCTAAAAATACAATCATGAAATACAACGAAATACTTAAAAAGAATAAGTTGATTAGAATAAAAAAACATAAGTTGGAACATGCGGGATGGGAGAAAGATGGAAACATGATTGATTATGTTCAGTATGCAAATCATACTTATGTTAAGTTGGAGAATATAACCAAATTAATAGGGGATTCAGACACATAAAATATGGCTCAAGAAGCCTTATAAATCAGCGTATCGCAATTTATACCAGATAGTGTTCAAAAAGTACCAGATACGAATCAAATAGTACCAGATGAAAATCAAAAGTTACTAGGTTGCGTATCAATTAATACGGTATAAATTGCGATCTAAAAAGAGGTTTTAATATATATAGATACAGATAATATATACAAGTAATAGATACAAGAGATATATACATTCTAAATTGGTCGCGCTAACGCTTGACCAATTTCAAAAAACAACAGCTTAAAAATAAATTAAATTAAATAAAGGAGATAATAATTTGAATTTTAATGAACAGCAAATTGAAGCAATCAATGTTTACGAAGGCGCATATGGAATTGTAGCTGGGGCAGGATCAGGGAAAACTACAGTATTGATAAATAGGATTAAAAATCTGATTGATAATCATAAGGTTGATCAGAAAGAAATCTTATCAATTAGCTTTACACGTAATACTGCAGATGAATTAAAAGCAAAATTAAATAAAATGGGGTTTAGAGACGTTAATGTTGGTACATTCCATTCCATTTGTGGGAAGATTCTTTCTAATGAAGGATATAATCTAAGCTCCAACCTAATTAAGCCATATGAAATTGAGAATTGTCATAGAGCTATTGATTCTGAATGTAACTATGAAGATATTGCAAGCTACATTTCTTATCAAAAATGCTACATGAGAAGTGAGAAAGATGAATTTGTATTTAAGGAGAGTGATTACCCAGAAGATAAATTACGGTCTTTCTATAAAAATTATGAGGAATACAAAAAGAAGCACAATAAATATGATTTCGATGATTACTTAATTATGTGCTATGACTTACTCAAAAAATTAAGTGGTAAATATACATATGACTTTGTATTAGTCGATGAACATCAGGACTCTAATTTAGTACAAAACCTTCTCTTGAAGGAATTATGTAAGTCAGGCAACATTTATTGTGTATTTGATCCAAATCAAGCGATCTATAAATTTCGTGGGGGAAACCCCGAATACTGCATGAATTTTGAGAAAGATTGGCAAAATGCTAAGACAATAAACTTGTTCACAAATTATCGATCCTCTCAAGCAATTGTTGAAAGAGCGAATCAGTTTATCCGAGAGTATTGTAAGGATTATAAACACTATAAAGATGCAGAGGCATTTAGAAGTGATGAAGGACAAATTTCCATTTTGACTTATGGGAGCAGAGAAGAAGAAGCCTTTGATGTTTGTGATAAAGTAGAACAATTATTAAGAGATGGTGTGGAGCCTCAAGAGATTGGAATCTTGTATAGAGTAAATTCTCATTCTGGATATGTAGAAGGAGAGTTAAAAAGAAGGGATATTCCTTATGATATCTCAAATAAGAGCAGCTTCTTTAAACGTAAAGAGATCGTTGGGATTATGTCATATCTTAGATTAATTCAAGATCCACATGATGATAATGCTTTTGAGACAATTTATAAGATTAAGACTAAGCCATTAAAATACATGAGTAATCAATTACTCAATAGCATTAAAGTAAATGCCGGAGCAAATAATCAATCTTTATATGAGTCATTTATTAATTTCCGTTTTCCAAAAGACTTCCAAAATAGAAGCGCAAGAGAGTTTGGTGAAATCATGAATAAGCTAATCTTGCAAAAATCAAAGAATGTTCCATTGGAAAAATTAATTGATAATATTATTAAGTCATTTCAATTTATTGCCTTTATTCAAGATAAGTATCCAAGTGAAGAGGAAGTCAAGGAGAGAATTGATTCATTGAATACCTTGAAATCGTTTATTAAGAGCAACACTCTTGAGTCGTTCATTGATTATGTATATATGAGCGAAGAGAAGAAAAAGGTAAAAGAAAAATGTGTGAAAATGATGTCAGTACATAGCAGCAAGGGATTGGAATTCAAACATACATTTGTTATTGGAGTAGAGGATAGCAAGTTTCCACATAGCAAAAGTGATTTAGTCGAAGAGGCGAGATTATTTTATGTGGCAGTAACAAGAGCTAAGGATTGCTTATATCTAAGTCAGATTGGTGAAAATAATCGCTTTATTATGGAGTATAGTAGGTAAATGTAGAGAATAATTTATGGAATGGGTAGTGATTATACTATCCATTTTTATTTTGGTGTAAAATAACCCCCCTCTTTCTGTAGATTATGTTAAATTAACATGATTTAGAAATTTAAAGAGTGGTGAGGGTAAAACTATTCGGAAGGAGTCTTGAGTAAAATTATAAAGGAGTTGAGACATATAATTCTGGGTAGAATTGATTGTGAAAGAGAAACAGAATAATATACACCAAGAAAAAATATAGTCAAGGATTTTAAGAGATATGTGAATCCTTTATATGGTAAGGTGTGAAGTGTACTGATTAATTTAACAAATTAGAGAACGATTCAAATAAGTGGGTAAATAGATGAAATTCTATGGGAAACTCGTTAATACTTCATTTTTTACATCTTTTCATAGTTGACTTTTTACGCCTGAATCAAAAAGATTACTATATATAGTGTGATTCAAAAAAAAGGGAGTACAAAATATTGAATAAGGGTAGAATTATGTGGTAAGCTTACCCATGAAAATAAGAGAAAGGGGTGAGGCTATGGGAGATACAATGTCATTGCTTACATTATTGTTTACAGGAGGCTTGTTTATGATTGGACTCTTGAATCTTGTTTTGAAAATGACAAAAAAGTAGCTTACCAGTTTTTAACTAAACTAATAAGCTACGGGTCAGTTTTGATGTTATGGTGGCACATGCGATCAAAACTGAAGGTGTTTCTGAACGCTAGAAAGCGTAAGTAAACTAAAGTAACCGAATGTTACATTTTGTAACTAGATTTATAGTACCATATTTAAAAAATTAGCGAAAGGATTAGCTAACACTTTTAGAATATTACATCAATGTCCTTTCGCTGTATCGAAAAGTGTCAGAGTATTTTAGTGGAAGTGGTGAATTAAGTGATTATGAAGGAATAAATTGAAGGTGATACATATAATTTAATGAATAATTGGGAGAGCAGAAAAGTGTGATCGAAAAAGTGGGGATTAAGGGGTGAAAACATAGATGGGATAAGGGTTATAAGGTGATTAGACAGGTGAGAATATCGAAAAGAGTTGATGTAGTAGGGGTTGTAGGGTGATTAGAGACAAAATTGAGTGAAAATGAGGAAAATTGAGTGAGTAAAAATGGCGAGATGAAGGGGAAATTTCGATGTGAGTTCGAGTGTAGATTCAGGTGAAATTGTGAGGTAGGGAGTGTGAGGGGAGTCGAGTTTAAAAATTGAGTGAGTGGAGGAGTGGATGTGTTCTAGCAAAATATGGAAATTATGGTAGTTTTTTGGATGTTTATTAGCCCCCTCCTTTGTTAAAATATAGCCAAAAAACAGCGTAAAATAAGGATATAATATGTGTTATATCCCACTTTGAAGCATTCAATTATTATATTCAGTTTTAATCTATTGTATTTCCAATTATATCCTAGTCTAGTATTCCACTTATATCCAATATGAAACCGTGCCAGCCAATACCACATAGACCACCGCTGAAACAATTGTTTTATAATATCGAACAGAATAACAGGGCGGCAATTCTTTAAGTGTTCATATTGTATATATACGATATACACACTTACCTTTCCTTCGACTTATCCACTTTATCCACACACTAATGTTAATAACTTCCCATCTAATTCATTTAATTTATTATATTTTTCACAAGTCAATCATATTTACAATTATCCGAAATTATAGTATAATGTATATTGATCCATATTATTTATTTTAATTTTATTTATCAACTAACTACCCACATCTTTCCACTAGCTAAAACTAAAAGGAGGAATTTCATATAAATGTCAACTAATCCAATTGAACCACCTAATCCCATCATTTCCACATCACACATAAAAGAAGGTGATACATTTAAAAATTATAAGCACCTTTGTGAAGCCTTATCCATTCCAATTGAAGCAGGAAATTCAAAAAAGGCTCAACTTAAAGAATTAGAACGCTATTTTAAATATACTAAAAAAGGGCATTCTTTCATTATAACTCACATATATAAAATACCGCTTCCAGCCAATAATAATAAAACTAAATATATATCAACTATTCAAAGGTTAATCTTAGACAAAATCATTCACAATAGTAATAATGGTTACTTATTTATCACAAGAAATAACCTTCTTCAAGAATTAAGGATGATAAATCAAAATTATATAAAAGCTAAATATAAACAATTAAGACTATCCAAACATCTCGACATATCATTAGATGAAATAAAAGATTTCTACTCAACATCTGACGACTTACTCAAAAGAAATATAGAATCTGCCTTAAATAGTTTGGAATCACAATTTTTAATTGATTGGACTAAAACAACGACAGTATGCCTTATAGATACAGAAGCTAAATATAATGAATATAATCAGATAAAAGCTGAACAACTAATAAACGTTAATGAGTATGGAGAAGAAACGCAAACCTTCAAAGGGTCTAACGTAAAAACAAATACATATATAAGAAAGGCAACAGAAGAAGAAAGGGAGAATATCAAACTAATTGAAAAGGAAGTAGCCTTAAAATATAATTGCAATAGTGAAAGAGATATTTTTATTAGAGGAATACAAGATCAATTTTACAGAGAGGTTAATTCAATTTTATTTGATAAATTCAATATCTATCGTTACTTTAAGTCTTATGAAATAGTTGCAAATAATAAATATATTACCAATAAGTGGAAAGAATTAAATAGCTTCAAATTAGATTCAAAGGAGAAAGAGTATTCATTTCAAACAGTTAATAAGGGTATAAAGAATAGAATTAATGAAAACAGTTTATCAAGGCATAAAAAAGCCAATACTAATAGCGATAAAATGAAAATGAGAATGAAGGAAGATTATATAAATAATACTAGAAAATTAAATAATATACTTATTGACAGTAAAGCAAAACAGCTACCTAATGATTTTAACAAATATAATTAAATTAAAAATTTGAACATATCTTCTTATATAGACTATTACTTATTATGGGAAATGTGTTCAAATTTTTTTCTCAAATAAACAAAATAAATTAAATTATATATTGACAATATACTACTTATAGTATAATATTATAAGTAACAACAACATACTATTTTTAGAAAAGAGGTTGCATACAATGTCAATCACATTTAAGGAATTTACCCTAAACTTAATCGAAACAGCTTTACTTAATGAAAATCAACCTTCATACACCATCAAAGAAATAAAAGAACTAGTTAATTCAGCAGTAGAAAATTACGAGTTTGAATATAATACTACTGTCAATATTTCATCTGATATTATGTCAGATATTGAACAATTGTTAGTCAGTATGAATATTGAATTAATAAAATAAATAAAATTTATGATAAGGAGTTGTCAGATATGAGTATGAAAAAACTACGCGCAGAATGGGTTAAACAAGGCTTATCATCACATGAAATGGAACATTTAAGCCGCTATTACAAAGAATGCGAAAAATGCAAAGAAGCCTATAGTCTTGTTTCACACGTTAAAGATTGCAATTGTAATAAATAAGTCGTCTGTGCGACTATAAACCGCATTAAGCGCAGAGCGTTCCCAGTTAGCAGGCTGGGAGGTTGTCCAAGAAACTTCATAAATAAATTCAATAAAATTAAAATTAAAATAATTCTTTACCTTCTTTTAATCTTACTATATAATATAAAGTGAATATAATATTATAAACGTATTATAAATAGGAGGTAATAAATTGTTACAATATACTTTATCCCAATTAAACTCGAAAATGCTTACCGAATTGCAATCAATAGCAAGAAGCCTCCATCTAAGAAGATACACACAACTGGAACGAGAGGAACTAATAAAATTAATCTACTCTAAAAATCCCAGCGCATTTACCCATGACATAACCTACATTTACAATGAACATTTAAAAATGTATTCTATTACATGGGCAAACTATTTAGACTTAACCACTCACGAACTAACGCATTCTATCGTTTCATCTATATCCAATAAAAAAACCTACATTAAAACGCACAATAAAAAAGAAGTAAAAGCCTTATATCGTGCTGGCTTTCGTATTTCAGGAAGAGAAAACCTTTCCGAAGCTGATACACTTGAATATGCAAAAAATAAAGCAGTCACAATGTTAGCCAATACAAACAAATATAATAAAATTGACTTATCAATTAATAATGATATGTATACTCATAAAATTGCCGACAATCACTATATAATCAAAGTCGGTGCTATGTCTCACAATGTAGAAACAGACAGCGAAGGCAATCTAATATTCACTTTTAATAAAGGAGCAAAAAGCCAATATATAAACAACAAAGGTTATTTGGCTATAAAAATAAAAGGGGACATCGCATAAAAATAATTAAACAAAATAAAAATAAACATATACAAATATATACTGCATATGATATAATTAATTTATCAAATAAAAGGAGGTGAATAAGAATGTGAATATGACGGAAGTTGTAAAGGTTGAGCTAGTATTGTGGATAGGCTTGCTACTATCGGTACTTAACATCATAGACAAACTACACATACTTACTAAGCGATACAAAAAGCCAAAACCACAAAAAAGAGTCATCACCATTCGCATAATTCCTGAACGTAAGCGTCGCACACGCCGAACAAGAGGAAAACGAATGAATGATAACTCTTAGCAGTAAAAGGGTAGGGGAAGTCAGTAAGATTCCCTTATCCTTACCAACCTTTACACTTCATTATATATCACATTCTAATAATAAATGCAAACTATGCGTAAATATTTAGATTATGGCTTCCTTATCTTCGCTGCCCTATATCTTTTGTTCCGCTTATCCTATGACGCAACAACAGCCTTTGTTTATATAGTTGACATTCTCATAATCATTGCAGCAGCTTTAACACTTTTCAACTTCACAAAGACAGTGAGTAAAAGCAATAAATAGCCGTAAGAAACGGCTATACATATATAAAATAAATTAAATTATTTTTAATCTTTTTATTGACTTTATACTACTTTCGATATAATATTATAAGTAAGATAAGTTAATGGAGAGGGGTATAAAAAATGAAAATTACCTACTTAGATAAACTAAAAGAAAATAATCAATTAAAATATTTAGGTTTTTGTTATTAAAGAGGATACCTTTCGCTTTCGTATCAATCAAAGAAGGTAAGGTTATCGCACTTAAAAAATTCAGCACGTAATAAATTCAATTAAATTAAAAGGAGCTAATAAAAATGATTAAAACACAAACGTTCAGCCAGCTTTCACAATACGAGCAAATTGATTTACTATCTGATCTTTTCGCTGAATCAATTTTCACTCTAGGCTGTATTCCATTCCCACAACTTAGCAACGATCAGCAAGAAGCAGCAATTAAGCTCTTCCATTCCGAAATGTCCAGCAAAAAAATTGAATTAAATAATAAACTCATTGAAGCAATTGGAGTCGCCAATCTTCTACACTTGGCGACAGCTTGCAAACGTTACGGCTATACTGTAATCAATGAAACGCCGCTGCAACCCGTTCAAGAGGCTTTAAGCGCTCACGAAGGGGAAAAGGTAACGATTATAAAACTATCTGATTTCGGCTTCCCTGTGGCTATTCAGACCACTTTAAAATCATCAGCTATTGAATCATATGCACAATATGAAAACACTTTAAAAATCATCCATAAGCCTAAACGTAAACGCACATATTATAGCAACCGTATCATGGAATCTGATCAGCTAATTGTCGTGAACGGATGGATCAACCTAAATGAATCATTAACACATAGCACACTCACACAAAACGAACAGCTTACTGTAAAGCAGTCAAAATATAGCAGTTTTGATAAACAGTATTTAAGCGATATTTTAGATAGTTTAAATAAAAATAATTTAATTATAAAATTTAACTTATGAAATGGGAGATGTGAGAAATGTCATATACTTACACTAACGAAGATATTATAAATTACCTTAATTCATACGCTTTTGAAAATGTTATCTTTCTAAAAACTGAAAATGGAAACCTGTATTTTTCAGCCTTTGACACAGATCACGAAGAAAAATGCATAGTTGAAATCTTACAGGAAGCAGAAGATAAAATTTTAGTAAGTATAAAGCATGAAAGTAGTCAGCATTTTAACATTTTCGCTGTATTAACTGAATAACTTTTTATTGAATGTAAGGAAATTAAAAATATTAATCGGAGGAATGTAAAATGATAAGAATTTTTGATATGCAATTGAATAAATGGACAGATCACACTTTAGATAGCTTATGTGAAATTCATTTGTTGGATGATAAACAAGACCCAGATTTCGAAGAGTATTACAAAAAAGATTATGAAGATTACTATTCAGGTAAATGGACTATTGATAAGAAAATTGATTATGTAGAAAATAGAGGTTACGAAGTGGAAATAGTTAAATAAATCATTAGTTTTATGTAATAAACAAAATTAAAAATATGGAGTGGTTAATTATGTTAAATAAAAATATTAAAGTATTAAAAAATTCATTTTGTGATTTATTAGAAGGTTGTCACGGTCGAATCAAAGCAGTAGAAAAACATAATAATCAAGAATATTATTTAGTTCAATTAGATGCAAATTATTATGGCAAAGTGTACTTAAAAGATAATGAATTTCAACTAATATAAAACAATCGTTTTATCATTAATAATAGGAGTGATTTACAATGATAATGAGTATAGATGAATTTATCAGCCGACAAGATGAATTTGAAGGACGTAAGATTAGATTTAAGGTAGAAATGAAAAATGGAAGTATTAAACATTTTGAAAGAGTTGTAAATGATAAATTCTGTAATCCAAATGGAGAAAATTTCAATGTACTGGAAGTTGAGATTTTAGAATATGTTGGGATTATTTCACTATTTAAATAATAAAAAATGGAGTGATAAATAATGAAATTTAAATTACATGATAAAGTAATACGAAAAGGTGATCCATCTATTATTGGTTATATTACAGAGGTAAACTATTTAGGGGAAAAAGATTTAGTTTTGGTTCGCTTTGATGGAGGGGAGTGTTTTGTAGATGTAAATGATATAGAATTCTGTCAAGAATAATAAGATAAAACAGTGATTTTAAAACAAAATAAATTAAATTAATACTTGAATTTCGTTAGATGAACATGTAATATAATAAGTAAGAAAACAAATAAAAAATATTTGGAGGTTGCTACATATGACAATGGAACAAAGAAAATTATGGCATGAAGGTCGAAAATTATGGCAGGAATACGTAAATGTTAACGGCTATGGATTTACTTTCAATGATGAAGGAATTCAGAAATTATCAAGACGGTTAGATTTAAACAAGGCATATTTAAAAGAAAGATTAACAATTTACTTAGATAATTAACCAGCCTAATAAGCTGGTTTCTCCTTCTCTTCATCTTAATAAAATACGCTTTTTAAACAGCAAATAAAATAAATTAAATAAATATATTGACATTATACTACATTTGATATAAACTTAAGATAGTTAATAAATAACTATTAGGAGGAATCAAAATGCCGGTATATAATTTAAATGTAGTTATCACATTAGTTAGTTCTTATAAAAACAACGAAGATTATGTTTTATGGATTGATACAGAAAGCAGAATGTGGGAAACAATCAACGGAGTAAACAAAGAAATCAAAGATACATACGAAAGAAGGAAGTATGAAAAGTTGTTTCTTGGTTTCACTCTCTAACGTTAGAGAGTGAAACCCTAATATTAATTTAAAAAAACAACTGTTTTTATAAATTGAATTAAATTATTGTATTGACAATATACCACTTCTGATATAAAATTAAGGTAGTTAATAAATAACTATTAGGAGGTTATATTATGAAAACCTGGGAAACGGCATTAGTAATTGTAAATGAAGTGGAATTTGACCATAGTCTACACGCTTTTGAAGTTTACGACAAGAAAGAAAACTTTTTGGGATTAATCACACCAGCGACAATCGAAGATATGGAGCAAATTATCAAAGACTTGGACAATGGAAGTTGTCCAATTAATGAAATGTGGGAAGATGGAAACGGTAATGTATGTAACATGGAAGGGTAGGAGAATCAGCTGAATAGCTGACTCTCCTTGTCATAAAATCAACATTTTAAAAACAAAACAAATTAAATTATATTATTGACATTATATCAAATGTAGTATAAGATAAAGATAGTTAATAAACAGCTTTCGAAAGGATGATAAACAATGCTAACAGTGAAAAAAGAGTATGGACAATATTTAGTAAGTGGTGAAGGGATTCAAGCGGTTATTTCTTATTTTGAAGGTAGCGACAGTTCAGTAAAAGGAAAGGGAGCAAGAAAACATAAAACTGAAATTATTGAAGCTGTTAGTCTGTTTTTACAAAAAGAACATGAGGCGGCTTTTAATGCAAAAGAAGCTGAGCGAAAACAAAAAAGAGATTCCTTCCTTCAATCTGCTACATATAAAAACATTGATTTATTATCCCTTTATAAAGTTGAATTTTATTACTATGACGAATATCATTCGCATTGGATTGAATATTATAGTTATCTCACAGGCTGCGAATTACTAAACGATAACAGAGTAATCAAAGCAGAACTAGCAGAGTTTAATAATACCGATATTTTTGCAATAGGAAGTCATGGCGATTTTAAGCGTAAGGAGTTAATTGATAACAGAATTTTTATTGCTAGTAACATTCCCTATGTTACAGGGTTGGCGCTTAAAGAAATGCTCTTAAATGGTTTTAAGACATACGGTAATGTTAGACTAGTAAAAGATGTTGAACTGCGTTCCATTCAACAATATGGACAAAGCGATAGAACTGCTATGATACTTTTTGATACTACATCAATCAAAGATCAGTTAAGCATGAAAGAGCGTTACAATATTGAAATGGAACGAGCAAGAGAAACCGTAGATGAGCCGAGACAAAAAGAATTATATACAAAAGAAGGGAAAAGAATTGCGTTTGCATGGTTTGCTTCCAAACCGTGTAGCATGAAAGAAGTTATATCCAAGGAATTAGCAACATATGACAGATATGTTGTAGAAGAATCTATTTCAGTTGATAAAGAATCATTCGATTTATTTTTATCAAATTTAGACATGCAAACATTAAATACAGAATTCAAGGGTGGGACAAATAGCACATTTGAAGTCAACGAAGACATTGAAAATATGTGGGAATTGTCAGAAGAAGATCAGACACGTTGGGCAAATGAATCATATAGAGTAGTATTAGAAGTGATTAACACTGAAACAAACGAAACATTGTTAATTGATCCGCAAGGCTATGACTACGCTCGTTATATCGCTGTCAAAGAAGGTTTTGAACCGACACCGGATAATAATCAATATAAAAATAATAAAAATAGTAGAGAAGGTAATTTTGATCCTTTAATTGATGAAGAAACCACCAATAACAGCGAAGAAGTAAAAGAGCAGACCAATGCTGCAACATACTATTTGAATGAAGAGAAAAACGGCATTGAAGTTTCATTTTCGGATAAGCCAAGCGAAGAAATCAGAGCACAACTAAAAGCGCATGGTTTTAGATGGTCACGAGCTAGAAAGATATGGTATGCAAAACAAAGTGAGGAACGTTTGGAGTTTGTGCAAACGCTTTGTAATAATACTCAACCAGAAGCGCATAACAGCGAAAGCGGAACAAGCCTAAACTTTCCTGACATTGAAATTGATGATATTGAAACATATACAATTGATCAACAGCTACAAGATAGAGAGCATGACAGTGCATGGGTATTCCGTAAACAGAAGCGCGACCATACGAAAGAAATTCAAGAAACGTTTTCACGCTATACTAATCAAGTTAAAGAGGTTATTTCTACAACAAGTAATAAAGCAACAATCTATTATTTAAAACGTGACTTACAACGTTTTAAAAAGAAATATTATGATGCTTATGTCAAATATCTAAGCTTCAAGGCAAACAATCCTTCATGGTTTGTCACTGGGGCAGCCGGAAGGAATAGACATAAAGATAGAAAAGCAGATGATAGACAGCATAAGTTAATGGGCGATTTAGTCCATTTAACAGAAGAGATCGAAAATAAAATTAATAAAACTGAATACAGAATTATTAATGAGAAGGATAGTAAGTTAAAGCAAGAAATTAAAAATACTGAAATTGATATTGAATTCCAAACAAAGAGAAAAGAAATTGAATACATGGGAATTAAAGATGATAGGCGTGTGTATATTCATGGTAATTATTGGATTTGTAAGTTGTGGGGATGCTTTAGAGTATTTAAAAATGGATATGAAATCCATTCCACAAAAACAACTGAAAAATTAGAAGACGCAAAAAAGTTTGTTGCCTTGCAAGTAAAGAAGGAAATGCAACCAGCGTGATCTATATAACAGCAGATTAAAAATCGAACTGGTGGAGGTTTTAAGCATGTATGAAGAATTAAAACAAAAAGTAAAGGATATTTGCAAACAGAACTATAAAAATAATTGCGGGCAATGTCCTTTGCGCCCTCAGTGCTGCCGTAACGTAGGAGCAGGAATAGAAGCACATAATAGATGGGTGAATGAATTAAATATTGAAGCCGAACAAATAAGCTTATAACAGCAAAGTATAAATAATACTGGAGGTTTTTAATATGAAAAATATCAAGGCATTCAGAAAATACAACAATGGCTCATGTTCCTATGAAGTCGTAGAAGTTAATACGAACACGGGAAATATTTTTAAATATAATTATAATATTGTAGACGGTTCACTCGTTCGTTTTAGCGAATGGGAAACAAGTATAACAGCTTTAAAATGGATTAGCCTGAAAAGTTATTTTAGACGCCTAAAAGAATTAGGCTTGAAAGAATTTGATTTGAACGAAATTAATTTACCAAGATTTAAACGAGAAAACTATTCACAGGAGCAATTGATCAATTTTGTTAGATTGGTTCGTAATTAACATTTCTATAACAGCATCTTTAAATTATCACTGGCATTTTAATAAAATTAATTAAATTATATATTGACATTATACTAGTAATGATATAAAATAAAATTAAAGATAAACAGGGAGGAAATAAAAATGAATAACAAAAAACTATCTAATATGACAATGAAAGAGCTTTATGAACTAGCGAAGGAAAAAGGAATTGCCGGACGATCAAAGATGAATAAAGTCCAATTATTAAAGCGTTAAAGCCTTCTCAAATTGAGCTTGCAAAAGATTTTTTAAAAAAGAAGAAAGATAAAAGTAGACTAGGAATGAATTTACAGTTTTTCGGACAGAACAAGAAGCATAGGAAGCTATAATAAAATAAACCTTTTATGAAAAAAATTGGAGGAATTGAAATGAAAATGAGCATAGATGAATTTGTTAACAGACAAAAAGAATTTGAGGGACATAAGGTTAGGTTTAAAGTTGAAATGAAAAACGGAAGTATTAGACATTTTGAGAGAATTGTAAATGATAAATTTTGTAATCCAAATGGAGAAATGTTTCAAGTGTTAGAGGTAGAAGTTTTAGAGTATGTTGGAATTACAACTTTGAAGGTTAGTGACAATGGAGAAATACACCTAAAAACTAATTAGGATAAAAGTAATATTTTAAGTTGGAAGGAGGAATAAAAATGTTTATTAAAAAACTTGTAGAGGCTTCAGACATTAAGCTTATAAATTACAACTTAGATAATCATCAGATTAAAATTGAAGTGGATAATCTGGTGTATGATTTCGGGCTTTTGGAAACAGGTATAAGTTTTATTAAAATGTTTTACTTAGATTATTATAAAAACGAAAAATTCCTAAATGTAAAAACTGGGGAAATAATAAATACTGTATTCGGATAAATTCAATCTTTTAAAGTTAATTATATAAGGAGTTATAATAGATGGAGTATAACAAAACAATCTTTATATCTCAATTATCCCTCGAAAAACAAAAGGTAATCAAAAAAAAGACTACTCAAAGCTGGGATTAATGAACACGATTTAGAGGGTGCTATGTCTGACAGGTTGATGAATTTAGAGGATACTATTGATATATCTGATTTAATGAGCGATAATTAAATCATTAAATAACAGGAGGTAAAAAATGAGAGAAATAATTAACGGTATGAATGTTGGCGTATTTAAAAAAGACTGGGGGAGAGAACTTTATTTTGAAAGAGCAGAGGACGCTTGTAATTATTTGAATTCAAAAGGATTGTATTTTATATCTAAGCAAGTACAAGAGAAAATGGAATATGTCTCATCTTATAAGGAGATCTGTGTAACGGAAAATAACAATGGATATGTTTTAGAGGTTGGACGTTGCGGGTTCGCATCTCATAGTTACTTTCCGATCTTTAAAAAGTAAATAGGTGACTTTATTATCTGAACGTAGTGGGTTATAAAGAAAGATTCGGTATTAATGACTATTTTATCTGAACGTAAGAGGGAAGGTTTTTCATTCACAATATAAAACTAAAATAATGATATGGGGTTGATAATTGTGCTACATAAACAAATTAAAAATAAAGATAAAACTGATTGGTCTATTATTATATTGACAGGTATTGTTTTAGCAGGATTATTTTACATGGCTGGAACAGGCATTATTAAAACACATTTCCTATAAATAAAATAAAAATAATTATAATAATTTATTGACTTTATACTACTTTTAGTATAAAATTAAGTTAAAGATAAGGAAACAAAAACAAAAGGAGGAAGTCATTATGAAAAAGTTTGAAGAATTAAATAGCGGAAATTCAACCATTGTAGAATTTGAGGGTAAAGAGTATCGCACATTGCAAGATGCATATGTTTCAGATGATGGTAGTGAGTATAAAGCTCATGCTGTCGATGAAAATGATAAGGAATATATGATCTACTGGGAAACAATTAATTTTGATACTTCAGACGAGTCAGAAGCTTGTGATTGGGATAATCCAATCAGAGTAGAGAATATCTAATTCATACTTGTCAGATTCTCTTAGTTGATTAACAGGCAGCTAAGAGAATCACTGGAAAAATAAAATTAAAAATATAAAAAAAGGAGAATTTAAAATGAAAACTATTAAACAATTATTATCAGAAAAAAAGGTTGTAGCAAGTGGATTTGAAGCTATTAAGGGATTATCTGATTTCAGTCAAGGAACAGAAGAGGTTGTTTTATCGTCGCTATCACCTGCTATTTTAGCAGAGCAAGGAGTAACAGAGTTTTATGCACTGCAACTGCCGAGAGGCACAATATTTAACACATCTCAAGAGATTTTTGATGCTGATTTACCAGTACGCAAATATCAAATTGAGGTTGTAGATAAGCTTGATCTTATTAAGTATTCCAATCCAGATAAAACAGTGATCGCAAGCCGTCATAAAGGCACGATTGATATTCTTAAAAAAGACTGGTGGTTAGCGCCCGTTTTTGAGAATGTAACAGCAGAGGATATTAAAGGCAAGCACGTTGTCGGCACACTGCCTCCACACTTGATTACTGAGTGCGATATGTATACGGCTGTTACAATTAAAGATTTTGATTATAAAAAAGATGGCGACTTAACAGACGTAGCTCTTAGTGAGCGGTTAGTTGTCGCAAGTAATCCGATCAAAGTTAAAGAGTTAGATATTTAATTTTTGCTTAATCCTTCGACTAGTTATAGTGTATAACAGCTTGATCGAAGGATTGCTGGAAAGATTAAAAACGAAATTAATAAAAATAAAATAAATGGAGGTAGGATGATATGGAACAATTACACAAAGATATGTTAAAGGTAACAGGTAAGGATTTTTCTCGATCAGACTATCATCTGAAAGATATTTTGACCGATTACACAGTACTTGACAAAAATACCAACATGCACTACACAGTAATCCCTTCGTCTCTATGTCATAATCTAAAAAGTGACGAGCAAGCGATCCTGTTTTTTAAATCTAGGACAGTAGAGTCGATTGATCCAGGTTACGATCCATATTGGGCGGGATATGTACACGTCGATATAATTTTCGACTATGTAGAAATGGAAATAAACTCAAAAAATAATAAAGAGTCTCCTCCCGAAAAAGAAAGGAAACTGGAAGAGACTCTAATAAAAGAATGGGATAGATTGCAGCGCCCGTCACTAAAAAAGACAATTGATTACAAAACAGTTGAGATGACAAGCGATCAACTGGAAAAAGCTTTATTAGAGGGCGTGACGATTATCCAAAAATTAAAACACGGATTATTCTACCAAACAAAAATAAAGGTGGATATATCTAATAACGGTGATGAATCGTTCACAGAAGGAGATAGAGAAGCATATGTCTACTTTGATCTTAGCGGGGCATTCAACTCTAACGATGTTGTAAGTGACCACGATAAAATTTATAGAAACATCATGATATACACAAGCGTTACACTCATTAAAAAGTTTATTCGTAATCCGCAATACTTAATCGAGGTATTACAAGGTGATCTGTCAAACGATCATGAGATTACGTTTATAATAGAAAGGAGGAATTAGAAATGAAAATAATAGTATTAACTCATAAAAATTCAGGGGCTACGGCAACAATAATTTTTGAGGGAGGTAAAATAAATGATATATCCATACAAGGTAATGACGAATTCAACCGACTGGTGATTTGTCATGGGGCTATTCTAAGAATTGTAAAACTAAATGGGCGCACATACGATAAAGCAAAAATTTACGCTATTTACAGTGCAGCCGAAGGTTATAACAAGGACATACAGGCAGAGATCACAAAGGATGATATTTTTGTAACGGATGACTTTCTAAAATTTTTCGATATAAAAGTAGGTCATTGAGAAAAAACTAAAATATGTTTTCTTCAATTGCCCTCTATTCCAACAATGGTATAATATAACTCAAAAGGGGAGGGATTTAATATGGAAGTTTATACAATTGCAGAAGATGAATATATAATGACTGATAAGCCAATCAAAATAAGCAGTCCAAGAGGTTTCACACATGTAGCAAAAGCAGAAACAATCGACGGACATCCGGCTTTTATATGCTGGAAAGTACCGGAAGGAAAAAATATAGAAGATGTCAACCCTTGCTATGCTGAATTGGATACAGACTACCTTAATGATTAATCATATAACAGCGAAGTCTTTTAATCGCTGGAATTTAAGGAGGAATTATAATAATGAAACATTTAGAGGAGTTTATTGCAGCATTAACAGACAAGCAACTAAAAGCGGCTTACGACGAATTAGTGGAATGGAAAAAGACCGGAATTTTAAACGACGGCTTAACTAGAAAAATTCATGAGCAATATAATTTACAAGGATTTGACTTTCCTTTATATGCCCTGCCAGAAAAATTCTTTTTCGAAGCAGCTAAGAGATATTTCGAAGGGGAGTGACAATTATTGAACTTAAAAGTTAAATTGCGCCTCAAAGAAATACTTTATGAGAAAAACATGACACAAGCTCAACTAAGTCAGTTAACAGGCATTACGCAGCCCAAGATTAGTGAGCTTGTGAACATGAAAAGAACGACAATCAAGATAGATACGCTCAATACAATAATCACGGCATTAGAAATAACAGATGTAGACAGAGTTTTTAAAATAGTTGATGAAGACGATTGGTTTTCGGGTGAATAGCATCTAAAATCAGGAGGGGTATTAATGAATAAACTAATGAGCCGTGAAGAAATGATTCAAAAATATGCTAGAAATAATTTTGAGGAAAACTACATCTATAATCTAAGTGATGGGGTTTATGAACAAGTTGCAGATGTAATAGGATTCTTGGAAATAGATAAAGAAAAAGTCACTTTTAATGACATTTTAGAGCAAGCAATGGTTGCTTGTATTCATACTTTTGATTTTAGAACAAAAGACATTATCGAGCAACGTTTTCCTGAAGTAGAATATACCATGATGCATTATAAAGCTTCGGGAAGTGTATATTATATTGAAATGAATGATGAAGGACATGTAAAATTTGAAATAGAAATGTTGCCTGAACAACATATGATTATGACATTAATTGACACCTTAGATGATTTTGAAAATTATTTTTACGAGCAAGGAGTTGCAGGAGAGTTTATTTTAACAGTTAAAAAGAAGTCTGAGCAATTTAATTAAAAGAATCATTTTATAGTAATTGAACATAAGAGTGATTATGTTCATTAAGAAAGGGTGTAAAAATTGAATAAATGGAGAATTGAAACTGATAGAGAAACTGTCACGATAACAGAAGTAAGAAAAGACTTTTTTACAATCTGCACTAACCATTGGAGTGATTCAACAACAAACGCCCTTTGGTTTCCCTCGTATCAATCAGCAAGAAGATATGTAAGAGAAGAAATGTACATTAATGGAAGGTTTAAAAAGGTTAATGAATAGTTCGATCATTAAGTGTATAACAGCAGCTACATACTATTGCTGAAATTATCGATGTGAACATATTCAAGACATAGTATAATCAAAATGATTGGATAAAACAGGAGGGAATAATGATGAGCGTTATTTCAAAAGAAATGATTAATGAATTTAACAATTTAATGGAACAGTCAGGAAGTAGTATAAGACTGATCCCCAATCATAGTAGTGTAGATATTAAGTTGGTTAAAGATAGATATTTGAATATGGAAGACCAGATTATTAACCCAACGACAGATTTTTATGATTTACTAATACAATTCTTTAAGAATGAAAAGGTTGACATTTATTTCAACAATACAGGGTCTTGTTTTTGGACTGAATCAGTAAGTGAGATTGAATAACAGCAGCTACATAAAATAGGGATTTTAGAGGAGGAGATCTAATGAAATTAACAGAAGAGCAATTGAAAATTGGAGAATGGTATTATGAGTTTGAAGATGAAACCGGAGCCTATCATATCTATCATACTGAAAGTGGTCATTCTCCTTATAGCTATGCGAGCAGTGAAGAAGCGGAAAGAAAAGTTAACTTATTGAACAGCTTTAAATAAAAATGTAATTTCAATTAAATTTAATAATGGGGATGACAAAAATGTTAATTACTAATTTCAAAAAAGGAGAAAAAATAAAAATTATTAATGTGAATGCAATTAGACAGGGAGAGATGCTATGGTCTAACGGTGACATAGTGGAAGTTAGAGAAGTAGAGAATGAAGGGCTGGGTTATGACAGATTGGATGTATGGGATAAAGAAAGATATTTAAGTGAATATATTTATCCAGATGAATTTATTGGCATTAAAAAACTTTAAAGGAGTTGATAACATGATAAGAAAGACTGAAAAATATTATTTTAAAAAGGTTGGATATTATGGAAAACAGAAAAGAAAAAGTACTACATATTGGTTGCTATGGATTTTGCCTATATTCACCAAAGATGAAATTTTAGGTGGAGACTATGAAACTTAATAAAATGCTGATTTTAAGAAGGCAGATAGGAGCTTAAAAATGAATAACTATAATAAACCAGAAGCTTTTTCTCAGGAGCAAATTAATAAAATTATGAGGCTGGTGAATGCTGATATGATAATTAAACTTGAACTATCTAACAATCACTGCATTGATGATCTTCTTGATAAATATAATGATTATATGACGCTGTATAAAATGTTCGGTGATAAATCCTATTTCACCTATGCAATGTTAGTTATGGTAGAAATTAAAAATAAATATAGTTAAAGGGTGGTGTAACATGAAAACAGAACTTAATCATTTTGAAAAGCAGCTTATATTATACACCAAAGGACACTTCGGACGAATTAACTATGATCAAGACTTAAAGTATTTTGCTTCTGAATTATATGACATTCCAGTAAATCATATTGATAAATATAATATCCTGAGTATGGTAGTTGATATTTATCAAAAAATGATCGATTTGAAGCTTATGGAAGAAATAAAATTAAGAAAATTTATTGGTAATATCTTCTATAGTGCTTGGATGGTTGACGGTCGAATTAGTAAGGATGATTTATTGAAACGTTTATTAAGCAACATTCAAAATGCATCGACCGATGGAAAGTTTTCGTATGATGAAGTTGACTTCCCTATTCTCGAAGAAGTTTTTACTTCTCTGGGAATTCAAGTTATAAATGAAATTGGAGTAAGAAGATCTAAAGACGAAATTTTGAATGATATTAGACAGCGCGAAACCGTATAACAGCGAACGAAAATTCGAACTGGAATTTTGTAAATAAAATAAATTAAATTATGTTAAGATTTTTATTGTTAGGATGTGGAAACCATGTTATTATTAACTTAAGGAAATAAATTGCAAGGGGGAGAGAAGATGAGTGTTGATGAGATGAAAATTGAAATCGATGCGTATAATGAATATATTGAAACTTATGAAAAGTTTAACGGATTAATGTTTTATTTGACACCAAAAGAGCAGTTAGAACTTGCTATGGCTTATGAAGATCATTCAAGGTCAGATAGTGATTTTGTAGATGTCTTAATGCGTATGATGGAAGTAGCTGAAGCAAGAAAATCATTTCGAGTGTGCGGATGAATAAACAAATATAAAATAATTAGGTGATAAATATGAGTGAAGAAGTGGTCGAATATTTAACAGATAAACAAATTGAATTATATAATAATGCTATTGAAGCAAATGATCAAAATGAAATTGACCACTTCGTAAAAGTGGCTAATTCAAGAAAGAAGAAAAGACTTATTCGGAGAGGTGATAATAATGAAAGGAGAGCAAATTGCTAATATTAATAATACTAAGGTTGTAGAGGCACATGGATATTATGATGTCTATATGGAGTTCTCATCCATGCCAGTAGAGTCATTTAAAACTGAGGAACGAGCTTATGATTTTGTAGAGGGTTATTTATATAAGATACCGTTTAATGATGAAAGCTATAGAGGATTGAAATATAAAGAATGCGTAGAAGCAGACTTAGAAGAAGGATTTACATATACAAAAAAGATGAATTTAGAGGGCGTTAATTTGAATAAAGGGCTAACTGAGCGAATGGCTGAAATGGTATAATTATGTATAACAGCAAAGTAAAAATCGAACTGGTGTATTTCAGAGTGATTTTGTGAAGGAAGGTGAGAGAAAATGGACATGGAAACGTTACAAAGGGCTAAAGTTCTGGAGTCGATAATCAGAACCGAACGATTAAATATAAAAAACTGGGAAGAGTTATTTAAATCTGATGAAATCACCTTATCCTCAGCAACAAAGCCGCAAAAAATGTATTTAATTGGAGAGAAAAAAGATGAAGTGAGGGACGTTATTTTACAGCATCACAAAGAATTTCTTGCTGATAAGGAGAGGGAATTTGAAGAACTTTAATACACAATTCGACACTAAAGCGAAGGAGGGGAACAATGGCAAAGTTAAAACAGTATGATAAGGGATTCTTAGATGGTCAAAAAGCCGAAGCGGAGGCATTTCTAGAAAACCTTCGTGCTCTTGAAGAGGAATTGAATAGCGTTGGATGGGACGGTGGACATTCATATTTACATACTATGATGGAAGACTTTGAAAGGTTTCTTAGTGAATAACTTTTGGTAAAATATGAATTTTATGAAGGTAATGAAGAATAAAATCTGATTTCCCATTTTTAAATTTGGAGGGTGATTCTATTGTCAGATCCGTATTTCAAAAGTAAAGGCTTTAATACAGTTAGCTCAGATACATTGAGGGAGATGCATCCTTTAGAAAAGTTGAACTATGTATTTAAAGTATATCTGTCATTAAGTAAAACAGATGATAGGATTGGAATGGCTATTTCATCTGAAAATGCTGACTACGCCAATAAGCTAATAGATAGCGACCTTTTTGAAGCTGTAACTGAAGCTTCTTTTACAAATATCTTTTGCGATAAAGAGGGCGTATTAGGGGTTAGTGAAGTAGTAAGCAAAAGAAAGAAATAACTATTTAAAAGTATGATTTTACAGTGAGAGGAGGAGCACTTTGATGGAAAGATTCATTTCTGAGTCAGAGGAATATATCCAAGTATATGAAAAATGTAGATTTCGCAATGGATGGTTAATCGTACTACAGGTTTCAAAAGAAAAATGGAAAGAGGGTAAGTATGATAAATTCAGATGAGGCTCACTTCAGAGAGATGAAGAAATGTAAACAGCAATTGTAGAATTTAGCATTAGTAAGACTAAAGTAAAGAGTGAAGCAGTAGTGCCTCAAGGAATCAAGGCAGATAGCGGTGGTGCAGTATATTTAATAAAATTTCACTTTTAAAGAAAAGGAGGGAGGGGAGAATATGAGCTTTGTCAAGTTTAAAACGATAGTTCCAAAAGATGGTGAACTATCTTCCTATCTAAATAAACCTGTATTAGACAGAGTAGACCTTTCTAATACCTTTGAAACAAAAACTATCGGTGTTATAAGTGATGCTGTAGAAGTCGAAGAGGGTTATGAGTTAACTATTCAACTGTTTAGTAAATTTCAATATGAATGGATTGGAAATGAGTTAAACGCTCTATCGATTTTAGCCAGATAATATCAGAGTTTTAAGGAGAAGGATATAAAATGACGAAGGTGTATTTGGGAATTTTTGAAGTGGATATGCATGAGCCAACTAGAACAATCTATGCAGGAACTGATCTCGAAAAAGCAATAGCCTCTATACATGATGACAATCATAGTATAGATGATTACTATGTAGAAGTTTGGGAAAATGGAAAAGTCTTAGGTAGATATTACTGGGGAGATGACTACAACAGATTTATGTATTATAAACGTGTGAATGAATACGAATTTAGAATAGACACTATAGAGGAAAGCTCTAATGCGAAAAGGAGAGAGTAAACTCATATGAAACTGCCAGAGATTGAAGTTGAATATATAGAAAAGCTTAGTGAGATGAAAATTAATGACATTGACCAGTTAATCATAGAGAATAAATTCAATGATAATAATTTCGATTACTATTTTGAGATGTATGAAAATGAAGAAGTTGTGGTTTTCGCTAACTTAACTGGCTATCCATTAGAAGAAGATGACATTTCTAGTGGTGTAGGAAGAGTATTTCAAATTGAAACTGCAATCTTAGTTAAAGATGTAAAAAACTCTCAGTACTTAAATCAAATGTTTTACATGGGCGATAATGATGGATTCAGTACATTAGGACATTTCTTAAATAATAAGCCTGTGTGGACAAAAGAAAAACTAAAAGAGGCAGGAGTAAAGAAGTTTGAAAGTTCTTTTATTGGTTTTCCTTATGAGTATAGATGGGATCATATGCTAGAAAGTAAAAATTGAACGCAAACTTATAAAGTAGGTGAAATTTAAATATGAAAGCAATGCCATATGAAATTAAACAGAAGCTGCGGCAATATGCAAAAGCACAAGCGAAAGCTCACAGGTTATCAAGGGAGGTTGATGAAGCTATACGAGCTTATGGAGTACCAATTGACAATTTAACAGCAGTGTCTCCCCCGTTTGATGGAGAACCTTATACAGAGGCTTTAGCTTTTATTAATAACAATGAAGGTAATATTGAAGAGAACATTCTAGAAATTGAAGAATTATTTCTCTACTTTGTGAATAAAAAAGCTGAATAAAATATCTATTTGAAGGAGTGTGATAATATGAAAGAAGTTACGTGGGTTAATAGAGGAATTGACGAGAGATTAATTATCGATAAGGTTGATATTGGTTCAATTGATCATTTAGAACCGAGAGAATTGCTTGGTTTATTGGACAAATACAATATATTAAAGTTAAAAGAAATGTCAGTTAGTGAATATAAAGACAGTCATAAATCTAGTTGAAATGTCAGTTTGATTAAAGGTAATCATGATTCAAAAATAAGGAGTGTTTCACCCCTCTTAATATTTCAAACAATGGAAATTTTGAGTATAATATACTATATACTCAATTGAAATGAGGGATAGTCATGAATCAAAGTGAACCTAAATCAGATCCAAGACCTTTAGTTATTTCTAATATTTTGCAACACAGTCTTTCCAATGACTTCGAGGAAGCAAAAACAGAATGGGATCTTGAAGGATCTGTCCCTTCTGATTCGGCAGATTTCTCTGAACATTGTGAGTTGTGTGGTGCTCGTAATTACAGGGGGAATTGGGCTATTGTAAATCGAAATACCAACGCTATTCTAAAAGTAGGCACAGAATGCATAAAAAGATTTGTAGTTTTAAATGGGACGGAAACTTTAGAAGATAGTCAAGTGTTTTTCTCGAATGCGGAAAAAGAATTGAGTTTAATATTAAAGATTAGAAATGATTTTCCTGAAATAGTCAAAGGGATACCAACTAAGAGGGAGACTACATATTACATTAAAGCCCTAAAAACTCTCTTAGAGTTGAGAGGACAATTGTCACTACTAGATAGTCGCGAAGGAATTGAAGAAGTTATTAAAGCATATTGCATAAAGACAGAAGAAAAAGAAAAGGAGTTAGATATCAAGTTTGTCGATAAGATGTACAATCTCCTTCATGATCCAAAAAAGTTTGTATTCCAAAAAGAAACCAAGAGGTACAGAGAGTATAAGCTTAAAGAAGGGGATACTTGGAAAAAGAGAGGAAGAGTTACTGGAACAACACTTTCTTCTTCAGAAAGCTTTAAAAATCCTGAAAAGAAATATGATTAAGTCGATAATGATATTTCAAGTCTGAAAGAGATTGGAATTATTAGTTATTGACTGGAGCTGAAAAAATGAACCTAATGGATAGAAGGGTAAAAGTAACGACTGGATATTATCAAGATATCGAAGGTGTAGTTAAGGGTATGACAGTGGATGGCTATTATTTGATAATGCCAGCAAGCTTGAATGGATTTTGGACTAAGGCTACCGAATTGGAAATTATAAGATGAAATAATCATTTTATGTGAGGAGAGGGATTAAAATGTTATTTTGTGAAGCTCAAATTAAAGGTGCTTGTAGAGGATATAAAAACCGTGATACTTTTTTTGAATTAACTAACGGGAGAATATTTCAACAAGATGAGTATAAATATCAATACAATTACCAATATCGTCCAAATGTAAAAGTGTTCCAAGAGGGCAGTGTTTTTTATTTAGAAGTGCAGGGCATGAACAGTAGAGTTAAAGTAAAGAAAGTCAAATAAAAGCATCGTTTCATAACAACGTAAACAAAACTATACTATAAACTCCATAAATCGTGTACAATACTACATGAATAAATCACCAAGAGATGCGATTATAGGAGTGGAAATAATGACGGAAATATATTTAGAAATGTTAGATTTGCTTAAAAAGGAAATGAAAGATTCGATTGATCTAATAAATATAGCGGATGAAAATCCCAGTCAGCAATTAGAACATCAGATAGAGTTGCTTACTGCAATCAAAAAATATGCAGACCATAAAAAGGCATCAAAAAATACTTCAAGACCTTGTGATTTAGGAACAACCTGCAAAGATTTTGTTACTGATAAGGAAATGGATTTTCTATTAAATAGTAATAACGAAGATTTTTCTGGATTTGTTATAAAAGAACAACATGAAGATGCAGTAGACGAAACCGATTCAGAAACTCAAAAGTACAAAATAGAAAGAAAGATTAGAGGAGCTTTCATTCCAGAAATTGAAGCGTTTATCCCAGAATCAATTGTCAGACAGCTAGATTTAAAGCATGGTGACTATGTATTTGCTGAGCCATATCAAAAGGACAGTCGGAAATTTAATTATTCTCTTGCAGAAAGAGGAAATGGAGAGAATGATGATCGGATTCAATGGAATAAATGCGTTGTTCAAAAACAAGGCGCAATGTTTGTAATAGAAGAAAGTTTAGAGCTGGGTAAAATAAAGCTTGGTGAAGCTCCACATGCCGCTGTGTTAAGTGATGAAGATGTAAGACAGTTTGAGCTAGCAGATGGATCTGTGATAGACGTAGCATGTCTAAAAGGCAATGAGCATCAAGTTAAAGTTATCTGGAAACATGGTTAATAGAAGCTAAGAGTAAAGGTGGGGGAGAATGAAAGCTAGAGGGAATACAAAGATCATATTAAAGAAAGTCGAAGAAATTCAATTTCTAATTGGGTATGCGAACCAAAATATCATGAATGATCAGGATATTAATTCAATTGAGCAGGCGCAAAAACAATTAAATAAGGCACATGAAATCTGTATAGATATTAGAAGTATGTATGAATTGGAATGAGAAATTTAAAAGAGCTAGGATAATAATTGTGTTTAAAATTTTAGTTTTAATGAATTAAAGAGTGATAATGTGATATAGAAAGGAGAGGGATGGAATGAAGTGTCCTAAATGTAAAGATGGAGAGCTAAGTCTTTATAAGGTAACTGAAAAAGTATATAGAATACCTTTGACATCAAAAAACACCTTATCTAAAAGAAAAATTCACACTATGGGTTCAGAGTACGATACTACGATGGATTATCTTGAATGTAGTAAATGCAAAAGTGAATTTGAGTACGAGCTTGACGAAAAAGGAAAAGTCTTAAAAGATTTACTTTGGGAACGAGAAAGTTCTTAATAAGCTTCTCGGTCATGTAGTTCACTGAGAAAGGGTGGCGAAAATGGAGAAAAGAAAATATAAATGTAACAGATCATTAGGTTATGGGATTATGACAAACAAACAGCCTCAAATAGACACGGAATCAGAATATTATATTGTCGGCTCTGCTAGTGCTTTTGATAATAGGATGATCATTGAGCGTGTGGATGGGGAAGAATTTGAAGGCGAAAAAAGATGGATTGTCGATAATCATAATTTAGCTGAGATTTAAAACTGAAATAGGAGGACTTGCAATGAATAAAAAGGTATGTGCATTTTGTAGCAAAGAAGATTCAACAGATAAGATGATCGATCAAGCCGGAATATATGATGGATTTGAACAGTGGGTACACATCTTATGTTATGAAGATTTAAAAGACAAAGCTAACCAATAGGAAGAGTAAAGGGGAGTAAATGAGTAGAAAACGAAAAGAAATATTAAAAAGACTTTCTGGAGCATTTGATGGTGCTGAGGTTGATGAACTTTTTCGTGAATATGTTTTAAAGTATTTACCCGCTAAGTATCAAAATAAATTAATAGAAATTTTAGCAAATGAAGAAATTGGAGAATCTGGAGTGTATTCGGACGAAGAATATGAAGAGATAATAAGAGAAGCAAGAGAGTATCTAGAGAAATAATAGAAAAATAAATTAATTCAATAAATTACACATTTTAAGAAAGGATGATGGTAGATGAATAAAAGAAAACTAATATACATGGGAGCACAGCCATATAAAAACAAAAAGGAAATGAAAATAATTATAAAAGATATTAAAGAAGAGTTTAGAAATAAAGTAAAAATAGATATAGATCATAATGACAAACTAATTACTTATGAATATAGAAAACGAGTTACTGAATAAAAAATAAAAAAATAATAAGTAATTGAGCCTTATTTTTTTAAAAAATATTAAAAATAAGGCTATTTGTCATATATTTTTATTTACTTTCCACTATCCAATATGTTATATTATAATCAGATAAAGGTCAGAAATAGTCAAACGAAAAAAAGTAATATTTATGTTTAAAACAAATATAATAAGGTATATATAGTAGTGGAGGTAAATAAAATGGAAAATAAAGTAGTTAATTTAGTACATAAAAAAATTGAAAAACAATATCAGGAAATTTCTATGAAGGGCGTTGTTAATTCGGGGAATGAGGGGATGTACTGGAGAAATACGGAGAGAAACATAAAAGAAAGAAATATCGATAAAAGCGAAGCGAGAAGAAATATGATAAAAGGGTATATGAATTTACTAAGTAAACAAATATAATTAAATTATTGTATTGATTAAATGTTGATGTAATTGTATAATAAACCTAATATAATTTTGAGGAGGATGAAAGAGATGAGCTTACAATTAGTCCATATAAATAAAGTTAATTGTTTAGAGATAATTATGATGTATTTAAAGAGCAACGGAAGATCCGAAAATACAATTAAAAACTACTTGGGTGACATAAGACATTTCTTTAAAATCACAAAAGGAAAAGAGCTGGAAAATTTAATCGAACATGATTTTAAAGTTACTGTTAGCGATATTGATAAATTTATTGCTCATTTACAGGATGAAGGTTCGGTTAATAAAACAATAAAACGAAAGTTAACGACAATAACTGGATTGTTTAGCTATATAAATAGCAGGAAGATAGAATTTGGTTTATTAGCCGATATAGACATTAGCTTCATTAGTAAAATGCAAAAGCTTAAGAGCGTAGAAGTAAATTACGGCTTACTCCATAAGGAAGAAGTAGAAGAAATGATAAAGATTGCCCCAATGGTCAAAGAGGGAATGCCTAGATTTAAAAATCGAATTATTCAAGGATTGCTGATTAAGTTCGCTTTACACACCGGACTGAGACAGCAAGAAATTTTAAAGTTGAAGTGGAGCGATTTTATTCTCACAAGAGAAGGAGATTATGAAATCGAATTAAGAGGAAAAGGGCAGCGGAGGAAAATTCATTATGTAGATGAAGACTTTTTTCAAGAATTAATTGATAATAAAGTTAATGACGAGGTAGTATTTCCGTTTAACAAGAATCATATATCGAAACTAATGAATCAACTTAAAATCAAAATGAATATTTCAGAAAAAAGAAATGTCTCTTTCCATAGCATACGTGGAACTGCGATTACTATTTTTTATGAAAACTCAAAAGATCCTCATGCGACAATGGAATTCGCAGGTCACTCAGATTTCAATGTCACAAAAAGATATATAAAAGAAAATAAATACAAGAGAATAGGTGTGTTAGATTTCGATAAATTTCTTAACAGCGATGCTCTAGAATCGCTAAGTAAAGAAGAGTTATTGGACTTAATTAATAGTAATAAAGTTGCGAAAATTATATTACTAAGAAACCTCAATTCGAATTTATAATTTTTTGTTTTATTTTTTGTTTATATTGTGTATAATAGAAGGGAAGTGTATTAATTATTGAATTTAATAACAAAATTAATTGAAATGTCTTTTGAAGAGAGGTGTCACATTGTGAAAGTAGAAAGAAAAGAATTAGAGAGTGTATTGATTGAAATACTTCCCACAATAAAAACAAAAAAAGATATGGTTAGTAAATACAAGGATCTGATGGCAGAGTTTAAAGTGCTGGGAGGCAGAGTTCAATCTGTATTAAATGATCCCGAAAAGGAAGTTCCACAACTAGACGATAAAGAGCTGTATGTTTTTTCAGTGCAGCTTTACATGACAACGGGTAATCAAAGACTGAATCCAGACCATTTTTATAATGAAAGAGAGAAGAAGGAAATTGAAACAACTTTTACGGGTTATCAGGCGGAAGAAATCAAATTTCCATATACTTTCAAGAGTAGTTTCGAAAAGTTGCACGATGGCTATACGGGTAAAATATCCGTAACAGAAATGCGATTATTAAGCAATGGAAAACAGATTCAATATAATCCTAACGTACAAAGAAGTGGCAAAGTCAAACAGGTTGATGATGAAACCTTTATTCCCGTCCCAAAAATATTTAGAAGAAGCATCGAAGGAATCAAAAACAGATTTTTAAAAGGGAAATTATCAAGTACGACATTAACTTTTAATGCCCGCCTGGGAAGTTCAGATGATGGGGAAGAAATCTCCTACGATGAAGATACAAAAGAATTAACCATTACAAAAGGGACTTTATTTGACTGCATTGACGGATTTCACCGTTTTACAGCAACAGTTGAAGGGCAGCATGAAAATCCAAATAAAGACATGGAGTTTATCATAAAGATACAGAATCTCACTGATGCCGAAGCAAAAGAAGTGTTTGTTGAAATTAATACATTTAATGATATCACTACTTCTCGAATGAAGGAGATGGATCAAGAAAAGTTATCTACTGTAGCTGTAGAATTTCTTAAAAAGTCAGGTAGTGAATTAAAAGAAAAGATTACGTCTGAGAATACTGTTAAGTCTGATGAATTAACTACTTTCGGAATTTTAGTGGATGCCGTAGAAGAATTTTTTGAAATGGAAAATAGAGGTCAAGCTATTAAAACTGGTCAGTATTTGACTAAGTATTTCAATAATCTTTGTTACTCGTTTCCTGATGAATTCATCAGCGATATTAAAGAGATAAGATATAAAAGTGAAATTAACAGACCAACTATGTTTTATGGTTTTGTCTGCTTAGCTAAACGAATGCAAGATGAGGGTATTGAAATTGAGTTACTATCTGATATTGTAAAAGATATCGACTTTAATAAGGAGAATTGGCAAGAGTTGAAAGGTAAATCTCCAGCAGGGATACGGAAACACATAAAAGAAGTGTTTGAAAATATTGATTTGAGTAAATACAAGGTAGGTGTCTAATTTGTACAACGAAAAAATCAAAGAAGCTTTTTTAAAAAATTATGATGCAGATACTGCAGTTATTTATAGATACAAGCTAAGAGGGGCTGAAAGAAATGAAAGAGCGCTCCAGAAAGACCTATATTCTTTTACTAGAGCAGAAATTGAAGATACCTTAAGAGACATGGCTCAGCCATCATTAGGCTCTATAGCTATGGCAGCAAATGTGTTTAAAAATTATATAGACTGGGCTAGTGCTCATGGATATTCTAATAGCTCCATTAATCCAATTGCAAATTTAACTAGAGATTCCTTGTTCCGTTTAATTGACCATAGCAAAAAGCAGTTTCTTACTGAAGAAGAGTTGGCAGAACTAGAAGATAAGAAGTTAGTTAATGGACAAGACAAGGTTGTTTTCCGGTTGCTATTTGAAGGATTGAAAGGATCACAACTGAGTGAGATTAGAAATTTACATTATAAAGACATAGACTTTGATAATAATATTATAAAAGTTAGAGGAGAGATGGAAAGGGAGGTAAAAGTAAGTGATAGGTGTTTAAGAATAATTACGGAAGCTTATAAAGAATCTGTATACATTGTTAATAACGGAGAATCCGTTTTTCAACGAGCAAATCCAGAAAAGAAATTAATACGCAATGATTTTATTATCCGATCTATTGATAATGGTCGGGTATTAGATGAAAATGCACCAGTCGGAAATATGACACTTTATACTAGAGTAAAAATGCTTAAAAAGTTTTTTGACTATCCTTATCTCACGCCGACAAATATCGCAAGAAGTGGCATGATAAAAGTGGGAAAGGATATATATGAAGAAACAGGGGAGCTAACAAATAACGACTTGAGAACAATTGTTCAAAATTTCGGGCATAAAAAATCAAAACTGCAAGGCAAGATGGATTACAACCTTATTGGCATCAAAGAGGATGTCAACATAGAAAACATCAAGAAGTTATACGAAATTTAGTCCAGTATTTATGGACTGAATTTTACATATAAAATAAAAATAATTATTAAAATAAAATGTTCGATGTGATTGTCGAGTTATTTGTCAATAATTTGATAATAAACTATAAATTTCTGGATGATTCGACAATCATATTGTGTTATCGACAAAATATGATGATGCTATTACTTACCTTTTGTAGTAAAATAATAGCAACCCGAACTTTCTTACTATCCGCAACTTTACTATATAGTAAAGTCTATCGTACTAAAGGACTAGTCCTTTAGCGTCTACTCGGATATGGTAATGTCCCAATCATACAAGTCATCTATCTGAGTGTTTAATACATAAGCAATCGTTGCAGCATTATCTAAAGACATTCCACGCTTATTGCTGATATATTCTGATATCTGGGTGACTGATATTCCAGTAATTTGAGCTAACTCAGTGTGAGACATGCGTTTTTCGGCTAACCTATATCGGAGTAGACATTTCTTACGCTTTTTGCGTATCATAAGAAAGTCCTCCTACAAAAGTTCTAATCACTATAATAACAAATATGATAACAAAAATTGTTAAAATAGTATAGTGCTTAAAATAAGGAGAAAACAATTTGGGTTAGCAATATAGATTTTACCATATTTCTATTGTATAATAGAAATAAGAACATTTGTTTGTAGGTGTTCGCTAAAACCGCCAAAAGGCACAGATTAAAACACAACAGTGAGGGGGAAATAAAAATGTATATTGGTAATGGGATTCTAACTATTAATTTTGCTTTAGAGTTAGGAGGTGAGACGGAGGAAGAAGCATTGCATAGACTTTTAAAAAAAGTAAGTAATGAGGTTAGTGTTTTAAAAAGTTTAAAAATTAGCAATATTAATGGAGAGGATGAAGATTTAGATGTGTTTGATTGGTCTATAGATGATTTGCAAGTAGAAGAAGTAGAAGATGATAAAAAGAAAGACCACTGAGCCAACAGTAGTCTCTAAATTTATACCCAAGAGCAAGTATAACAAGAAAAGTTCTCATTGCAAAGTATAAACCCTTGTGAACCCTAAAAAGACAGGCATTTCGTTAAATTAGACAAACTAAGGCCTGTCTTTTTAATCAAAAAGAACAAAGGAATTATTTTATCTGTATTCCGACAGAAGACTCCCTCTTCAATCGTGTGAAGGGCGAAGCCCAACGATAAGGGGGAGATGAATGTCGGTTAGGCGATAGCCTAAAGGCTTTTTGTTGCCCACTTCATACCTTATTGATATAATCAGTCTTATATAAGAGAAAGGCTGATATTGTAATGAAATTGGACAGTAATAATCATTCAGTATTCTTAATGTATTACCATCTTGTACTAGTTGTAAAATATCGTAGAGAAGTCTTTGATGATAAAGTATCTGACTATGCTGAGGATATGTTTGTAAAGCTAGGCGAGAAATATAATATCTCCCTAGTCGAATGGAATCATGATAAAGACCATGTTCACATCTTGTTCAAAGCACACCCTAATACAGAATTGTCAAAGTTCATAAATGCTTATAAAAGTGCAAGTTCTCGTCTGATAAAACGTGACTTCCCACAAATAAGAAAAAAGCTATGGAAAGAAATGTTTTGGTCGAGAAGTTTTTGCTTACTAACTACTGGTGGATCTCCAATCAACGTAGTTAAAAAGTACATTGAAAATCAAGGTCTAAAGTGAGGTGGAAACAATGTTAGTCAACAAAGCGTACAAATTCCGTATCTATCCAACCAAAGAACAGGAAATCTTAATTGCTAAAACAATAGGATGTAGTCGTTTTGTATTTAATCGCTTTTTAGGTCAATGGAACGATACATACAAAGAAACTGGCAAAGGATTAACTTATAATTCTTGTTCTGCTCAGTTAACACAATTAAAAAAAGAATTAGTATGGTTAAAAGAAGTTGATAGCATTGCCCTTCAATCATCACTGAAAAACCTTGCTGATTCGTATACTCGATTCTTCAAGAAACAAAATAAAGCACCGCGCTTCAAGTCTAAAAAGAATAAAGTACAATCCTACACGACTAAAGGAACAAACAATAACATTGCCATTGTAGCCAGCAAAATCAAATTGCCGAAACTTGGTCTTGTTCGCTTTGCCAAAAGTCGTGAAGTACATGGTCGTCTCCTTAATGCTACTGTTAGACGAAATCCTAGTGGTAAATACTTTGTATCCATTCTTGCAGAAATAGAAGTACAGCCATTGGAGAAAACTGAATCATCTATTGGTATAGACTTAGGCATTACTGACTTTGCCATTCTTTCTGATGGTCGCAAGATTGATAATAAGAAATTCACATCAAAAATGGAAAAGAAACTAAAACGTGAACAGCGAAAACTCTCAAGACGTGCGTTAAATGCTAAAAACAATGGTATTAACCTTCTTGATGCAAAAAACTATCAGAAACAAAAGCGTAAAGTTGCTAGATTGCATGAGAGAGTAATGAACCAACGTGACGATTTTCTTAACAAGTTAAGTACAGAAATCATCAAAAACCACGATATTGTCTGTATCGAAGACTTGAACACCAAAGGAATGTTACGCAATCATAAGTTAGCAAAATCAATCTCTGATGTATCATGGTCTGCCTTTGTAACTAAATTAGAATACAAAGCGAAATGGTATGGTAAAACAATCGTGAAAATAAGCAGATGGTTTCCGTCTAGTCAAATATGTTCCGATTGTGGACATCAAGATGGCAAGAAATCTCTTGAAATAAGGGATTGGACTTGTCCTGTTTGCCACGAACATCACGATAGAGATATAAATGCCAGCAAAAATATCCTAGCCGAAGGTTTAAGAGCCTTAGTTTTGGCTTAAACAAAAAATATAGAACCGTAGGAATCTACGGGGATAGCTTGGTCAATAAGAGAAACCTCTGTTGGCAAAGAAATACGCTAACAAGTACGCTCTATTCCCAAGAATCTCCCACTTCAAACAACCCGAAGGGTGTTAAGTGGTGAGTAGTTCAAATAATGTAATCTCTCCTACATCTAAAGAGTTTAATTTAACTGAAAAACAGAAAAAGAATTTAAATAAAATAAATAATAAAAATAAAATAAACATGATTGGTTTGACTAGAAAAGAAAGAGCGCTTAAAAAATTGTTATGTGATGCATTAGAACGTATAGGGAATAAAAATTCTCTTTCTGAATTAAGGTATTGGTATAAAGAATGGAATCCTAAAGCGAATTTACATAAAGGTTATAATGATGCCACAGTTATCAAAGAACAGTTACATAATGAAGTTAATAAGGGGTGGAGCGACAGACATCTTATATTTGGAGAAATGATCACTAGAAATTTTAGCGATCTGAATAAAGCGTGGAGAATAGAAGTAAACAGAGAAGAAGTAAAGAAATAAATTAAATAATATAATATTCTCATTTTAATCAAAAAAATCATAGGAGGGAATATGAAAGGTTATATTACTATCAATCAGGTGAATACTGTTTTATGTGATGTTACTGGTAAATATAGAGATATGGTTAACTTTAAAATTCTTTATGATGATGAACAAATGATAACAGGTAATTTAAAAGTAGAACAAAAGAGCAGAGAAGTAAGCTGTATTGATATTCATGAAGCTTTATCCAATTATTTTAAAGGGGAATTACAATTTAAATAATTTTCTAAAGGAGAGTAAAATTATGAAAGTAAACATATTAAATGATATGCAAATGAGAGAATTGTCCTTCACAGAGTATAGAAAAGGATATTGGCATTATTGTAAAACAGTTGAAGAGGATATTACATTCAATCTCACAGTTAAAAAAGAAGATAGTAGTTTTAAAATTGACGTATTAGATGAAAACTTTTTACAACCTTATGATTATCAATATTACTTATCACAAGACCCAAATTTTAAATTCGCTCTGACGGTAAAAGACAAAGTTGAAAAAATTATGTTGGATTTGACTGAGAAAGGAATCGTTGAAAACTATACGGCAGGGGAATATATTTAATTAAAAACGGTCTTTTAATGAAAGGAGAAGTAAGGGATAGAAAATTAAAAAATGTTTCTGTTATTCACTATTTTCTTTAAATGCGACCATTCCTTACAACTATTAATAATTCTTAATTAGAATGAATACCCTATATAGATGAATACGGAGGAGGTTGTCACATGATCAGTATTATATATGGTGGATATTTTTTCTTTGGGATTGTAATGTCAGAATGTATAGTAAAAGTAATGGATCACACTATAATTAAGTATGAGAATGGCAAAGAATTAGATAAACTCGAATCAAACCTCTTGGATAGTTTGAATTTATTAGTGAAATTGATTGGGGATAAAAAAATATTAGCAACTGTTTACTCATTTGTGACCTTGTTTTGGTTTCCGATTATTGTGAAAATTATTGTGGAGCACATCATTAAAGGAAATAAATTTTGGGATGATTAAATAAATGAAAAGACTTTTAAAAAGTTGAAGAGAGGAAGTAAAGAATGAACGATTATAGAATGTATATTTTAGTTAATGAAAACATCAAGATTGGTAAGGGTAAGCTAGCAGGGCAAGTCGGTCATGCAGTAATGAGTCATCTTTACTATAACGCTATCAAACCATTACAAGAAGGGAAGAAGATTGAACCGCTTGAGGATTACATGATTGCCCAGAAGAAAATAATTCTCAAATGTCCACAATGGAGACTAGAGGAGCTTGAGCAAACAGGTAATTATTGTGTAATTAGAGATAATGGGTTAACTCAATTAAAGCCGGACACGCTAACATGTGTTAACTATGGAATTATGACTTCGAATATGCTACCTGATTGGATTAAAGAATTAAAATTATATAATTAATAAAAAGGAGAGATTAGTTAGTGGAAGTTAAATATATTGAATTAATCTTTGAAAATTGTGAGTCAATCATAATTCCTGTTGAACGTATTTTAAAATTTGAATATGGAGATTTAAAACCATTCACTAATGATTTTTATGAAGAGAATGCCTATCTTGCCGAAGGTGTTGAGTTGGAAGTGCTATACCAAGAAGAATCCGATCTTGTGTATAATCCTTTTGATTATGATGAGCCATTAGGTATGTTTGTTAGTAATCCCATGAGCAATAAAGTTGAAGACAGACCAAATATTTTAGGAAGAATTTTAAATCATAGCGACATTGTTTGTATTGATTTATTGAATGAAGTGGAGAGTAGAATTAAATTAATCTATCCACCTTGGAGCGAAGAAGATGATTATAATAACACTTATGAAAAAATTGAAATTGAAGAAGGGAAGTTGAAAATAACAATTAAAAAAATAAAATAATCATTATTAATTTTCGGGGTGGTATTGGTGACTTACAACAATAAAGAATTAATAACTAAACAAGATTACATCGACCAACTGAATGATCTTCTAGCCTACGCAGAATTGGAAGGAGAGGATTTTGATTTTGGGACAGGCTTAATTGTGAATGAGATGTCTATGGGTAGTGAAGATGCCTATTATAAAATGTACATACAGGCACTGATGGAAAAGATGGAGTTTTTACATATTGATAATTCAAAGTCCAAACGTAAAAAGAAAAAGAGATTGCATAAACGGGATTATAAGAAAAAAGAAAAAGAGAGACTTAAAAAGTTAAGTGAAATTTCATGGATGAATGTTAATAACAGAGAAGGGTGGAAACAAAGATCCTATCGTGGAAAGCGAAGTAGACACTTTAAAAAACAATCGCACAGAAAGATAAGAAGATATAAGGGAGACATCTCTCTTAAAGGTAATATGACTAACAAGATATTTGATTTTTGGTGGAAATTATATTAAATAAAATAGAAAGGGGAAGTAAACTAATGGAGAAAGATGAGTTAAAGGACTGTTTAGCAGCGTCACTAACAATTTTAATTAAATTAAGGATCATTGATAGGGAAGAAGTTAGTAGTAGTATGCAACAAGATGGTGGGTTATATGAGCTACTGAATGATACATATAAAAAGTTAACTGAGGATGAAGATTAATTGAAATCTTTCTTTTAAATGAAAACAAGTAAAGTTTAATTATAATATTAAATTGTGAAAGGGGTAAGATGAATGGCGGAATTTGAAACAAGTGTCTCGCTGTGGTCGAAAGCAAAAATTAACTCATGGAATATCGGCAGTATTATCGAAGCAGAGCTGGCGAATATTTTAGGAGATAAAGATAGATGGATCAGAAATGGATATATTGTAGAAAGTGATTATCGGTTTAACGGAGTAGAAGAAATAAGAGAAGCAACTCCAGAAGAAATTGAATTATATAAATCTTTTCGATTGGTAGCGAAACATTTTAAGCAACTAAAATAGATAAATTTTCCATTATATGAAGGGCGAAGGTGAAAAATATGGTGAGAATTTATAATAAAGACGGAACCCATAGGGTTCTCAGTGAAGATGAAGTTGATATTATAACAATAACGCCTGATAGCATTAATAAAGTAGAGAATTATAAAAATGGAGTTAACATTTATTTTAAAGATGGGACTTTCAAGTTCATTGATAAAGCTAAAACAGATGGCATAGGGATTACTTTAAATTATGAAAGCGAATAATTTTTCCTTTAAGGAGATTCTAAATGAATAATGACTTATATGAAATTGTTTTTACATGTCCATTTGCGGATTATTGGTGGACAGTGGAAACGGGGCTAACACTTGAAGAGGCAGAGAAGAAAGTTGAAACAATGAATAAATACAATCTAATACATAAAGAAAATGGTTGTTGTCGCCATTATCTACAACCAAGTGGACTATGATATAATAAAAATCAATGTCAATAATATGAGTGAGCTGAATTGGGGTGGAAAGGTTGTTAACGATAAAGGATAATAAGAATCAGAGATTGATAATGAGCAGTGAGAACGAAACACTAAAAATAACTCAGACTTTCTATAAAACCCAGGAATCTAATTCAGTAGTCTTAACTGATGATCAATTGCATGAGATGTATGAGTGCTTATTCGCATATAAAAATCCAAATTGGGAAGAGAGATTGCATTGGGAAAATCCTTTCACCCCAACTCACGAAAAGGTTTATAACATTGATGAAAGTATTATGTTTAGAATACATGGCTTAAATGTAATTGATATTATTCAAACGAAATGTGGCAGTGAAAATGAAGAGGTCATTAAAATTAATGAAGAGTTATTTCTTAAGCTGTATCATAGTACTATCTAAAATACGACATAGTGATTTAAAGTGAATTTAATAAATAAAATAAAAATAACTATTGAAACAAAAGACGCATTGTGGTAATCTGAATTCAAAGAAAGTTATTAACCAGTAAATAAAATTAATTAAATTATATTAAATTAGGAGGAATTGAAAATGGAAGAAGTAAAAGTATGTTTACATAAAAAAGGAGCACATATGCTAACAAAAAACACAGAGGGCGAGTTGTTTATTGATGAGAAAAGAATCTCACAAGAGCAAGCAATTAATGAATTAATTGAAGCAGCACAGGATTTAGGTTATTGGTGTCAGGTTGCTAAAGATGTATTGCCAAAAGAAGAGTTCGATGAAGTACAACGAGCATACGAATATCACGAAGATTGATCAATATTCTGACTAAATGTTCATTGAGGAGGATCTAATATGAAAGTGAATGTTGATTATAATTTGGCACATCGTGCAATAGAAAAATTTAATAACAAGCAAGAATTAAATGAACATGAAGCAAATTGTATCACAGCTATTTTAAATGCCTCGTTTGGCGATTTAATACCAGCGAAAGATGAGCTAAGAAGGCAAGAAAGTAATGTTAGACGACTAGAGAAATGTTTTGAGCCAACGTCACCATCATGGAAAAGAATTTTCAATGATGTCAGGGAGTTCGAGAATAGGTATTGTTGATGATTTTAAAATCTGAAAAAACTTTTAGTTATTGTGTAAAATGCCTGTTTTATTAGAATCTGAATTGAGGTGTATTTAAAATAAAATCATATTTTACAGGTAAAGTAATTGAGAATAAATGGATGATGGGAAATAGAGCGACGTTTACAACTGATGATTTTGGACTTCGTGAAGAATATCTTAACATTTCTAGACCAGTGGGATCTACAATGAAGTTTCCTATGGAATACTACAGGTTAAAAGGAAGGTTAGTTTTTCATGAAGAGGATATGACCATTAAATTTAGAAAGGGAAACAAAGTTAACATTAATAATGATGAGGTGGTTATTGAAGATGTTATGTACGGACTAGATAATACAATTACATATCATACAGACAAAATAATTAAAGAAATAAATTTAAATGCGAAAGAAGATGCTATTGATGAATTTATTTCTATGATGCGTCATGAAAAGCATAATGAAATATCTCAAGTTAAAACTCACAATAAAAAATGGTGGAAGTTTTGGTGATTATTTATTAAAAAAATTAAAATTGAAATGAGGTGAATTGAAGGAATGAGGAGTAGGCACGATCTAAAAGGTGTAAGTAGATTTTATACGGAAAAATCACATAGACTTATGCTTAAAGTGAGATTGTTTGTTTTGATACTAACGAGTCCCATATGGCTGCCTTTATTTCTGCTAACAATAGCCGCATATAAATTAGAGGATTTGCTGGATTATCTTGATAAGGTGCTACAGAAAGTTTTAGACAAGGTTATTCCACAAATAAAATAATCTGTGAAACTTTGGAGGGATATTATTGAATATTCAAGAAGTCACAAAAGATATAAATGATCTGCTAGAAAAATATGATGAGACTATAAAAGTAATGTTATCTACTTTATATGATTTGATCTTGGAGGAGGTAGATTGTCAAGATGAAATAGTCGCTCAAACCTTACCATATATTCAGAATGGGGAAATTTATATTGACTTTGAAGAGTTATATATGGGTGGTAAACTCGTAACGCAAAAAATGAGCGTTGAGGACTTTGTGAAGTTTTATGGTAAGAGAATTAAAAAGCAACATTCAAATAATTGAGAAAGGATAATACAAAATGTCTAAAAAAGTACCTCTACAGGTTGGACAAAAAGTATGGCTCGAAACAGTGAGTAAATTTTGGGGAGATATTGATCACGAGCAGAAACTTGAAGAAATGATCGTATTAGAAGCGAATAAAACGAGCGCATATATTTGGTATTATGAAAAGTCTAAAGTGCGTTATAAAGTTGATCAAAAGACACACCAAGTTCAATATGGAATTCCAGACGGATGTTCATATCGTTTGTGGTTATCTAAAGAAGAATATGAAAAGAATGTTTCTTATAAGAAAGAAATGAAAGAGATGCTTGAGCAAGCGCATAAGAAAGTGAATCAGATGAGTCTGGAAGAATTGCGTATTCTTGTAAATTGAAAATAAAGTTGATTAAAATATATTTTTTAATTGAGCGGGGGTTGGAAATGAGTAAATTTATTCGAGATATGATCGTTCTAAAAAAAGCATTATTGAAAATAGTCGGAGCGGGATTTCTAATGTCAATAATTTCATTTTTAATCTTGACAGTTAGATTATATGACGAACCATTATTAGATTTAACATTTATGAAATATGTAGTATCACCAATATTCTTAGTCATTGGTATTGCTGTGTTTTTATTTGCTTATTTTAAAGAATGGAAACCTTTGATTATAAAATTTGAAAAAGAAAAAATGATGAAGGAAAAACATCCATTCTTTATCAAACGCTTTAATCAATTTGAATAAGGAGAGTGATGACCAATGGAGCCAGTAACACTGTGGTATCGTAAAACAAAAGAAAATAAATTAAGTTTTAATCACTTAGAAGTCGGACATTCACAATATGAAAAAGCGCAGCCAATTAAGCCAGAATACACAAATCAATCAGCGTGGCAAAAGGATCAGCGGGAGAAGAAATTGGTGTATATGGAGAATGGAGTGGTGATTAAATGACAGCAGAATTAAATTCAAAAGATAAATGGTTTATTCAAACGTTGAGAGTAAATGGAGTTTCAATTAGTGACAAACCTTCTAACTTCGAGTTAGTAGTCATAAAAGGAGAAAATGATATTCAACTTAAACAGATGTTATTTACAACAGAACTTTATTTAAATGGGAAGTTGATTGGTGAATATGCAGACTTTGATTTAGACTCAATTTAAAAGGAGTATTTGAGAAGGGAATAATTCATATGAATGATTTTAAAATTATCAAGGAAGATATGTTGAAATCTGCAGAGTCCTATGGAATAAAAGTAAAAACTAATGTTCCAAAAGGGGAGACTGGTATTTATATAACGGATGATGATGGCGCATCAACGAAGGTGTCAGTTAAAGAGCTATTTCCAGAAGTATTCATTGAATAAAAGAAGAGTTTTAAGGAGTTGTTACAAATGAAATATTCAATCTTGAGAAATGACTCAACGAATAAAGATCTTTTTAGAGAAGGTTGTTTTCTGATTAATTCACATGAAGAGTTACATACAGTTATTTATGATAGGGATCGAGGATATGCAATTTTAAATTTGGTTACATATAATGTAGAATCGGAATTTTATGAGACAATTGAATTATTTGTTAGAAGTACTACTATCACAGAGATGACACCAGTGGAGCAGGTGAATGAAGTTAAGTTTGAAGAAATCTAAATAAAAGAAATAAATTAATTATAGCTCTACCGAAGAAGAAATCGCTTATTTTAAAAAGAGAGTGAAGTTAAATAAATTAATAAGAAGAATGATATAGGGGTTGATTGTATTCAAAAAGCATAAAGAGGATAAGCAAGCATACTCATTTCGCAATGCCATAGCATCTTTAGAAATTGAAGGTAAAAAGCTCAACCAAGCCGAAGAAGGATTGATCCGAAAGGTAATAGAGGGAGAAATATCAGAAGATGAATTTATTCGATGTGTATTTGATATGAGTAAAAATAAATTAAAATAAAAGGAGAATTTGCAAATGAATGTTACAGTAGATAACAGTAAATTAAATAATATAAAAGTTGGGGATATCATTCAATTTGGCTCAGGTGGTCATAGGGAGCATAATTTTTATATGGTTTGCCATTCGCAACTGGAAGGTTATTTCATGTTAAGTTTAACTGGAAAGAAAACACAACTTAGGTTTTATGAAACTATGGAAGACATGCTTAAACGACGCAATAATATCATTGAAGTATTCTCACAAAAGGATTATGTAGTTAAAATTTCAAAGAAAAATAAGTAAAGGGTGAAAATAAAAATTATATTAAGGTGTGAATATTGTGAAAAAAGAGAGTAACTTCGTAATACTGGAATATAAAACACTTAAAGCCTACTGTCACTGTTGCAATCAAAAGCTTCCTAACGTGAAAACAAGTGATTTAAAACAATTTAAATTCACTGCAAACGTTGTTCTAGAGTGGACAGAGTGGAAAGAAGTCATTGAATTCGAGGAGGATTTCGATGAGTGTGTGAGAGAGTACGTTTACGTGACAATTGGGTTTTTTGCTACTAATCCAGATGACAAAATTTTAATAAAGGATAGTGAATTTGATAAAGTTAAGCAGTTAATTTTGAGTGTAGTGAAATAAAAGCATCATTTTGAAGGATGAGCATAGAAAAATACAGAAAGGAAAATCACATGAATGAAGAGGAATTAATTAAATGTAAAAATAACATATTTTATTTTATTGAAAAATATAGTGGTCTTGAGTTAAATCCGTGGCAAAAAGCAATTTTGAGATATTATCAGATACGAACGCGTTTGAAATTTATTATGATTAAGGGAAGACGTAGTAACAAGTATTATTAGATACTATTCATAAATATGAGGTGTTATAAATAAATTGTGAGGTGTTATATGATTGGTTTTCAGGACATTTGGTTAATTAGCGATACACATTGGGATCATTCACGAATAATTGAATTCTCTTCACGTCCATTTAAGGATGCTGACGAAATGAATGAGATTCTTATTGAAAATTGGAATAAAGTGGTCAAGCCTAATGACTTAATCTTTCACCTAGGCGACGTTTTCTTCTGTGGTGCACAGAAAATGAAATACATAAGTGATAGATTGAACGGGCGCAAGACTCTAATAAAAGGTAATCATGATAAAAGTAGTAATACAAAGTATCGTAAATTAGGATTTGAGCCATACAATTATTATGTATTTGAAGAACTGCTATTGAGTCATTATCCTCAGCAGATTACACCCCTGAGAAGCTTATACAATAATACTGATATTATTGCAAACGCTCATGGACATGTTCATGAGCAAGTACAAGGCTTAGATAAGGATCTACATTACTGTGTTAGCGTAGAAAATATTAATTATACTCCCATTCACGTAGATCAAATTTACAGTGATGTAGCAAAGGGAGTAAGACCGTATGAAATTAAGTAAGTATAAACAAATTAAAAATAATATAATAGAATACATAAAATATGCTATTGTGACAGTTAAATTTAATCACCATTATAGAAAGTTTTATAACGCTGATATTGGGTTGCTTGATAATTGCTCTTATTCAGTATACAAAAAAGAGAAACGAAGAAACACTAATATAGAAACGAGATGATAATATGACTTGGATGGAGACATACAGCGGTAAGAAGTTTCATCCCCTAAATCCCAGTTTAGAAGAAATTTGTTTAGAAGATATTGTGCATTCATTAGCAAAAGCATGTAGGTTTGGTAATCACCTGCCTATTCATTTTTCAGTGGCGCAGCATTCAATGATTTGTGCACTAGTAGCGAGAGAGCTAGGGTGTAGTAAGAAAATTGAATTGTACGCACTATCGCATGATTTTAGCGAAGCATATATTGTTGATATTCCACGTCCTCTAAAAGCGCTTCTTCCGGATTATAAGGCGATTGAACATAAAGTACAAAATAAAATGTATGAATTTGTAGGGCTGGAACCACCAACCGAAGATGAAAAGTTAATTATAAAATACATAGATAATTTGGTATTGTATTATGAGGGTAAATATTTAACGAATAACGTAGATGGATGGATTGAGGAATTAATTTTGGATAATGAAGATTATGTGGCTCCTAGAGATTGGTTTTGCGAAATGGAAATTGATATTGTGAAGTCAATGTTTAAATATGAAATTGAAAAATTGATGTTATGAAGCAACAAGAAAGCGTAAGCAAGTTTATAGATTGTGTTGTATTAGATATTCAAGAAATGTTCGGTGTGCCTAAACGACAGGCTGAGAAAATGGTTTACGATTCAAGTTTGATAACTTTAATAAAGAAGTATCCAAATCAAGTTACAGAGTATTCCATCGAGCATTGGGCTGAAGAAATTTATTGTGATAGTAAAGACCATTTAATAAAAGGTGACTTTTAAATAAATAAAATAAAAATAATTATATACATTCATTGAATGTTATGGTACTATGATTATAAGTTAAATAGTAAAAGGAGGAATAGATTATGAAAGTTAAATTATTTACCCATACCGATTTAGATGGAGTATCTTGTGGAATCGTAGCTTCTTACCAATTTAATGACTTGGATATCACATATTGTAACTATGATGATATCGATAATAAAGTGAGTGAGTTTATTGCTGAGAAAGCATATCTTCTATATGATTTAATTTTAATCACCGACATTTCAGTTAACGAACATGTAGCTAAAGAAATTAACCAATACATAGCAGATAAAACTGTCTTATTGGATCATCACGCTACGGCAGAATGGTTAAATGAGTACAAGTGGGCAACAGTTGACGATATGGAAACACAAATTATCTCTGAAGATAGCTATACTAATGTAAAATCAAGTGGAACTTCGATGTTATTTGATTATCTTTGTGAAAAGTATGATTGTTATGATTTTGAACTGTCAAATTATGTAGAAAAAGTAAGGCGTTATGATTCTTGGGAGTGGTCTACAAAATATAATGACATTCATGCTAAACAACTCAATGATTTATTTTTTATCTTAGGTAGAGATTTATTTTTTAATCGTTTTTCAAACAACATTTCGGTTGATTTCACGAAAAATGAAGAACAGGTTTTAAAAATGGAACAAAATAAAATTAATAAATATATTGAAATGGCAAGCGAGAATGTAATGCAAACTAATGTCCTTGGATATAATGCTGGTGTTGTATTTGCAGAACAATACACCTCACAACTTGGCAATGAGCTTGCTAAGAAAAACCCTCAATATGACTTCATTGTAATTATCAATCCACAGCAAAGAAAAATTAGTTATCGAGGAATTAATGAGGATATCGATCTAGGAAAAGAAGTAACTGCCAAGTTTGGTGGTGGTGGACATTCACGAGCTGCAGGAAGTGAGTTTGATGAGGAATTACTAAATGGATTTATTGATGGCTTGTTTAAAGAAAAGTAATTACAGAAGGGAAGTCAATCATGTCACGTCAAGAATATGCTATTCCAAGCGATCCAGACGAGTTATTTAATGATGTAGAAAGGAATAGTGGTAGCATGAGCTATCACATAATCGATTACACTGAAGGGTTTGATATGGATAATATTCAATCGCTAAGTTATTTTGTTGAATGTGTTGGCATCCATGAAGATTCCGTAGAAGAAGATCATGGAACGCAAATTTACATTAGACATCCGGCTTATGCGAAGAGAGTAGTTATTGATAGTTCGGGGCTAGGTGATTTTTATTCACATGGGTATGAATGTCAGTGGGAGGACATAGAATGAAAATAGAATTAAAAATGGAAGTGCATTAAAAAATAGTAAATAGTGAGAACAACACAAGAGTGAAAAGAAGCAACAATATAAAATGGCTCGGACTTAATAAAAATAAATAAAATAACAATTTAGAAAGAGTGATAATTATGAATAATCATGGAAAAGTTGGTGAAGCTGTATTACTTAAGTTCACATCAGCAAAGATCAACGAAATGTGCGGTAAAAGTGAAAGTATCAAATTTCCAAACAAAACAACATTAAGTCCAGAGGAACTTAGTCAATTTTTTAGTGGCTTATCCTCAGCTTTACCAGTTTTAATTGATGAAGATACTAAAGGAGATTACGAAGTCGTTTGTAAACATGGTGTAGAGGTTCATTATTTTAATAAATAAGCAGAATAAGACACAATAATATAAAAATAATCAAATAAGAAGAGATAAATATTGATTATCTATCTAATTCTTCTTTGATACAGGGGGGGATTAAGTGGATCAAGCAATTAGATTAAATATCACTGGTATTAAATGCGACACAAAAGATTGTGATTATAATGATGATTCGGTCAAGGTAGAAGAATATTCAGAATGGCTTAATAAACCTTGTCCTAAATGTGGAGGTAATTTACTGACACAAGATGATTATGACAATGTACGAATGATGATTAATTTGACTAATGTACTAAATGCTGTATTACCAACACCAACAGAAGACGAAGAATTTTTTAATATAAAGGTTGATATGAACGGAACCGGAAAAATTGACATGAAAATCGAAAAAGAATAGCCGAAATTCTATTTAAAACAACATTTTCAGAGAGGGTTGAATTCGTTTGAGACAGGTAGGTGTCGTAAGAAGAATTGATGATTTGGGAAGAGTTGCAATCCCAAAGGAAATAAGAAGAATCTTAGGATTTCAAGAAGGAGATCCAGTCGAAATATTTGTTGATTCAGAAAATAAAGAAGTTACTTTAAAACCGTACAAGATTGTGGATTATAGGAAATTGTGGGAAGAATTGAAGCGAGATTCGTCGCTCAAAGTAAAGATGATGGAGCTAGAAGAAGAATATAAAAATAAATATCTTTAATATTGATTGACTAAAAGGAGTATTTAGAATTATATGTGAACAAATGAATTAAGCTAAATAAAAACGAGGTGTAAACTATGTTTTTTATAAGTGTGGTATTTTCAGTAGCTCTGATCGTATCAATAATAAGTTGGTCAGTACATATTTCAATGGTAAAGGAGCAACCAGAAGAGTATGGTTATGCAACGTTTAAAAAGTTTAAAAAAGAATTTGATAAGTGTAGATGGGAAATTCAGGGGTATCATGGTAAAACAATAGCGAATTTTGCATTGTGGGATATGAGAGATGGCTCTAAATTTGGTGCTTCAATAATTCAATTTCAACATAAAGGAATGATTATGAATAATCCTTTATGTTGGATGAGAGCAGTATTATATGCCAAAAAGACCTATGATTCTTTAAACATGAAGAAGACTAAGAACACTGTTAAATGGTAGATTGTTTAAAGTAGAAATTTTAAAGGAGTGAGTCGAAATGAGATCAACGACCTTCAATCCAATGGATAGAATTAATTTTATTTTAGAAAAAAATGGAATCTTTGGCAAGGCAGATTATATCGTATATGATTCTAACCTGACAAAAAATAATGCGTTAGAATTTAGTCGCTCTCTAAAGCATGATGGAACTTTTTACTTTACTGATTCATTGATTGAGGACGTACTTTTGACATTGATAAACAAGAAGATAGTAGAAAGAAATAAATTGTCAAATGATGATATTAAGAAGCTAAAAGATATTAGATATAGGATTGGAAATATGACATTAGAAACTGAATTTGGGGTACCAGTAAAACATTTTACAGGTTCAAAAGATACTGTGAAAATTCCAATTAAAATTGAATATATATTTGGTTGAAGTGGGACACGTTGGAAGTGATATAACATAAAGTTGATTAAATTAGAGGTGTTTTGTATGAATATCAATACTTTCATCAGCGATTATCGCAACGGAGAACAACTACATAAAATTTGTGAAATGAGAGGCTACGATAGAGCGGAAACATTAAAGCTCATTGAAAGCATTAAGAACAACAATAAATCAGGAAGAGCTGTCAATCAGGCATTTAAAGAACTACTAACAGACAGATATTTGAATGGTGGTAGTATTTTGTCAATGAGTAATGAAATTGGTTCAACTTGGTCTACTGTTAGAAAGTGGATTGATGAAGTTGTTGAGCAGAGATATGGGAAGGTTGTTTAAAAGAGCGATTTTAACTTAATATAAAGGAGTAAATAAATGAAATTATTAAAAATGGCAAATGAATTGAATGAGCAAATTAGCAACCTAGAAAGTCAATTATCAGATATCATGTGGGAATTAAACGGAAAAGAATTCGATTACAAAGGTATTGAAGTAACTATTATAGATATTGATTTAGGCAACAAAAAAATGTTAATTGAACCTGTTAATAATAGTAGAATATCGCACTGGGTAAGCTTTAAACATTTATTTTAAAACTAATCTTTTAATTAGAAGCGGAGGAGTAAGAAATGGATAAGAATTACAAAGAAATTGGGTTTTTTGCAGGGAATACTATTGAAGATGCTGTTAATGAATTAATGGGATACAGAGAAAAAGGAGAGTTAGTTTGCGGTGATTTTAACGGTGTCATGTTATATTCTGACACAGTGACTATGGATAGTGCCTACAAAGGAATCACTGGTAAGACGAAAGCAGAATTTGACAAGCAACAACAAGAATGGCAAGAAGATTATGATAGACGTAAAAAAGAACATAGAGAAAACATTCCAGAGCAATCAAAAGTTTGGATGGAAAAAGCTAGAGGAATTATCGCTGAGGACAAGCTAGACTTTTGGGATGAGATTGTTCCAATTAGATTGAGTGACTTATATCAAGGTATGGAATTAGGTGCTTGTTTAGAGATAGTAGAAATCCTCAACAACAATGGAACTTTTGAAGAAGCAAAGGTAGCGATTGATAATCAGGGTCATTCGGGAATGTCATTTGGGTTGGTGTGCGCTATGATTAAGGAATTTTCCGAAAGAGGAAGCGAGTTTGTTGAATTTGTTAGATAGCAGGTTTATAAATTAAATTAGAACTAATATTTGAATGAAAAAAGAGTGGGTTAGCTAACCCACTCTACAAATGAAGAAATCCTCAATAAGTTGTTTTTAGTTAAATTGCGATATTTAACTTTGCATTTCAAATAAGGCTCTAAATAAATAAATTTGTCAGTCTCATTTGTAACATGATCACCAAAAGTTTTATATAGATACTTTCGAGCTTGAGGTGGCATAAATTCCATCACACCAAGATATTTACCTTCATTATCAGATAATGCCACTCCGAACTCACCTTTACGCAATCCAGCTACATAAACGTTTTGATATTTATAATTAATTAACTTCAGCCAGTCATGACTTCTTTTATTAATTTGATACTTTGAATTAATACTTTTGACTACAATACCTTCGAGATCTTGTTGCTTAACAGCTTCAAAATAAGCCGCTGAATTTCCTTGTATATATTGAGTCTCAATTATTATTTGTTGATCAGTAGAAATAGCTTTTTGTACATATTGCTTGCGATCAAGCAAAGGTAAATGAGCAATCTTTTCATTGTCGTAATAGATAATATCAAATACTGCAAACTGTATGTTTACTTGACTAATTAACTTTTTGGACTTGAATCTACTCATCATTAATTCAAAATCTGGCTTACCGGAATCATCTAATGCGATTAATTCACCATCGAGTACAGTTCCATCAGGAATATCAAACTGCAGCAGCTCAGGAAATAGTGAAGTTACTTCGTTATTATGGCGTGTATATAGCTTAGTTTTATTATTAAACTTGCTCATAATTAGACGTATTCCATCTAGTTTTAGCTCAGTAATATAGTCATTATCTTCTAATAGTGGCTCCTTAATTGAATGTAGAAGCATGGGAGATACAAACATATAATTCACCTCACTTTAATATTAGAAGATAACGAGATGATAATCATTAGGATTTTGAAGTTAATTGAGGAATGTTAAGGGAGTGTAAGAATGAATTTAGAGAAATTAACTGATACCGAAAAGGAAGTTTTAATAAAAATTTTATATGAGGAAATTGATATGAAAAGAGAAAAAATTAAAGAGCCAACAGTTAGATTCTCTTCGAGAGTAGCGGAAGAAATGAATACTAGAATAAGTAAAAAGATTGATGAATATGAATTAATCTTATTTAAGCTAAAAAATAGTTTGGGTTATTATGATATATAAAATGCAATTTTTTGCTCTTTGAAGAAATGAAATAAATTATGAGGTGAAATAAGTGCAACTTTCTAAGCATCCTGTCACAAGTAAAAATGGGAACACATACAAAGTAGATGTTTATAATGATGGTTGGGATTATTTAGTAGAAATATTTAAAGAAAAGCAAGTTAATACCTTATTTGGTAAGAATAAAATTAAATTTATTAATGTGTTTAAGAGTGGCTATTATATTTATCCTGAATGGGGCTATGATTTTAAGGGCATGGCAAAACATGCCGTAGAAAAATATGAAAGTAGTCTCAAAGAGAAAAGAGAACGGAACGAAAAATTAGAAAGTAATATTGAGTTATTTAATGAGTGGGATGGTAAGTGTTAATAAGAAATTGGATTATATTTTGAGGAGAGTTAGTATATGCCAAAATTAGATAGTTATTATGAGAAAAAAGCAAAGGAACAGGCGTATCTAGTTTTAGAAAAACTAGATGATAATATCTATGAAGTAATAAAAGATGATCAAGGAACTTTTTCTGGTAGCTTATATGTAAATAATAACGATGTCTTAGATTCACTGAATAATGAATTAAAGGTTTTAGTAAGTGACAGAAGTAGTAATTATCATTATGTGAACTTCCAAGTAATGGTATGAAATGTTTTATTGGAGGCAGGAGAATGATTGAAAATAAACAAGTTAAAGAAATATATGATAGATGGAATAGGATATGGGGTAATCGTGAAGCAGATCTAGAATCAAGATTAAAATCATACGTTATCATGAAACATATTTGTGTGCTAGTGGGTATATATGAGAGCAATAGTGAATTAGATGATGAACAAGTTGACGAACTATTTATTAAATACGACGAAGATTTCAAGCCTATATTACCTGAAGAAATACCAAGATTATTAGACTCACTGAGGTCAGAATAGTTTAATTGAAATGCTTTTTTAAATGAAAGGAGAATGAGACATGTTGAGTATTATCGGCAGTGATAACTTTTCAATTAAGCGAAGTGGAACGATCACAAGTTCGGATAGTTGGGAAAGACAACTTAATCAATACATATTAGAAAGCCGAAACGGAAATACAGAAGAATATATGTATTTTGATGAAGCGCAAGTCAATGAGTTAATCAATCTACTGCAAAAAGTAAAAGAAGTTCTTTAATATGTTTGTTTTATGGAAAGTGAGGGGTATTAATGAAAGTCCAAGATAGTATATGTGCAACGTGCAAGCATTTTTGGCATGAGTGCAATGAGCATTTGGGGAATGATGATTATGGTTGTGCAGAGTATTGCTATAGTGATGATAAAGATATTCAAGACCGCTTTTATGATGAGTATGAAATAAAAGAATGTGAAGGTTATGAAGAACGTTAAATCTAGATGAAATATTCGTATTATTTAAAGGAGGAATTAAATGTTTAAATTAAAACTATGGTTGCAGCAGAAAAAACGCAACGCTCGCAACAAATGGTATGAATTAATGAAGCCATTGGCAAATTACTTAACCGAGCGAGACAACAAAAAGTATCAGCGAATTAAAAATTCGATCACTAAAGATGAAGCTGTTGCATATCTAGCAAAAGGGATTCAAAGAGAATTAATAAGGTTTCCAAAGGATTCAATTTATATTTTAATATGTGATTGGTTTAACGATGATCATCTAAGTGGATATTATAAAATTGGATGCTATAATACCCAATATCTTAAAAAAGGTAGAGAAAGGATCGCATTAAATAAGTTCCGTTGGGATATTGAAATGCAAGAATTAGTAATCGAAAAGTTGAGAACAGTGAAAGGCATTAAAATAACAGAGGAAATTCAGAATTTCAGATGGGAAGGCATCGAGAATTACAAAAAAACATACATAGTGTCCATAGAAAAATAAAACATAAGGAGCTTTAGATTTGGGTAAATATCGTAAGAAACCAGTAGTAATTGAAGCATGGAAGTTTAATGAGAAGACATTCAGCAATGATATTCCTGGCATCCAAGATAGGGCAATGTTATCTGAAATGTGGAGTAATAAAACCGCAGAAGATGGACGTTATTATATTCATACATTAGAGGGCGAAATGACAGTAAGGGATGGTGACTATATCATCAAAGGTATTTCAGGGGAATTTTATCCATGCAAGACTGATATTTTTGCGGCTACATATGAGAAAGTTGAAGATTGAATAAAATAGGAGGATATGAAATGAGAAACATTATGGACATGATTGTAGATGGTTTAAGCGTACTGGAAGATAAAAACCTCACTTTGATTGACTTTAATAAGGAGCTATCTGAAGTGTATGTTTTTACAGATCAAGGTAATTTTACAATTACATTTAATGAGGGAATTCCTCAAGATGTAATAAATATGATCGAGAGTTTTTATATGAGTTTCTAAAATTAATTAAAAATTACCTTTTATCCAAAAAATTAATTTAGGAGTGATAGTATGAAACAATGCAGAGTGCAATTAATTGATGTCAACGGAGATATTATTGAAGAGACAGAAATTAAAATTTATGATGGTGATACACTTATTATGCAATATCCTGAAAATCTAACTATGGAGAGTGCAAGCGATTGCTTCAAGCAGCTTCAACGAGGATTAGAAAGCGGAGCAATGATTGGGTTGCCAGATTGCATTACTTTTAAGGTAATTAAAATTCTATAAGATAGTAAATTTAATTAAATAAAATAAAACACAGCTTTTAAGTAGAAGTAGGGAGAAGGTGAAACATGTTCTTTGGAGACGAAGATATTATAAAAAACTTTTTAAAATTTAATGGCTTTAAAGATATGACACTGAAGAATAAGATATTGTGGATAATTTATTATCCTGTTTTTATAGTCACTATTCTCATGTTTATAATTGGCTATTCAATAAGAAAGATTGAGGGCAAGTTCAATAAAGGAAAATTAAAATAGCTATTTGAGGAGATGATACATATTAAGCGTACATTAGTGATTAGCGATATTCATGGTTGCTATAATGAATTCAAAAAGTTATTAGGAAAAGTAAAATATAATTCAGTCAATGATCAACTGATTTTATTGGGTGATTATATTGATAGAGGGAAGGATAGCAAAAAGGTCGTTGAATTCGTTAAGGAGTTAGTTGAAGTATACGGAGCTATTGCTCTTAGGGGTAATCATGATCAAATGGTTCAAGATTGGATTAGAAAACCTGCAAAGTTAACTGAATGGTATTTTCGTAATGGGGGTTTTGAGACAATTAAGTCATACATCCCTACTGCAGAAGAAGATGTTTGGTATCTTGATACATACGTGAAATGGGCTAATATGTTTTGGACAGAATTTAATGAACACACGGAGTTTTTATCAAGCTTACCTTACTATCATGAAGATGATAAGCATATCTATGTTCATGCAGGGATCAATCCCATGCTGCAAGACTGGAAGCAAACAAGTAGAGAAGAGTTTATTTGGATTCGTGATGAGTTCCTAGATGGAGACCACAAGCAAAATAAAACAGTAGTGCACGGTCATACACCGTGCTTACATCTACATGATACAGAAGATATCTATTTTGGAGACAAGAAAATTGGAGTTGACGGAGCTTGTGCTTATGGATTTCAATTAAATTGTCTTGAGATTAGCGGGGAAGGCTATAAAACATATTTTGTCGAGTCAAATAAAGAGGGCATTGGATGGTAACAATAATACAACTATATTTAATAGTGTGGTTCGTTGTAAGTTCATTCGAAGGAGGCTGTAATTATTGGAGAAAATAAGGGAATTAATTAAAATACTTAATGAAGCCAATGATGCTTATTATAATAAAAATGATTCTTCACTAAATGATTCGGAATATGATCAACTGTATGATGAATTGCTACAATTAGAAAGAGAAACAGGAATAATCTATTCTAATACCCCTACTCAGAATGTAGGATATGAAGTTAAGTCTAAATTAGATAAAGTTGAGCACCCTGAACCTTTATTGTCATTAGATAAAACTAAAGTAATCGAGGAATTAAAGTCATTTGTCGGTAATCGGGAATGTATACTTAGTTTAAAATGTGATGGGTTAACAACTCGTATTGTTTATGAAAATAATAAGGTTAAATTAGGTGCAACTCGTGGTTCAGGATATATTGGAGAAAATATCACTCATAATGTTAAGACATTACATTATATCCCTATATCCGTTACAGAGGATTTATCGGTTGTAGGAGAGTCCATTATTACATATAAAGATTTCGAGAAGATTAACACTAAGCTTGAAGAAGAAGAAAAGTATAAATCTGCACGTAATTTAGCAAGTGGATCAGTCAGACAACTAGATAGTAAAATATGCAAAGATAGAAATGTTAAATTTTTAGCTTTTGGATTGTTGGATTCTACTTCTAAATTTAAAACTAGAGAGGAAGAGCTGCACTTTTTAACGCTGAACGGGTTTAAAGTAGCTACTTATATTAAAGTTAATAAAGACAACCTTGAATTTGCAATTGAAGCACTTCGTGGAATTGCTGAATTAGAGGATATTCCAATTGATGGCTTAGTTTGTACCTATAATGATATAGAATATGCTAAATCACTAGGTCACACTTCTAAATATCCAAGGCATTCAATTGCTTTTAAGTTTGACGATGCAGTATATATAACAAAGTTTTTAGGTGTAGAAGCTAATACAACTAGAACTGGAATGATTTCATTAACTGGATTATTTGAACCTGTTGACATTGACGGAATAACGGTTAGTCGTGCTTCACTTCATAATGTAGATATATTTGAGGAATTGAAGCTAGGTGTAGGAGATAGAATTACAGTTAGACGTGCAAATATGGTTATTCCACAAATTATGAGCAATTTAACACGTAGTAATTCAATTGAGCTACCTGATAAATGTCCAGCTTGTGGATCTTCTACAGTTATTAAAACAGCAAAAGAGGCTCGTTTTTTATATTGCAGTAATGAACAATGTACATCGTTAATCGGTAAGAGATTGGAGCATTTTGTTTCTCGTGATGCAATGAATATTCAAGGGTTTTCAGAAGCAACAATAAATAAATTTATTGATCAAGGATTTATTAAATCAATTCCAGATATTTATTATTTAGAGCAATACGCTAATCAGATTATTAACTTAGATGGCTTTGGTCAGAAGTCATACAATAAATTAATAAAATCAATTGACGACTCCAAGCAAACAAAATTTGAAAATTTTATTTATGCTTTAGGTATTCCAAATGTAGGTAAATCTACAGCTAAAACATTAGCAGCTAATTATAGAGTTTCAGACTTTTCCACGGCAACAAAGGATGATTTAATGAAACTAAGTGATATTGGAAATGTAGTGGCTGACAGCATTGTTTGGTGGTTTAAAAAGAAAGAGAATAGAATGCTATATGATGAATTGAATGAAGTTGGCTTATCTTTTCATCGAACTAATGAAGCAATTGAAGACAGTTCAATTAGTGGAAAGATTTTTGTAGTTACAGGATCAGTTAGTATTTTTAAGAATAGAAAAGAGCTACAAGCTAAGATTGAAAGTCTGGGTGGGAAAGTGTCCAGTTCAATTAGTGCAAAGACAGATTTTTTAATTAATAATGATATTAACTCAACAAGCGGAAAGAATAAAAAAGCAAAAGATTTAGGTGTAAAAATAATTGATGAAGAAACGTTTATTGAGCTAATTAATTAAATAAAATAAATTAAATTATATAGTTGACTTTAAATTTAATGTGTTGTATTATAGTAATTGTAATAAGAAATTATCACAATACAAATTAAATAAATTTAATTAAATAATATACATAAATAGAGGTGGAGTTATGAGTGGAAATAAAGTTGAGAGAGTTTTTGTGCAAGGTAGCGTAAGTTTTAATATTAGTTGCAATGATCTTATGGGGTTGGTGACAAAAGAGCAAGCAGATGATAAGGAATATATGAAACAATGGCTTGTCGATAAAGCATTCAAATTAATTGACCTTGCCAGCAAAGAAGTTGAATTTGATTATGAGAAGAAAGTGCTTATCGACGAAGAATTAGCTGACAAGTACACAGGAGAAATTATTACAGATAAAGAGTGGAAAGAGATTAGAGAAAACAATAAAGGAGAATGATTAAGATGAAATATGGAATTAAATTAGATAATGTTGATGGAGACATTTAGTACACCTAAAGAAGCGTATGAAGCTGGAGAGTTTGCGTATAATGAATCAGGATTATTCCATGAAATTGTAACAGTAGTTAATTCAGCTAAAGGATTGAATGATTGAAGGGGGAATTTAAATATTGGAAGATAGGTTTATAAATGGATACAAACTAATTTATATGCCTAAATCAAAAATGGCAATGAAAAGTGAGAACTGGAAAGGCTATATATACGAGCATAGATACATAGCATCAAAAATAATAGGAAGAGATTTATCGCAAACTGAAGTTGTTCATCATATAGATGGAAACAGAAATAATAATAATATTGAAAACCTTCTTGTTTTGAGTTCAGGGTCAGATCATAGAATTTTACATTGTGGATTACCTTATGAGCTGATTTATAACGGAGATGGCACTTTTAGATGTGAGCTACTTAGATTTAAATTATGCAAGCATTGTGGATCTCCTATTAACTCAACTAAGGAAAATAGAATATACTGCTCTAAAGAGTGCTTCCGTCAGGAGTTAAAACATATTAGCAAGTCCTCAATTATAGAAAAGGAAGAACTACATAATTTATTGATACATAATACGTTTGAAGAAGTTGGACGATTACTGGAAGTATCAAGTAACACAATTAGAAAATGGTGCAAAAAATATGAGATGTCAACCAAATCATCAGATTATAAAACAGGAATAAAAAGGAAAAGTAATCACTACCGAAAGTAAGGCGAAAAGAAATAATAAATATGTATCTTGAAGGAGGGTCATTCTAGGTCTACAGTTACTAGGATAGTGAAATTAGAATCAAAAAATATTCATAGTTCTTAATAGATTGATAATTTACATGCTTTATAAATAAAATAAATTAAATTATATAAAATTGTGATTTTATGAAAGGGGGGTGAGAACGGTGAATGTGAAAAATAACTTTACTGCTCTAATGAATAAGTTTAAGTAATGAGTCAAGTAAAAAATATTAATCTTGTAACATAAAAGGGTCACGACCAATCGTGAAAATGAGAGGAATATAATGAATAAAGAATTATTAGATGAAACCAAAATCCATTTACAGTCGAGTTTAGAGAAAGCAGTGAGTCAATTATCTTTGGAAAATGAAAAAGAATTTAAAACGTTAATTGACACCTCTAGTAGATACTTGAATTTAATCCTGTCAAGCCGACCTTTACCTGAAGATATTCATCAAGATATTCTTGAAGTTAAAAAAATGATGTTAAATTTAATTATTAGTCTCACTAGAAATGTAAAATTAAGTTTGAGTAAAGGGGATTTCAAGTCTCATCATATGTGGAGCGTAGCATATGAAAAATTATCTTTGATGATTGAGTCTTTGGAGAAATCATGTAGCAGTCCACAGTATAAAACTCAAGCACCACCTGATGTTGGGAAACATTGCTTCATAAGGGCTTTAAATAGCGATCAAGGAAGAGCTAATGTTACTGGGGTAAAAATTCTTATGGTAGATTTCATAAAAAATAACGATTCCAACTATGTTACAAAAATCAGTTTAGTTGAAGAAAATGGAGTTAGAAATAGACCTTATACTATCAATGGGAACTTTAGAAGTATAACACTAGATATAGCCGAGAAAATTCTAAGCTATAAACCGGATCGAGTAATTATTGATGGAGTAGGTATAGGAAAAGGTCTTATTGATACATTTAAAGATTTTCAGGAAAAGAATTTATTCACGTTTGAAATTTTAGATAATGGAAAAGTAATATATAAATAGAATTTAATTATAATATATTGAAGGTGATAATAATAGAATTTACAAAAAGTGAACGAGCACCACCCCTTTAATCTTACAGCTAATACAAACAAATATAAAATAATTGTAAATTAAAAGGGAGATGTTATTTTGAGTGAAAATAATCTAAAAAGACAGACATATGGTAATTTCGAACTGAGAGGGAAAATTACAGTTGGAGAAGATTCTTTCTTTTTAAATCAAAAAGGGAGTAATAATAAAAACTTTATTTACCATCGGATGAATCTAAGAATGGATGATGGTAAAGGTGGCAATTTCTTTTTAAATGTTATGGATGGTTATGATTCAGTTAAAGGTAAAAAGATTTTCGCTCAAATTAAAGATGGAAATTTTGATGATAATCTTGAAGTTAGTTTTGCTGATAGACATAACCCTGAAATTTTAAAGAATATTGACGATAGAGCATTTATTCGTGTTGCAGTTGATCGAATTGAAGATGAAAATGGGAAGAAAGTTTTTGATTATAAGCACTTCCTAACAATGTATGATGCCATCGAGTTCTTAAAGGAAAATTTAAAATCGGATATGATTGTCTATGTGAGAGGACAACAACGATTTAGTAAGTATAATGACAATCTAAATAAGGATTTAACAGTTAAAACTTTTCTAGTTCTTCCGGCAGAAGAGGAGCATGAATTAGGCTTTAAATTTAATCAACAAATTCTTCTTGATAAAGATTCAGTTGATACTACACAATGGGAAAAAGAAAATGTCGCATACATAAAATCAAAGCTTTACTATACAAAATATAATAAAGAAACACAATCAAAAGAGCCAAACATTCTAGTTTTACCGCTTGTTGTACGAGCAACGGATGATAAAAAAGAAGTAATTAAAAAGATGATTGATAAATTCTTAAAGGTAGAAGGAAGTAAAGTTCGTCGTATTCAGGTTGAGGGTTATTATAATTCTGGATATGCTCAAGGCAATGTTAAATTGGAAGATTTGCCACCGGAAGCACTCGAACTTATTGAAGATGGTATTTATACGGAAGAAGAAGTTCAGAAGATTTATGCTAATCGAAATCGAGTAGATGAAATGGTCGTTGTACGTCCTGTCATCATCAGAAAAGAAGAAGGTGATTTACCTAAAGTAGATATGGATGACAACGAATTTGAAGAGTCTGACCTCAACAGCCTGCCTCCTGAAGTAGAAGAAGTTGAGATTAAAGTTGAAGAAGAAGATCTAACGTTTTTAGACGATCTTTAAGATAAAGTTATCACTTACTCAATTATAAAATAATAAACATAGTGGAGGTTATTTAATGGGATTTAGAAAACCAGAAGAACGAAAGCAAGGATTAAAAATTTTAGCCTATGGCGAAAATAATGCAGGTAAATCTTTATTTGCTTTATCATTTCCTAGTAACGGGATTATTGATTCTGAATCAAAAATTGGGGTTTATGAAAACGATCCAGAATATAAAGATAATATTGCTGGTATCGCTGATACATCAGACTACTTCGAAACACTTAATCTAGCTGAGGATGTAGTTAGCAACCCTGATACATATAAAACATTTACTATTGATTCATATACCAATATTTATAACGGGATGCAAGTTGCAGCTATGGAGAATGAAGAGAATCGTGCAAGAAAAAAAGGTGGAAATGTTGATGATGCTACAGTTTCGCAGCGAGGATGGGGTAAGGTTAAATTAAACACTATCCGTTTTGATGGATATATTGCTCAAGCATCGGCTAAAGGCATTACAGTTATCGCTGTAGCCCATAAAGATGACATCAACAAAGAAGTAAATGGTAAGCAGGTTAAAATTGGTGAAAAACCTTCGCTTAGGAAGAATGCAGAACATACCTTTGATGTAGTGTTACGTTTCTTTAAAGAAAAAGATATTGCAACTAATGAATATAAATTTTATGTAGAAGTAGAGAAAGATACTACAAAAACGCATAAAATCGGAACGAAAATTGAAAATGCTACATATGAACTTTTCAAGGATTATATTGAAAAAAATAATAAAGGCAAGACTCTTGAGACAAAGTATGATAAGCAAGTCGAATCAAATATTAATTCAATGGAACAAGAGCAGGAGTCTCATGATCAAGTAGTAGCAGAATTTAAAACTCTATTTGCCGAAGCGACTAAAAAAGATTCTTCGAATAAAGAAGTAATTGCAAACGTTATGAAGGAGAAAGGTGTAGTCAAATACACAGATCCTACGAAAACTACTGAGCTTAAAGAAGTAATCGAATTTATTAAAGGATTGGCTTAATGTTAAATTTAATAGGTGGGATTAAACTCCCACCTATTTTAAAAGGTGATAGATTTGAGAAAAAGTAAAGATCACTATACTTGTTTCCAGTGTAAAAATCCTGTACTAAAAATTGAATCAAAAAAAGATTCTATTATTAATAAAGACGGTAAGATTATAAATAAATATTTTCATGACGATTGCTATAATGAGTTTCTGAATAATCGAAAAGAAAAAGAAGAACTGGATCGAATTTGTCAATATGTCAAAGAAGAAATTCTTCAATATAAGAGCAATCAAAGGGTTCCTACTCATTTAGTTAGACGGATACAGGCATTGAAATCAGGACAAGAATATGGAGTCTCAAGGAATAGCAAGGTTTATGGAAATGAAAGTGGATATTCTTATGAGATCATACTAAAAACTTTTAAAGCTAAAAAGTTTGATATTATCAGAGGGATTAAAGATAAAAGTAAATTTAAAAATGATACCCATAAAATAGATTATATAATGGTTGTCATTATTAACAATATCAATGATATTTTGGAGAGAATTGAAGCTAAGAAAAGCAGTGATAAACGACTTAATGAAATTAACTTAGACTTTAGCGATGAAAAGAATTATAAAAGAAATAAAATTAATGATAATAAAGTTGCTAATAAGCTTCGTGATATTTGGTAGGGGGATGATAATGAGTGCGATTGAATGTCGAGAATATCTCTGACAAGGATAGATTAAAGCTTGAAATTAAGAATAAGATGAAGCCAATTGAAGCAAATGTAGTTGGTTGCTTTTGGAAGAATATAAATCTCTATTTTGATTATTCCGATATGACTCGCCACACCTTCAAAAATCAAGTTTGGCAATTTTATTTTGATATTGGAAAGAAACTGGCAAACAAGAATATAAAAGAGATTGATGACGTTGCAATAAAAACCTTATTGAAAGATAGTAAAAAATCACTCGAAAAATACGTTGAATTTGGTGAATATAATACTATTGAAAAGCTAGAATTTTTTGTTACTGTTGATAATGCCGAGTCATACATTGGTGAATTAAAGAAGTGGTCTGCTCTTTATGACATAATTGATAAAGTTTATCTTGATGACGTAAATGATTTAAATCAATTTTCCGATTTAAACTCAAACGAACTTTATGATTTTGTTATGGCTCATATAAACAATATCTTTATTAATTCAGACGATGGCATCGAGTCATTCGAAATCCAAGATGGTCTTGACGAAGTTATTGACGAAGCAGATAAAGGAGTAAATGTAGGAATGCCAATACCGAGCAAAATTTTAAGTTCGGAAATTGGTGGTGTAATTGATGGACAAATTATCTTGTTTGGTGGATTATCTGGAACAGGGAAGACTACAATTACAATTCAACTTCTCTTAGCTGCTTGTTTTGAAGAGGAAGAGCCTTTAGTAGTTATGCTAAATGAACAGGATGAAAAGCTTTGGAAAAGAGAATTGCTTACATATATAATCAATAACAAATTAGTTCAGAATGACGAAAAAATGTTTGCAAAAAAGAGATGGAGAACAGGTGGCTTTACCGAAGAAGAAAGATCTCTTTTAAATCAAGCAAAAGAGTATCTACAAGAAAAAATGAAGAATAATAAAATCATATTGATTCATTTTAAGTCATATAGTCGTAAGCAAGCAGAGAGAGTGATTAGAAAATATTCTTCTCTAGGTGTTAAGAAATTTATCTTAGATACTTTTAAACTATCATCAGACAGGAATGACAATGAACAGACTTGGCTTTCTTTGCAGGAGGATGTTCGTAAATTTGATGATCTTGTTAAGCCATCTAACCTAAATGTGAATTTATGGATGACTCTTCAGCTTCAAAAGGGAAGTGTTTTAAAGAGATATTTGACTGGCGATAATATTGGTCTTGGTAAGAATGTACTTGATACTGCTTCTGTAACAATACTTATGAGAAGAGTTCGTAATGATGAGTACGCCGGAGAAAAAAATGAAATTAAAGTAATTCAGCCAATTGGAGGTAGTTTGAAATCAGGGAAGCCAATAGAGCTAAATCCAAATAAAAAGTATGTAATTCTATTCTTAGAAAAAAACAGAAACGGTGAATCACAATCCTATCAAATTGTAGCTGAGCAAGATTTAAGTCATTTAGTTTATAAAGAAGTGGGAATTACTGATATACCTTTTGATACATAAGTAGGTGTATACAATGGATGCAAATAGTCTGAAGAAATACATATTTGAAAATGATTTAGTTGAAAGTACACTTGAAAAATTTGAATTTCATAGCTTCAATTACGGAACTAATGAAATCAGATGTGCCTTGCCAGAAGACGAAGACAGAACAAAAGTCTCGATATTTTTAAATGAAAATTTGTCGGTCAGAATATTCACCAAGGGAGAGACAGTCTATGGCAGTATTATTGATCTGATTTCATTTATTGAGGGAACTGATTTTAATAGGGCGTATACAAAATTGTTAGGGGTACTAGGAATAACAAAGCAAAAAAAATATAAAAGCACCGAAGATTATTTATCCTTTTTCAAAGGTATGAAAAGAAAAGTAGTAAAACCTAATTATGCCATCCAAGACTATCTAACATTAGAATCATTAGATATTTATTCAAAATACCCACATATTGACTTGATTAAAAAAGACGGAATTATTGATCTAAATGTTCTCAAGAAGTATGAGGTTAGATTTGATCCGTATACACATAGAATAATTTTTCCTCATTTTAGCTATGAAGATAAAAATAAAATAGTCGGTCTAATTGGAAGAACAGTCATACCATCGTATGATTCATTAAAGATTCCAAAGTATTTTTCAATGCAAGGTATCAAGTATGAGAAAAACAAAAATCTATATGGGTTTAGTCATAACATTGAATATATAAAAAATAAAGGTTTTGTACTAGTTCAAGAAGCTGAAAAAAGCACAATCAAGGCTGATATGTTCAAGGTTCCCTGTAGTGTTTCTGTTGGCAGTCATGACTTATCTGACTTTCAAAAGAAATTGTTAATATCATTAGGAGTAGAAATCATTATATGCTTCGATAAAGATGTTGATAAAGATCATATTCTAAAAACATGCGCAGAGCTTTCTCTATATTCGAGAGTATCTTACACAGAAGATGAATGGGAGTTATTAAAGGATAAAGACGCTATAGTTGATCGAGGATATAAAAAATTTCATTTTTTACTAAGAAATCGTAAATTATATATGTAGGCAGGTGGTAATTTGTCAGAGAGAAAAAGGAGAGTTATTCCGCAAAGGTTTAAAAAGAAATATGGTGATAAATTTCCAATATGGAGTTTTAGCAAGGTGAATACTTTAAATAATTGTGTTCATAGTTATTATTTAGAAAGAATAGAGAAAGTTAGACAGGAAGATAATATCTATTCTTTATGTGGAACAGTGGTTCATGACATCTTAGAAGATTTCTATAATAATAGAATTGACTTTAAAGACATGCTCCCTAAGTTCGAAAGTGATTTTTTAAATATCGAAATATCAGATTTTAAATTTAGTAGTGATCAGAAAAAGCATGATTCTATGAGTGATAAATATAAAAAATGCATAAGCCACTTTCTACGAACACATAAAAAAATGGCTGAAAAAGTTGCAACAGAAAAAGAATTATGGATTGATTTAAATGGTCATGTATTCATGGGTTATGTCGATGCTATACATAAAGATGATGAAGGAAATATCATTATAACTGATTATAAAACATCAACCAAATATTCAACTAAAAAAGTGGAAGAAAATCAAAATCAATTATTATTATATGCTTATGGGCTACATCAAGCTGCAGGTATTCCTTTGCATAAGATTAAATGTAGATGGGGATTTCTTAAATATGTTGATATATCTTATAAATTAAAAAACGGGAAAACAAAAACAACCACTGGAGAAAGGCATAAATGGGTTGAAAAAATAAAAACCCCATTAAAAAAAGATCTGATTCAATTTGAATGTCTTGAGGATTGGCAGGCTCAATTGAGAGTTGAAGATTTAATTGAACAAAATTCTTTAGAGGGTATTCATTCGGAAATAGCTGACAAATATACTTTAAGCGATTCATATGTAGAAGTCGATGTTAATGAGCAAACTATTAGTAATATGATTAGTGATTTAACTGATCTAGTTAAACAAATACTAGATAAAGGAAAAGAAAGAGAAAATTGGAGCCGAGGAGAAATTGAAAAATCTGAAGAGTATTACTGCAATGTTTTATGTGGCGTAAAGAAGCATTGTAATTACTATAAAGATTATTTAAATAAAAATAAAGAAGAGGAAGAGGTGGCAGAGATCGACTTAAATGATTTAAATGAACTGTTGGGACTATAAAATAAGGTAGGTGATAAAAATGGATAATCTTGTAATATATCATTTACATACAATGTTAAGTAATCCGACTGCAGGTACAGGTGCAGATAGTTCAACAAGCTATGAAGCTTATTTAGATTTAGCTGAAAGGTATGAAATGAAGGCTATTGCTTTTTCGGAACATGGTAATATCTTTAACTGGCTAAAGAAAAAAGAAGCAATAGAAAAAAGAGGGATGAAATACATTCATGCAAATGAAGTTTATCTAACAGAGCATAATGACAAAGAAAAAGGATTAATTAGGGATAACTTTCATTTTATGCTACTAGCAAAAAACTTCGATGGAGTTAAGGAGTTAAACAAGTTAACTTCTAAATCGTTTAATCGTGAGGATGGTCATTTTTATTACAATCCAAGAATTACATTCGAAGAGCTTTTTAGTACAAGCGATAATATTTTGATGACAAGTGCATGTTTAGCATCGCCCTTTTGGAGATATATAAAAAAGGGTGATAAAGAAAAAATTAAATTGTTTCAAGATTTTTTTGAGAAAAATAAACATAGAGCTTTTTTAGAAATTCAATATCACGATCATCCTGAACAGATTGAATTTAATAAATGGCTTTATGATTTTTCAAAAGAGTCAGGAGTTCCATTAATTGCTGGAACAGATACTCATGCATTAAATAAGGAGCATCAAGAAGCTAGAAAAATATTGATGAAAGCTAAGGGGGCTTCTTACGGTGACGAGGACTTATTTGATTTAACTTTTAAATCTTATGAAGAGTTAGTTGACATGTTTAAAAAACAAGCAGCAATTCCCAAAGAAGCTTATCTTGAAGCTATTAATAATACAAATATTCTAGCAGAAAAGGTAGAAGAGTTTAGCTTAGATAAAAGTGCAAAATATCCAAAATTATACGATAATCCGATAGAAATATTTAAAGAAAAAATTAAAGAAGGAATAGAAAAAAGAGGAATTAATAGTCTCCCAAAAAAAGAAAAAGAAAAAAGAGTTCAGGCTGTAAAAGAAGAATTTCCAGTATATAAAAAATTAAACACTATTGACTATATGTTGTTGCAAAAAAACATTATTGATTGGTGTGAGGAGAATGGAATTTATCATGGATACGGAAGAGGTAGCGTAAATGGAAGCTATATAGCATATTTATTAGGTATAACAGAAATGGATTCCGTAAAACATAAATTAAACTTCTTCCGGTTTTTAAATCCTAATCGAGTATCTCTTGCAGATATTGATATAGACTTTCCTCCTTCGAGGAGAAAGGAAGTTATTGACTATGTTGCAAACTTAGAAGGTGTTTATTTTAGTGAAATTATAACTTTTAATACAATTGCTTTAAAAGGTGCGATCAGAGAAGTCGGAAGGGCTTTGCAAATGCCTCTTTCTGAAGTTGATGAGATAGCAAAAAAAGTTGATTTAAAAGGAAATATCGATCAAAGCGTCAGAGATAAGTATGAAGAATTGTTTAAGTATGTCGATCTTTTAAGCGGAACTGTTGTGAGCATAGGATCTCATCCTTCGGGATTCTTAGTCTCGCCAATCGAATTGAGTGAAAATATAGGTCTTTGCTATACGAAGGAAAGTAAATATGCTGTTAGTCAATTAAATATGAAAGAACTGGATAGTTTAAACTACGTCAAACTTGACATCTTGGGATTAGATAATATTGAAATTATAAATAATACATGTATATCAGCGAACATAGAAAGATTGACGCCGGATAATATAGATGAGGATGACATGAAGGTCTGGGAATCACTCAGAGAAAGTACATTAGGAGTTTTTCAATGGGAGTCGGCTACTGCTAAATCATACATAGAAAGATTGTTTAGTAAAGACACATTAAAAATCATAAAAAATAATGATTACAATATAAGTATGATTGATTTATTATCAGTTGGAAATGGAGCAATTAGACCATCAGGAGCTTCTTATAGAGATGATTTGGCAAAGGGTATTTTTCATGATAATGGACACGAAGCTCTAAATCGGTTTTTAAGCGATACATTAGGATATCTTGTCTATCAAGAACAAATTATGCAATGGCTGACTGAGTTTTGTGGATTTCACCCTGCAGATTCCGATTCAGTAAGACGAGGATTAGCGAAGAAAAGTGGAACCGAAGAATTCCTTCCTAATATCAGAGAAGGGTTCGTTAGAAGTATGAAGGAAAATTATGATCTCAAAAATGAAGAAGCAGAGCAGATTTTAGATTATTTTATAAAAGTTATAAAAAATGCTAGTGATTACGGATTTAGCTTAAATCACTCTAAACCTTATAGCTATTTAGGATATATTTGTGCTTATCTCCGTCACTACTATCCGTTGGAATTTTTGACCGAGATGATGAACATTAACTTTGACGATCAAGAAAAAACTTCAGACATTATCCAATATGCAAAGCAAAGAGGGATTGCCTTAAAGCCAATAAAGTATGGCAAATCAAAATCCGATTATACAATGAACAAAAAGGAGAATGCAATCTATAAAGGAATTGGGTCAATTAAATTTTTAAATAAAGTTGTGGCTGAAGAGCTATATGATTTAAGTAAAAATAATTATAATTATTTTATTGATTTAGTTTATGATGCTCATAACAAAACTTCTGCCACATTTAAGCACTTAAAAATTTTGGCTAGTTTAATTTTTTTTGAAGAATTTGGTGGCAATAAAAAATTGTTAGATTTAATCGAGAGATATGAAAAAAAATTAAAAAATAAAAAATTGAAAGAAGAAACAAAAGAAAAACGCTTATTAGAGCTAAGAGATGAAGAAATAAAGATGGATAACGAAAAATTAAACATTAAAGAGCAGATACAGGCGGAGATTGAATACTACGGCTATGAAACAACAATCATAGATAAGTCGCCTAAATCAGTCTATATTGTCACTGATATAAATACAAAATATACACCAGTGGTAAGATTATATCGTTTACAAGACGGGGTGGTATTATCACTGAAATGTAAGAAGACTGACATGAAGAAGAATGAGTTCGGTATGTACTCAATTTTAAGCTTAAAGAAAATTTCTGAAAGAAATAAGAGAAGAAAAGTAGATGGGCAGTGGACAGTATTAGATGAAAAGGAACAGTATTTATCAGAATGGGAAGTGCTGAGGTAATTACATAAGGAGTGTTTTGATGTCTTTATATAGGAGGTACGATAAGTACCTTAAAATGGCAAAGAAAAATAAACAAAAATTAATTAATATTGTAACCAGTGTGTTTCTAATAATGACATGTACATATTTAATATTAACAAGTAATCATAGAACCACTTACATCCAAGAACTCGATCAAGAATTAACCATGATGGAAAATCTTACATATGAGTTAGAGGGTAAACTGCTGCAAGAAGAAGATCGCAATGAAAAATTACAAAATGAAAATCAAAGCTTAAAGAATGAGATCCAGCAATTTGAAGAGCGAATAAAAAACAAAGATAGTATTTTACAGGATCAGAGGCAGGAAATTGAAAGACTAGAAACAAAAGTCGAAAATTTTAATAATGTGAGTAGAGGAGGTGGTCATCGAAATTTTAAAATGACTTCTTATACAGCTTTTTGCGATACTGGATGTATTGGCATCACAGCTACTGGAGTAGACGTGAGGAATACAATTTATCATCAAAACAAGAGAGTTATTGCGGTAGATCCAAATGTCATTCCTTTAAATTCAACAGTTCAGATTCAAAGAGAGAATGGAGAGACTTTTACTGCAAAAGCAGTTGACACAGGTGGAGCAATTAAAGGTAATAAAATTGATTTGCTAGTAGGTAGCAAGGAAAAGGCAATTCAAAATGGAGTAGAAAACGTACAAGTTAAAGTATTAAATTAAAATAAATGATGAGGTGAAATATGAAAAACCATAAGATACCTCTGGGAACGAAAGTCAGGATAAATGATAAAGCAGCTTCATTCATGAAAAATGATGTTGGTCAAGTCGGTATTGTAGTAGAACTCCTATCGAATCGCCTTTACGACTATTTTGTTGTGTTTGATGATGGATTTAGGAACGGAGGAAAGTTTAAGGAGGAAGAATTAGACATAATCGAACTTCCAAAAGGAGCTGATTCAAACTGAAGTTATTTATCTTTATGGGAGCTAGTGGTAGTGGAAAGTCAACGATACAGCATTCACTACCAATTCCCTTCATGACTAATCGCACAACTCGCCCTCTAAGAGAAGGGGAAGTGAATGGTTATCACATTCAAAAGGTAACTAAAGAGGAGTTTCTACATCTTCAGAAGATGGGATTCTTCTTTGAAACAACAGAATATGCTGGTGAATATTATGGTACGCCCACTGAATCTATCAATAAGCTATACGATGGGCAGCCTTTTCACTGCACCAAAGACATTAATGGTGTTATTGACTTGAAAAATAAATTAGGAAAAAGAGCGGTTTCAATATACATAAAACCACCTTCTATTATTACGCTGATATGGAGAATGATAAAAAGAAGAGATAGTCTCAAGGCTATTATTAAAAGAATTAAGCATTTAAGACAGACAGAAGAGCTTGAAAATGAAAAATATGCTGATTATGTGATTGTTAATGATGATTTAAAGCAAGCTCAACTTGAAGCACACCAGATAGTAATTAAAGAATTAATCAAAGGAAATGTATAGATATGATAATAGTAAGTATATTGTTAACCCTTTGGATTGTGTTCTCGATACTTGTCGCAATGAGCGATAGCAGCATTAGTTACTTAGATAAGGAAATACATGATAAATTTTTAAGGTTTATCATAGTATTGGTTTATATACCTTTAGGAATAATTCTTTCAGCTATAATGGTCGTGATATTCGTAGTTATGATGGTTATATTCATACCAATTGCTATCATAATGGCTGTAATAACTATTCCAATTAAATTCATTATTCTCTGTACTCTAGCACGAAGTAAAGATAAGCAAAATGATCGATAAAATTGAGCAGCTTATTGAAGAGCATGGAAATAAAATAAAAAATGAAAAGCATTTAATTCTATTATTTTGAATGAAGTTTGACGGAATTGAAATTACTAAAGAAACTATTTCAACTCCTGACTTTCTTAGTAAAGCTACAGATCCACGATTAATACAAAGTGCATTAAGGATATATAAAATAAAAAATAATATTGGAGATGATTTTAAATGAAGCTTTACGAATTAACGGATGCGTATCAACAAGTTTTAGAATTGGCAGAGAATGATTCTGAATCATTTTTAGACACCTTGAAATCTCTTGAGGATGCAATTGAAGTAAAAATTGAGAATACAGCAAAGCTCATTAAGACGTTAGATGGAGAAGCTGAAGTTATTAAAGCCGAAGAAAAACGACTATCTGAACGTCGAAAGGCGCTTGAAAATAAAGTTACTGGATTAAAAAATTATTTAGAGTACGAGTTAGAAAAATTAAATTTAGATAAAGTTAAGGGTGCTATCCTTACTACATCTATGCAAAATAATCCTCCTAGTGTTGAGGTATTAAATGAAAAGAAAATACCTAAAATTTATTTCAAACCTCAACCATCTAAATTAGATAAAACGACTCTTTTAAAGGATCTTAAAGAAGGTAAAGAGGTTGAAGGAGCAGCAATCAAACAAACAAAGTCGTTAAGAATTCGGTAGGCGTAAATAAAGCTAAAAAATCCTTTTATTACAGGCTTTTTGAAGGTTAATATTTGTTTAATTGAAGAAATGTTGGTTTTTAGCCCATTTTTATTAATTTAGTCAATTTAAATTAAATTTAATGAAAAAAGGTCAATATTCAATAAAATTTAGTTTTTATTGAACGTAAGAATAAAAATGCGAAGTGAGGAGGTTTGTATGTTAAAAGCTAATGAATTATTTCATAACACTAGGATTAAGAACGGAAGATATGTTGTAGCAAAGCCATTGAAGCAGCCTTTAATCCGACGTATTAAAGATGCTATCCAAGTGGTTAAAGGAAAAGCAGAGGCAGTTACTTTTGATGAATAGTTCAAAACTTAGTGAAATAAACGATAAACTGAAAGGAGGAAGAAATGAGATACATTCATACAAAGTATTGCTGCGACATTAGTGATCTAAGAGATTTCCTTAGAAAGCTGCATAGTGAGGAATTAGTAACAGTTACTCAAGAAGTTGGATATACGGTGATATGGAAATCAGATGAGAAATATGATCTTAGATAAAAGAACAATTTTATAAAGGAAGGAGGTTTAAGATTTTGACCAATTTTATTATAAACATGCTCACATACTCCACTTACTTGTCAGCAGCTCTCATTATTTTTATGGGATGCTTAGTAACAGTTTGCTTACTTTTATATCCTGTTTGGTTTCTTTTTAATAAAGTTATTTATCGGAGAACAGAAGCTTCAGCTTACTTTATATCCTACATTAAAAATAGGAAGAAGTTCTTAGAATGGAAGAAAGATAATGAAAAGTAAATAAATAAAATTTTATACAAGGAGTGATCAAATGGATCTATTATTATTTGCTATAGCATTTATTGTCATGTTCGTAGGTCATCGAATTGGTGATTATTTACTGCAAACTGATTGGCAAGCTCAAAATAAAGCAATTAATACATACGCAAGGTTAAAACACGTAATAGTCTATTCTTTAACGATTTCATTATTACTGATTCCATTTTTTAGTTGGTACACAGCTTTAATTGTATTCTTATTAACTATGATTGAACATTTCATTATCGACTCACGCAAGCCTATTGTATGGTGGAAGACATTTTTAGAAACTAAGGTTGCTAAGCAGAAAGACTTTAACATTAAGAGCTTACCTTTCTTTGTAATGATTGAGATTGACCAAACAGTACATTATATTCGCATCTTCATTATCGCAGTATTGATTGGATGTGGAGTGATCTAATGAAATGTAATCTCAAAGAATGTTACTGGAATATGTGGACACCTAAACATGAAATGCTTAACAATAACGAGTCCATGGTGTGCGTTAGCGAACGCTTTAACGATCATTATGATGAGGAAAGTGAATTTAAATTAACTCCTAATGATGAAAGATGTTTGTCTTATTTAAACTATCTAGACTTTTGCGGACGTGAAAAAGGTGAATAATAAAGAGTATTTAAGATAAAAAGGAGCTGCTAAGATGACAGTAAAAGAATTAATAGTTGAACTATTAGACTGCAATCTAGATTCTGCATTTGATATTGATATAAAGACTAGTGAAGTAGAGATAAATGAACATGAATTTAACTTAGTTAGTAATAGCGGATATACGACATTAACCATTAAACCAGATGATTATGTGTTAATACATAAAGATGATTATGAAGAGTTGCTTGAGCAATCAAAATAATTAAAATAAATTTAATTAAAAGTTTTATTTTAAAGAATAGGAGGAGATTGTTGTAGAGATAGTTAAAAATACTAAACTAAATGGAAGGTTATTAATTAAGGAAATTGATTATAAAGTCGCTAAAGAAATGATGATAAACAATCACTATTCAAAGAAATGGAATACGGCTTTCGGGAAGATAAATATTGGCATTTTTAAGGATAATAGATTATTAGGCGGGGCTGTGTTTGGAAATTTAATGAACACCAAGTCACATAAAAAAATTACAGAATTAGGTATGGATAGTGTTATCGAACTAAATAGGATGTGGATTGATGACGAACTGGTCAAGAATGCAGAGTCAATTCTAATATCCTCATCTTTGAAAATAATCAAGAAGAAATATCCTCATATAAAATATGTGCAGAGTTTTGCTGATGGAAGATTAGGATGCGGTACAATCTACAAAGCGTCTAATTTTAAATATTTTGGTCATGAAAAAAGCTTATTTTTCGAAGACATGGATGACGGTGAAGTTTTTCATAAGGTTCCATTGGAATGTACGAATAGACCTCAAGGATTTTTAAAAAAAAACAGAAGATACTTAGACGATAAGTTAAAAGCATTCTACGTTAAAACTTATAGATACATATATCAAATAGATAAAAATCATAAAGTTAAATTAAAAGAACTTCCTTATCCAGAATATGAAAAAGGATTGGAATATGTCAAACATAATCATTCGATTGGTTTACTAGTAAGATTAGCAATAATGTATGAAAGTATAAACGATGAAAAATATTATAGAAAAGTTATTAACCATTTAAATGAATTAGGATATGAAGAAAAAGAAATTACGGATGAATTCAATAAACAAAACAAAAATAAAAGTATAATATGGTTTAAAAATAAATATATAACAAATGAAAAAAATCTACATAAAATTCAAGACAGTAGAATTATGGCTACATAAAATTCCTGTTTTATTCAAAGAGGAGAAATTAAATGAAGACAAAAAAAGAAAGATGGCGATATTTGTATGATAAATACGTTAATCGCAAAAATAAAAACTCTAAACCATTCAAAGCAGTAAGAGTTGAAGATGGGAAGCCTCTTGAAATTCCCTTTGTGGTAAAGCCACCTAAAAAAATAAATCCGAAGGTAGATAGGAGTGATACAATGGGAACGGTAAATATTAACGGAGTTACATATCAAGGAAATAGTATTGTTGTCAATAATGGAAGAGTGATCATTGATGGTAAAGAAGCAGTGCCGACCAAACAAAAAGAAATTAATATTCAAATCCAAGGTGATGTTAAAATGTTGAGTATAGATTCGTGTAACTCGTTAATGGTTAACGGTGATGCTGGCTCTGTGAAAACTACATCTGGCGACGTTGAAATTGGTGGAAATGTAAATGGAAGTGTATCTACGGTTTCTGGAGATGTAGAGTGTGGCGATATTAGAGGGAGTGTATCAACGGTAAGTGGTGATATTGACAGTAGATATAGATAAAGGAGCTATTATGAACTATTATAAAGTAAAATCCGACTCAAATACTACATTTATAAGAGCTTTTAGTCATGAACATGCTGAAATGATAGCTAAAAGGATATTTGAATGGAAGGATATAGATACATATCTTGTCCAGGAGAGTGAAATAGAGTGGTTTGGATTACATAAGGTGATTAATTTAGATGGGGAGTTTGACTTTTTAGGAATTGAGTAAACAAAATAAAAAGGAGGGGAGTACTCCCCTCATCAATAAAAATATGTCGAATATGACTTGTTATTATTTTACACTTTAAAAAGGTAAGTGTAAAATAATAGATCCTAAAATGAATTTAAATAAAAGAGGTGATTTTTTATGGACAAGTTAATTTCATTAAATATTAGGGGCTATAGCAATAAGGAAGATTTAGTAAATGCTTTAACTAATAGTGGATATATTGTTGGTGCTGAGTTGGTAAAAGAAGGATATGAAACCAAGGGATGGCGAGCCGATATTTATAGCAGAGTGAAGGATGACAGTAACAAAAGGCAAAAATAAGAGATTAATAAAATAGAATTTTTATTAGTGTTATGTATGGCACAATAAGATTCTATGGCATATTTATCTATTTCGCTGAATCCGACTAATTCAAAATCAATTCCCAAATTGGATAAAGCTTTTTCAAATGCGCCAATTCCACTGAACAAAGACAACACTTTTAAATTTCCTATAATAAACAACTCCTTATATTTTTATTTTTGTTTTATAAGACTTCTTTTTCAATAAAAATTCTAATTTAGGTGACATATCTAAAGTAAACCCTAATGATATTGCTGATTTTAATTTAATGACTTACGGATTTCCATGTCAGGATATATCAGTTGCAGGTAGACAGAATGGTTTCTCAGAGAATAGCGATACTCGTTCAAGCTTATTATGGGAAGCTATGAAAATAGCAAAAGCGAAGAAGCCAAAATATATGATTGCAGAGAATGTTAAGAATTTAATAGGAAGGAAATTTAAAGATGATTTTGATAAGTGGATCAATATGCTAGATGAGTTAGGATACAATACATATTATGAAGTGCTAAATGCAAAAGACTTTGGTATTCCTCAAAATAGAGAACGGGTTTTTGTTATCAGTATTAGAAAAGATATTGAAGCAAATGAATTTACCTTCCCAGTTGGAAAAGATGAGGGGATTCGCCTAAAAGATGTACTTGAGCAGCAGATTGGAGATAAATACTATTTAAGTGAAGAAGTACAAAAACGTTTTAAATTTAATGAAAAATATAATCCGAATACGGTAGACACAACTGCTCCAGAGTTCAGAACAATTGGTCAAAGCGATATTGTATATGGTACAGAAGGTGTGATGGGTACATTATTGGCAAGGGATTATAAACAACCAAAACAGATCATTGAAGTTGTTGGCGAGTTAGATATCAAAGGTCAAGATGTAATTAAACGAGTTTATTCATCGGAAGGTTTATCTCCAACTCTAACAACTATGCAAGGAGGAAATAGGCAACCAAAAGTAATTGAGAAAGAAGAAAACAAATTAAATTTTGTTGGCGGTATTGGTGAAAAAGATTGGGTTGGTGATGGTAAGGGTTTAAGTCGAAATTATCCCCAAGGAAATCGTGTATATGATTCAAATGGAATCGCAGCATCTCAGACCGCCAATGGAGGAGGGTTAGGTGGAAAAACAGGGTTATATTTAGAAAATAATTTTGCAATCAGAAAATTAACACCTAAAGAATGTTGGAGACTAATGGGATTCACAGATAATGATTTTAATACTGCTAAAGAATCATTAAATCAAGAATTCTATAAAGGTAAAGATAGATCTGATTCACAGCTTTATAAACAAGCTGGTAATAGCATTGTAATAAATGTTGCAGAAGCTATTTTCAAAGAAATGAAGAAAAGTAGTTTAATTTAATACATAAATGATAAATTGAAAAATACCACACATAAAAAAACGTTGATATATAAGGGTTTTTGAGACCTAATATTTCAATAAAATCCAACTTTTAAGGGAGGTTCAATTTGGTTAAAAAGAAACTAGTTAAAGTAGAGGAAAATAAACAACCACACCCAGAATCTCCTGCACAAATTATCTTAAATTACACAAAAGAGCTTTATGGGATGAAATGGGAAGAGGTTAAATCTAATTACAGCTCACAGCAGATTTCGGATATGTACAATAAAGCAGTGAAAAAACATAGAGAAGAAAATAAACAAAATAAATTAAATAAATCTATTGACTAATAAAATAAAAATAATTATAATTGAGGTACAAGTTAAGAGGGAAGTTAAATAAGCTTCTCTTTTTATTTTAAAGGAGGATTCCTGTAATGAAGAAATTTGAGGATTGATCAAAAAAAGAGCCCCTTGGTATGATACGAGGTGTCCAAAGCTTCGAAGCAAAAATGGACCCTTAAATTAGTAACCAAGGAGGACTCGTAATGAATTATACTCAAAATCACAAAATCTCGCAAATCACACCATCAACTCTCATTATTGGCATTGATATTGCCAAAGACAAACATGTCGCACGTGCTCAAGATGATCGTGGATTAGACTTTGGAAAGCGTTTGATCTTTGAAAATCGAATCTTTGGCTTTGAAGCCCTCGTTGAGTGGGTAAAGCAACACCAAGAAAAACACAAGAAGAATCACGTCATTTTTGGCGTAGAACCAACAGGACATTATTGGAAGAGTCTTGCTTACTATCTAACGGCAAAAGGTTACGACTTTGTCGTCGTGAACCCAATGCACGTTAAGAAAAGTAAAGAACTCGACGACAATTCACCGACGAAAAATGATACCAAGGATGCCAAAGTGATCGCACAGCTGATGAAAGACGGGCGATACTCCGTACCGAATCTCTTAGAGGGCATTTATGCCGAACTGAGGGAAGGCGCCAAAATAAGAGATCAGCTCGTTGAACAGCTTATGATCACAGAAGGTCGTATTCAAAATGTGATTCAACGCTACTTTCCAGAGTTTTTCGATGTGTTTGGAGATTGGGAAGGCAAAGCCGCTCTCTGTACCTTAAAGCTGTTT